GGGGTTGTTTTTGCTAATCTTTGTAATTTTTTTTAAAACCACAATTCGACGTTATTGTCAAAAAATGAAATAACAAATAATTTTTTTTTAAAAAAAAAAAAAATTCAATAAAGAATAAAATATATCGATGATGCAACAACAATATTTAGAAAATCCAGAGGATCCAGATGATGAGCAAAAAAAATTTCAAAGAAGTAACAAAAGTATTATTGATGATCGTACATTACTATCTACGATGACATCTTTACTTAATAAATTGGGTGGGAATACTTCCCAACCCTTTAATTCAATGTCAGACTTAAGACCATCATTACAATCGATTTTAAAAAGATTAGATGTCTATATGAAAGGAAAGGATATAGCTAACGATTTTCTTGCGATACGTTTATGCGAGAATAGTCTATGTGAATTATCTAAACTGATATTCGAGGATTATGAAAGTTCTAAATATGCTCGTTATTGGATGTTTTATTTTGATAAATTGCTACGTCATTTACTAATATTATATAAGCGAAACAAATTCTCTTACGCGATGATAACTATCTATAAAATGCTGATAACAACGATGACACTTTGGGAAAAAATCACTGAAAATAGTTATCAGAAATTATTCAAGAAATCATACTTAGATTACTCGAAAAAAAATTTTATTACTGAATTAGACAACTTATTAGCAGCAAAATCAACACAACAATCAAAACAACAATCAACACTACTTCAAAATCTAATGAATCATAGAGGCATCGTGCAAAGAAATACACGTGATGCAACCAAATATAGTAGTTTAATCAATCATATAAGATATTTAACTATTTTACAAAAAATGATCCGTGATATTACTTTACCAGACGGAACACTCCCCCAATTAACTTTTGAAGAATTTAAAGACAAACTTAGGGGTGCGTCTTATAGTTTTCCTGTAATACGATTTTTAAATCCTGGTCTAATTTCGGATGGTGGATATTATCCATATTTTCATATACCTTCTAATAAAAAGCTAAAGGATTTGTATGATGCGTACAAGAATGCAAAGAATGCACATTTGCAAAAGAAACAATAAATGGTTAGACTTTGAAACTTGAACATCATGATATTCAGATGAATGTCAAGAGTTTCTCCGTGAATATGTTCTCTTGCATCAAATGAAGTCGTGTCCATAAAGTATCATTATTGTTGCAAAGAGGTGTCTGTTTCCATTCTTGGAATGCCTTTTTCATCTGCATAATCCAGAGGACTTCTTCGTCGATGATAAAGGTCGCGTCCGAATTCCATCCATAGACGATGATGCGAAGGATGGCGACAATACGATCCTCAAAACATACGGTATACTTTTTACAATACAAAGACGTTCGATCGTTGCGTAGTTTATACATGAACGCATCTCCTTGATGGACCTGGAGGGTGAGACGAGGATCGGTGGTATAAAAACAATTGTCCTCCATGCGACATCCTGGTACACGATCAACAACCTCTTGAAAGGCATGACGAATGCCTCCACACACACGTATCGTTTGGATACAAGAAGACGGTGTATCTTTCGCGACAAGCTCTATGGGATCGTCCATGATAAATTATGTTATTTTTTGTTTTGTAATGTAGACAAATTTCATTTCTCATCTAAATGAAATCGTACCTCATAATAAATGAGAGACGCAAAGGTGGTGTCCTTGGTCCATCCATTCTTCCTTGAATTCACACACAATGTGCAGGACGAGTACTGGAAATTGCTTTATGAGGACATGGCATTTGGGAAATTTCCATCAGGGGTATATATTCTGAAAGACCATTTCTGCTGTTTTCACAAAGGGCGAGAATTCAGCGTGCCCTTGAATAATACCGAAACCGATACATTCTCGCTCTTTACACAGATCCATTCCTTGCTCAATACACGGATGGGAATCCAGTCCGAGGAAGAAAAAAAGGTCATGAAGGAACGGTTGATGGCGCCCGCACCAATCATAAAAGAGGAACCTTCGACCAAGCGCCTGATCAAGGATTCGACGCTGACCTCTTTTATATTGCAACAAGGAGAACGATACCGTCTTCCCGACAATATCCTAAGAAAAATATTCTCTCTCTTTATCATCGGATTCATGTTCAAGACGATACTCGTCAAGGACGTCGTATTTGAAGGGAATGAGATCACCGGCATCCACGGCTTCCAATTCTCGGAAAAAAAGGTCAAGATTGAAAGGGATGTCATCCAATTAAAAAAGAACCAGGTATTCTTGGAGACACCTCGTCCAGACATCACCTCCTTGTCGTCTTCTTGGCCGAAATATCTTCAATCCTTGTCGATACAAATCTCTTAAGGTTTATATATATATATTCATCATCAAAATGGTCGTCTTGATCTACTAGAAGACTGTAAGTATTGTGACACATTTGATAGAGAAATAGGTAATCGTGTACGTTGTTTTTTAATAAATTTTCCATAATATTCGATATTACGCAATTTTGTTTTTATTGCATCGATTACTGGAGTAGTTAATGCTTCTACTAACAATGCGTCGGAATTATGTTGGTTTAATGTATCATGTAGAAATCTATATACAGGATTTTTAGTATCTTCCACCTTCTCTCGTTTCAATTTCTTGAAGACATATAGCACTACTTTTTTCAGGTATTGAACATGATCATCATCATGAGAATATTGTGTCAAAATATACATCATAGTCTGCAATATATCATATCTAGGGCTACCATCATTCTCATACTTCAATGCATCTAAAATAACATTTATTAATGTAGGATCATCAGTAAGCACAGTATGTAATGGTTCATACATCTTTATTCCTAAAAACGTCAGATCACCACGAAACTTACCAGTCGTCGGTATAAACTTTGCTAATTTTTGAATAACGCCCTGATGATTTGGATGTCTCAAAAAGTTAAGAACATCTCTTGGTGTTATAACACCTTCCTCTATTTCTCGTCTTTGTTGTATTGCATCATCCAATAATGATGACTTTATACTCCCATAATCTTTCATTAGTTTCAGTAATGATAGAGCATTACTATGATAGCTCGATTTCAATAATTCTTCAATTAATATATCACTTAGTTGACGTTGAGGATAATTCACATCAAAAAAACAAACATTAAATCTTGCTCCATTAATAATCCGTGATTTCGTCTTTTGTTGTTTTTTTTGGTCAAAATCTAATAATAATGTATTGATTAATGTAGGATTTTTCTCTAGAACCTTATACAATGACTTCATCATTTTTTCATTCATAACAGTATTTGATTCAGGCTTCATATAATGTATAAACGGTGCCCAATTCTTTCGTTCATTTGGATTTTCTAAAAAAGCTCTCATTTCCTGTTGAGTTATTTGTTTCTGTTGAGATGCTCCACCTCCTTGGCTATGTGACGATCTTGATGACATTTCTTTATTTAAAAAGAAAAAAAATAGAATAAATTTAATTTTTGGTCTATTATATCGTATAAAGAAAGCGATTCTTCGTCGTCTGTTTTATTAACTTTTTTATTTTCCCCAGCATTATCAAACAAGAATAAGTAGTTTTCAAGATGATATTCTTTGATACAAATTCCACGAATTTATATGTATTCATCCCATCATTTTTGATGAGGAAATAGCATCTACAAAAGTATGCTTCGTAAAAACATTATTTCCGAACTAACATCGCATAGATGATGTAGACGATCGGCATAAAGAAGGCGAAAAAGAAACTAACGATCCCTTTCCATAGAGAGGCTTGATGACATATTCCATTCTCTAACGGTACCGCACAACGCATATTGCGTCGATCCCACCACCAGCAGATAGAAACAATAAACAGAATCAATCCTACAATACCGCCGTAGACAAAATCACCCCCAGATCCTTTCGTAACAGGCACCATCCAGGCATAGAGAATGTAGATGGGTGCAAAAAAGAGTGCACATAAAAAGGACACCGGTTCAAACCCATTGTTTCTCTCCATCGAAAGATAAATGGCATAGATGGTGATGAGCACATAGAATGTGTGGATTAGAACATGATGTGTCTCCATCTCCTTCTTCTGTTCTTGCTTTGGCTCTTGTATCTGCTTTTGCTTCTGATTCTTCTTCTGATTCTTTGTACGCTTCGGCGTATTCTTGGTCTTTGACGTCATTTTTTATTTATTAATGAATAAAAAATTTAAAAAAAAAAGCTCCCAGTGAGACTTGAACTCACCACCTTACGCTTACGAAGCGGACGCTCTACCAGATGAGCTATAGGAGCCATCATTATCATCTATTGGTTTTAGGATCATGGACATTTTGTCTCCCCTACTCTATATTTTCGTTTTCTTTAGATTGATTTATGGAGAGGATGACGTTTTCCATCGAGAGTAGATTGGAGGAATACTGTGTTTCAAAGATGGCGCGGGCGATGAGGAGATTGAGGATCTTATCATCCCAACGATATTCAAACCATTGTTCTCGATAATCGGTATCATCGCGGTAGCGCTTGAATAATCTCTCGACCACAAGATAGGTGATATGTGGTAGGACGCGGTCAGAAAAAAAATCTCGATAGGTCCCATCCATTAAAAAGATGGTAGTGATGATACGATCCATTTCTATTTATTCTCTTAAGCTCTGTTCCCTTAAGACGACATTTCCTGTTCATGTTCAAGGGGATCTTTAGGATTCTCGCGATAATCCCAAGAATCCACAGGTAGGTTATGACACCATAGTTTATCTTCACAATAATTGGGTAATTGGATGTGGTAATATTCGAATTTTTTTCCCAATAAATCTGTTTCTTGTTCCAAGCCCGTAATCTGTATTGGGAGCATCCATCGACTGTCATAAAATATCATATGATTCGGTGAGATGAGAATGTCCTCGCTTGGAATGTTTTTCTCAAAAAAAGAGGAGGGAATGCGTACGGGGATGGTATGCATCGTTCCTGTATATGTGCTACCAAAAATACGCCGGATAGGGACCATTCTGTCGTGAAAAGGAGGTACGAGAACAAAGTCCCCTTCTTTCAATGATTCGATGGGTTGAGGACCAAGAGGCGTATCGATCTTCATGCCACGACATAGACAGGGTATGATAAAATTAAAGGCAACAGCATTGGAGATGGAGCCATCGATGGATACCGTGACGTCGACTGTGTCCATCATGGGTACGGATGGGATTGTTGCAGAGATGGAATTATTGTTATCCACCATAACATTGGTGGCCGGTGTATTCCCAAACAATACAATGATGGTGCTGGCACTGCTGAGCGTGAAACCGCTCCCACCAATCGTCACAGGTATACCGACCGACCCACTTGAGGGTGAGATACCGGTAATGACCGGATTTCCATAATAATAACCAATCGCATTGGACACCGCTCCATTGATATTCACAGTGACATCGACGCTTCCAGACGCCGATGCGGAGGGCGATGTGACGGTAATCGTCGTGGCATTGATGTACACGACATTTGTTGCCGACAAACTTCCAAAGAGGACGTTTGTGGTATTCGAGGTGAATCCCGTCCCAGAAATCGTAACGGAGGTTCCTCCACTGACGACACCATTTGTTGGCGAGAGACTGGTGAGGGTAGGATTCCCATAATAATAGGTGACGGCATTCGAGATTGCACCATTAATGGAGAGCGTGACATTGACGCTTCCAGAAATGGATGCTGCTGGTGATCTTGCTGTGATGGTCGTGGTATTGACAAACACAATGTTGGTTGCGGATATGATTCCAAAGAGGAGGCTTGTGATATTGGAGGTGAATCCTGTCCCTCGGATCGTGACGCTTGTTCCTCCTCCAATGGAACCATTCGTGGGCGAGATGCTGGTTAGGGTCGGATTTCCATAATAATAAGTGACGACATTGGAGATTGCACCACTAATGGAGACCGTGACGTTGACGCTGCCCGTGGCGGATGCGGAAGGCGAGACCACTGTGATCGTGGTGGCATTGATGTACACGATGTTCGTTGCCGACAAACTTCCAAAGAGGACGCTCGTAATGTCCGATGTGAATCCTGTCCCAGAAATCGTAACGGAGGTTCCTCCACTGACGGCACCGTTCGTGGGTGAGAGACTGGTGAGGGTAGGATTCCCATAATAATAGCTGACGGCATTCGAGATTGCACCATCAATCGACACCGTAACGTCGACGCTTCCAGTGGTAGAGGCGGGTGAGATTGTTGTGATGGTCGTATCATTGACAAGCGTATAACTTGACACCGATGTATTTCCAAAGAAGATACGGAGCGTGCTCGCGCTGCTTCGTATAAAGCCGGTGCCACGAATAGTGACGGCGGTTCCTCCACCAACAGATCCATTCGTGGGAGAAATGCTGGTAATGACCGGAGTTCCATAATAGTATCCAACGGCATTCGATAGCACACCACCAATGTTGACGGTGACATCCACACTACCGGTGGAAACGGCAGACGGCGATACCGCCGTGAGAGTGGTCGTATTGAGGAATACGACATCGGTTGCGGGTGAGCTCCCAAAGAGGATGCTGGTGATGTTCGAGGTGAATCCATTCCCGCTGATAGTGACGCTTGTTCCTCCACTGACTGATCCGTATGAGGGCGAGATACTGGTGAGAACGGATCCATACGAAAATGATACGGCATTGGACACCACACCATCGATCGAGACCGTAACATTGACGCTTCCGGATATTGTGGAGGCAGGTGATATCGCTGTCATGGTCGTGTCGTCCAGAAAGGTATAACTTGTCGCCGGAATATTTCCAAAAAGGATGGTGATCGTGCTGATACTGCTTGGTGTAAAACCGCTACCACGAATCGTGACATTTGTCCCTCCAAGGAGCGAGCCATTGGGTGGCGAAAGAGTGGAAATGACGGGATTGCCATAATAATAACTGGTGGCATTCGATGGATTGGCATCGATCGAGATCACGACATCCACACTTCCTGCCGAGGTAGAGGCGGGCGATACCACGGTGATGGAATTCTGGTTGTTGAACGTATAACTGCTGGCGGCCACGCTCCCAAAGAGGATACTTGTGATATTCGACGTGAATCCGCTCCCGGTGATGTCAATAGAGGTACCTCCACCGATGGCGCCATTTGAGGGCGAGATGCTGGAAACGACAATCGACGTCAGTACCGGAATACTCGACGCGGTCGTATATCCGCCGAACGGTGGTATTGTAAACACCGAAAGAATCGGTGGTGTACTTGTATTCAGATTGCTCCATACCGAGCTGCTCCATGATGTGAACGGTTGTGATGCGGTATTGGTCGTAGAGGTGTAGGTATAAATGTTGTTGGAACTGGCACTGTTCACACCCGTATTTCTGGTGCCATTTTGAAACGCACAATTGGTGAGTGTTGTCAAAGAACCGCCTTGTAAATTATAAAATGTAAAATTATTGATGGTGGTAGTGGATACGAAATAACAATTGGACACGGTGGAAACCTTGGACCTGTAATTCTCAGAACATATGAAATCGATGATACAACCACCACTCGTGGCGGTCACGATCACATAGCTGTTTGATATGGTAAAGCCGTCCGCCGAGGTTCCGACGAATCCACCAATTCGCGAATTTGTCAATAAATTGCCAACATTGTGAATATTTACAATTGTATCCGAGATGGAAACCGTATGAAGACGGGATTGAGAACCCATGATACCTGCAAGTCGTTCCGTCTGAAATCCAGTCGGTATAATAATCTCGACACAACATTGAGAGACGGTAATCGTGCAAGAATACGTGGTGCCGCCTCCTGTGTATCCCTGGGACACAAGACATCCGGAATCACCTGTAGAGAATCCACTGTATGTGCAATTAAGAAAAGAAATGACAGAGCCTATTAATTGGGTGTCCAGATTTCCCATGAAGAAGGATCAGATTGAATGGTAATATTGGAGGACGCGGTAATTCGTCGAGGAAATAAAGATGCTGTCGCGGTAGTTATCGTAAATGAAGCATTGATCTGAAGATTCGATACACCATCCCATGCTGCAAGTTGAGCTTCATTGTACACAATTGTTGTAGAAGACATGATAGTATTGTATAAGAGTTTATTATAAACTGTTATATTTTATATTTTTCAAGATATAAAAAATATATTATTAAATAAATGTCGTCACCGCGAAGAAAGAAATTAAAAACTAGTCCTTCTTCTTCTCATCTCAATCGATTGCCTGATGAGATCCTTGGGAAAATATCGGAATTTCCCGGACCGAAAGGAATCAAGAAATTGGTCATGAGCAATACCGACACTCTTCATGATCAACGCCTTCTACAGCTCTTCAGGAAGGAATTGAAAAAGGCTATTCTCTATACCATTTGTTTGTATCTTGATCCTAGCCAAGAAGCAAAAAAGCATCGTCGTCATAGTTTTAGTGAAGTAAAACTTTACTTTACGAATCCAGCACATCCAGGACGGATCGTGTTTATACAATTAAGCTTCGGATTATCTCAAAAAATGAAACTGAGGATTGTTGGAGGTGGTGGAAGAGAACCGCTCGTATTCGAGAATGGGATTCAAATGGACAATCAACTTGAATTCAACTATCATTTACATACGACACAAAACAAAGATGACCTCTTTACCTTTGTTCATTGGCTCCTTGGAAAATACGGTGACCGTATCGATATGGAACAATATAATGATCTCGGAGAGTTTAGTCGTCTATACGAGGAAAAATATCCCCAATACAAGACCCACTGTCGATCAATAGCCTCCAATCCTGCGATCGAGGATATGAAAGCATGCACCCATCTTGTGATGAATCGTTATTAAATTATTTATTTTTGTAAAATAAATAGAATGATGAGAACCACTTCCTTCTCTTTACAAAAAAAAATACAGAGTCCCGGGAAAAAATTGATACCCTTTGCATCGGGGGGTGAGGCGGATATCTTTGGTCCGCTGAGTTTAGAGCAAGTGCAGACCATTGTCACCTATCTGAAAGAGTTTACCCCGGTTTCCTGGTTCGATCTACCCAAAGTGTCCAGTCGATTTATCTTGAGGGTCGGCAAGGTGAACGACATGGAACCAATCCATGCGGCAGAATACAGAAAGCTCCATCATCAGATTGTGAATGGATCGATTATTATGCCACTTCTTGCGTGCACGGTCGATTTTCGATGGTTGGACAATTCAAATCCCTTCCTCCAATTTCCAGACAATCGAAAAAGGAATGTCGAACATCGTTACCGTGTTGAGATCCAGGAATACGGAGGTGAGGATTTCTTTCACTTGTTTGTCAATCCACGTCTTGTCTTTACATTCGAACAGATTGTGGAGATGTGGCAGTCGATCTATTTCATCTACATGACCGTCTGGAAGATTATCCACAAGATGGATCTGTACATGACCGACATTAAAGTAGAAAATATGGTCTGGGATGGTCATCGATTGCGCATCATTGACACTCACTTCTATCCGCTACCTGGAACAAAACCCTCGGCAAAATATGTCACGATTACTCCTCGTATGGATATGCTGCCTCTTCAATTCTTTGATGACCCATGGCCCAAGACAAAGCACATCATCAGCGTCTTTCGGCAATCGTCTCAGTCCATCATGAAAAGGCGAGAATTCCGCAAGCACATTGATGCCTCTTATGAAAAATTCAAGACACTTGTCGTGGAGGAGACCGTTAAAGAGCGTCTCCAGCGCCACGCCCTTCTTTTTGTCATGTATCCTATCCTCATCTATTTCCAAGTGCTTCTCGACCAGACAGATCGTATCCATCTCGATAACGAACAACAAAAAGAATATCTGGAGACACTTCAACAATTCTGTACTACCCTGCTCGTCGAAAGAGCCAGCACCATCAGTAAAAACACCAAGCTCATGACCCAATTTACTCGCCCCCCTGGTAAACATAATGTATCCCTATCCATAAAAACAAAAACCATATGATTATACGCGTTTTTTTCGTGGTTGAAGAATATGAATCTTTGTTTTTCGTTTGGACAATTGCTCTTCCAATTCGGCATCACTGACCTTCTTCAGGCATTGTTCGGTAGACATATGTTTATGTTGCTTTTTTTCTTGCCACAATGTCTCGTCCTTTAACCGTGGTTGACGCAGATAATGAAGAATCTCCTGGAATTCTTTGCGCGCCTCCTGGTGCAATCCTTTCTCGTCCACCGGCTTCTTGACACACCGTCCTGTCTTGGGATTGATCTTCTTGTCCGGTGGGCAATCCTTTGGTGGTGGCACCACTTTCTTGCACCGCCCCGTCTTGGGATTGATTTCTTTTCCGATTGGACACGCTTTGATCATTTCTATTATAGAAATTTTTTTATTCATACATCATCATCTAAATAGATGTATGAATAAATATAGAAAAAGAGTGAATGAATCTGAATAAATTTATTTGGACATGTATCGTCAAGAGGACACAGAAATTGCCCATTGTCGAATATATCACACCTCCTTTTATGGCGGTATCGGCAATATTTGGTGGTGCATTGGGGCTTGGATACGCATTCAAGTATGATAATGGCATATTATGGAGACCCTCACTCGGTATTGTTACCGGAGGGTCCATAGGTTTTGTTCTAGGTCTTTATCCGTATCATGCGGTATCCTTACTTTTACTTTCCGATATCGCGTACACGATAAGTGATGAGACTCAAAAAAATGGAAGATGATCTTAAAACTGATTTTTTTTCAGCATGTATGAATATTGAATAAATGATTCATACTTACTCTTACACTCATTCCAATACATTCCAATACATACAGATACAGATACAATGTGCGCACTCATGATCAAGGGACCGGTGAGAGGATCACACATCACCATTATGTATTCGAGAGCCTGGATGGACGATCGCCGTGCAAACAAAGTGCTTGATGCCTTTATCGGTAGATCCTTTGCCATCGACCATGCAAAGAGGCGTGGCAATTCAATCTACTTTACCTCTCCTCGTCTCTCGGAATTTACGGAATTTAGGAGAGCGCTTGCGGCCTGTGGCGAAATCAGTCTTCTTCATGAAGGAGGACGCATGAATGCCTTAACGATTGATGTCTGTGGGCATCGTCCCTGGCGTCATAAGAAATAAAGTAATTTAATAGCAAACTTTTTCCATTTTTATTTTTATCAATAAAAATATGCCGTCGCAATAATGTCCTTGTGAGGACGATAAACTGCAACAATTAAGATGTCTCCTCACAAAACTATTGACCACGATTCCATCTCCGTGTGCAAGCAATGCATCGTCAAAAAAGAGTAATAGCAGTAGCAATAGTAATAGTAGTAGTAATAATATGGGTTCTTCTACACAACAACGTAAAAAAACTTTATCCAAAAAGAAGAAAAAGAAAGTAATGATGATGATCTCTGTAAAAAGAAAAGGTCTCGTATTGAGAAAAAGTAATCGTGTACATTTTCTTTCTTTACTGGTCATTATTTTATGATCGATTATTACTGTTCATGGGATAATACACCGTAACGGCGCTTTTCTCCACTGTTATAATAACGCCATCCGCCACGTGTCGTCTCAAAAAGATAGGCGGTATTCTCATCCTCAAGACTGGTGGCCTGATGGCCGCAATATTCAGGCTTCCAAAACACTACTCGTACTACTTCCGTGGTGGCGTCGTGTCCTCCGTCGCCCGCGATGCATCGAGATTGGTACTCGTGATTGTCTCCATTCTTGCTCTTGATACGATGATGTGTCTCGTACCTCTGGTCGTTCCAGCAAAATTGGAGTGTCTCCTTCTGGTAGGTTGCGGACAGTTTATCCTTGAGCTCGCGGCGTACTCGATTCTGTTCCTTCTTATCAGCCACCCCTGAATAATAGACCATTCCGGGCATGGGAATATCGACGTGGCCTTCTGTCATCTCCTCCATCCTCTCGTAATCTTTGGAAAGAAACGCCATGACCGCTTCTTTTGACTCGAATTCACGGTGCATCAGCGACGAACGACCCTCCAACTGACTGTCATCCACCGATCGACGGTCGTGACGACCCACCGCCAACAGAGGACTTCCTTCCATCTGCTTCCTGGATTCTCCCATCTTGCGTGTGGCATAGGCAAGTGTAGGCAGATTCGTATGAATCTCAGCGCGGAGTCGGTCCTCCGTCTCCTTGGTCGTCATGACGAGGATCTGAGGATAATCGGCGGAATACTTGCCAAAGGGGCGCATGAATTGGATGGTCTGCGCCATGTGCGACGAAGGACTGGGTGCGAAAATCATCCCGTTCAATCCACCGGTCCCAATCTTCTTGGAGGTGGGACGGAAGCTGATGGCACGGCTGGCGGTGAGGCAGGCCACAATCACGTATACATGGAAAGCCTGACTACGTTTGGATTCCGTCTCGAATTCGTCGTAGAGCGTCGAAATGCTCTGACGATCCGTCGAGACCATACGCGTCCTCTTGGCCTCCTTGATGGGACATCCATTCTCTGAATTCATCACAAAGGCACGACATGTGCGAGAAATGGCCATGGCCAGCGCATTCTGACGGACGATGCTGGAGGGACCGTTGACGAGGATCGTCATGTATTTCCTACCGGCCGCTTCCACTCGTGGCTTCAATGTATGGATGGCATCGGTAAGAAGACGTGTGGCGACACCGATGCTACCACGCCTCATCATGGAGGCATCCTGTCCAGAGATGTGTTTCCATTCCATTTCCTTGACACCGCGGTACTCGGGAGGTGTATGCATGCGGATGGTCTTAAGAAGAGCACCGCGACGGTTCCAGAGGGCAAAGGGTGTGGCGGATACGTTCACCGTGCCGATGCATTGTGCCTCGAGAGTTCGGTATAGCGGACCGGTCTTGGACGTGTCTTCATTGTCGTCCATTGACTTGACGTGGACATCCGCCTCGTCGGCAAAAAGGACCATTTCCTGCGTCTCCTCCTTTAGAGTGACATCCAGCAGACGTCTCAACTGTGCGGGATTGCTCATCGCCACCAGGAAACAACGAGGATCGATCTCCTTGGCACCGCGATCACTACCACGACCACCGTGCGCACGCAAAAAGAAGGGGCGGGCGGCCTCGCCGAATTCTTCCCACAACATGTCATTGAATTCCATGGCGTTCTTGCCGAGGACTTGGTTATAGGAACCGGTCATGTTGGCCAGGAGAAGGACACAGCGCTTGTTTAATACATATGTACAAATCCAGATCATGGATAGGATGAGCGACGTCTTGCCCACCTGCACCTGACCAAAGAGCACGGTCTGCCCTTCCGTCTCCCATTCCGCCAACTCCGGGTGCCTCGCACCGAGCCATTCTTGGATCCTCTCCTTTGGATCCTCGAGCTCTTCTGTTTCTGCTTCTGCTTCTGCTTCATCACTTCTCGCACCAAATTCGTCGGCAAGAAGACCACACCCGATCCACATCTTCTTGCCATTGGTCATGTGGACAATCCACTCGATGCCGCGCTCGTCGTCTGTGGTGATCTCGATGGAGACGACCTCTGGGTTTTTCTCGTGCTTCTTCAGAAGCCTGCGGTGAAGATACAAAATATCCATAGTCTTGTACAATCTGTCATGTTTATGTTGAAGAAAAAAAAAAGAATGTTAGAGATTGTCTTTTTTTTATACAATGAAATATCGACAGAAATCAGTTTTACAGACGATGCTGCTTATACACGCACACCACCCATCGGTGGAGACTGCGCGTCCTTGCCCTTATTGTAGGCGGTATTGAATTCAAGGTAGCACCGCATAAGATCATTCTTCTTGCCCGAGACGGGAATGCCCACGGTATATTCGGGGATGCCATTGCCCACTTGGCGAATGTTGTGCTGCTGCTGTTGCTGCTGTTGCTGCTGTTGCTGATGAATCATCCGGATGTCGTCATGAGACAGAGGCTGCTGTGATTGTGGTTGCTGTTGTGGCTGTTGTTGCTGTTGTGGCTGCGATGGCTGTTGTGAGGATGGCTGCTGATTGTCGCTGAAACATGTTTTTTGCAGGCGCTGATAGATGTTGAAGATGAAGCTGCGGATGCTGTCGATCTCGTGCGGCCCGTCGTAACGAATGTAGGGCACACCGTCCACAAAAAGGATCACATCCGGTACATACTCGATCGGTGAGATGGTGTTCTTGGAACGCTCCACTACATCCATGTTCCGATTCACACATACCATACCAAACTTGCAGCCGTTCACAATCGTCGGCAGCTGCTTGAACTTACTGATGAGGTTCGCACAAAAGGTGCATTCTTTGCTATAGAACATGACTAGCGTCAGACCCTTCCAGCCCGTCATACACAGCATATTGCCCTTCTCCCCCGCTCTTACACAGAAATCTTCGTTTCCCAGGAATAAGATGCCGCTCATTTTATAAGCCTCCGTGCCAAGATCTTAGACCAATTTTTTATAGAGGACGACAAAAGAAGATATCACGAAAAAAATTTTTTATTATTTCATGAAATAATAAAAAAAGATGATATCATCATCAAAGAAACAACAAGTGTCATCAAAACAACAACAATCTGTACAAAAAAAATTTATTTATCGATGTGATTATACATCGTCTCAAGGAGAGATATATAGTCCTCCTTCTATTCTATTGGGAATAATTATCGTTATTGCTCTTTTGATAGGTATTGGATTTTTTTATCCCATATCCAATAAGATCCTTCCTATCACGGGTTGTTCTATTCTTGTATTTTTTGGGATTGTATTCCCTCTGATTTATTTTGGATGGATAAAAGGTAATTATAACGCAATTGGGTGCACATTGCCTATTGTGGGTGGTCCAATATTATTCTTATTGATTGTTCTCTTTACAGAATGGTCCGATTCTTCCTACAGTCTTATTGGATGTCTAGTATTACTTGTTGTGATATGGATCTATATGATTATTAATCGTAAAATAGAACAATCATGTAATTTTTTCAACTTTTTTGTCTTTTTCTATTACATGTGGGCACTCTTTGCACTTGCTATGGTGCTTCATTTTACCTTGAAAAATAATTCGACAGAACAAAATACATTAAAAATTGCATTACTTGGTACAACAATAATGATTACCATCATCGGCATTGTTTTAAATTTTATGCTAGCTCTTGGTATCACAGACAATTCAAAAATTTTTGATGTTTATAATCCATTTTCAAGACGGTATCAGACCAAAAAACTCTATGTTGATCGACCATTTTATGCTATGCTTGCACCTCATTCTGATAATGGTATAAGAGATGAACGTATACTATGTGATTTGAAATCTATGCGTGCACTAAGAAATACAACATGGATTGTCCAAGCATTGCAAGTCATTATGATGATTGGTATCATTTTAATCTCCCTAAACAAGATACACTAGATTAGTACCAATTTTCAACAGTGATAGATGTCGATCCAAAAAGTGTTTTTTCTGTTTCAATTAATTTTTTCTTGAATTGTTCATTAGGCATTATTTGTGGTCTTTTTAATTTAACATAATTCCAACATTTCAATAATGACCATTTGTATTTGCGCATCAAATAATATATGACAATAGTGGCAGATCGAGATACACCTAATTGGCAATGAATCAATATATTTACAGATTTATCACATGACTCGTGTGGTTGACCGATTGCATTATGAATAAAATCGTATATCCCTCCCATATTTTGAAAAAGAGTTGGATCATCCGCTAAATCTTCAGCATTTACTTGATAATATGAGATTCCTTCAAATTTTTGTAGTATAAATGAACTTGTTTGTTTAGTTGTTTGTTTAGTTGTTTGTTTCTGTATTTGGACTTGTATTGGGTCTTTTTGGCCATTTTTTAATACACTATATTTATTGTCTCCCAATAAAGAAAATGTATATTCACCGTTTAAAGTTTTTAATGTATTAGACACATCGACAATATATGTAATGTCTAATTTTTTCATAATGTCTTTTTTTGATGCAATGTGCATATCGGTTAGATAAAGACGACAACATTTTTCATTGATGATAAGATTAGGGATAGTTGACGTTGTTATCTTAAGAGTGGTATCAAAGAGTATATTGTTTTTAACTCCATTGATTCCATCTATAAGCCAAAACACATCATAATCTTTTTTCCTAAATTTCAATAATTGAGAACATACAGTACGCAACTTGTCTGATTTTCCATTTTCATCGAACACAACCCAATAATTCATGCTTAGACTATCTGATGAAAGTAAATATATTGTTTTAGTATCATGTCGTGTTACCTCTCCCGTTTTTCCCATTGTTGGGGATACAGTATAAAATGTATCTGTGAACATATCAGTATTATTTTCACGTGTATCAAAATAGGAAACACTTCCGTCCGATCTACCTATCTCAGTCAATAATTCAAGAGAGGAAATGGGTATGATTGCCATAGTTTTTTATATCATGTCCAGATTTTTTTTTCGTTCAAAGAAATGATTCTCGTGGTACGAATCTCGTTAGAAAAGGCAGACTTTTCTAAAACTTTTTAAAAAATTCTTAATTTTTTCTTTGCCAGGAATAAAACAACATCAATGACCTCCATTTCTCCCTCTTCAAGACCCTTTGGCATCCTTTGCAACTCTGTCCTCCCTCTCCGGATCGGCAAGGTCTTTTATCCGACCATCGATCATTACCGGATGGCGATGATGTTGACCAAGGCGGAAGATCGTGCAGCGATTCTTTCTTATCCCAATCTGTTCGAGGCGCGTCTGGTCTTTAATCGACTGGACGAGGCACAATATGTGACGTTGGTACGGGAGTCATGTGACGAGTTCTTCCGTAAGCGACTCCGTACCGACGATGACTTTCGTCGGCATCTTGCCGAGCATTGGCATTTCGATTATCTTCTTGGCGACCACAGTCCCATTCCCATGAAGAAGATTGTCGGCATTGCCAGCGATGGTGAGGGATACAATGTCATCGGTCAGTCTCTGGAGACGCTCAGTCGGACGCTCGATCGCAAGAAGAAGAATGATATAGCTCTTCCCTATCTATTGGAGAAGGATAGTCCTCCAATAAAGAATCGTGATAAGGTGATGGTGGCTGCGGCAAAAGCCAATCAACCGACCAAGATTGAAAAAGTGGTGACCGCGGCGGTTCACGAGCCAGTCAAGGCGGCGGTCCCGCTTGCGTTTCTTCAGGAAGACGAGGAGGAAGACAGTGAGGAAGAGGACGAGCCACTGGAGATGCCCGCCGAGGCGGTCGATCCAGAATTGGTGGAAGTCGATGCCGTCTTTGACAAGCCCGAGAAAAAAAAGGCGATGCGGATATATACCGTAGAAGAAGAGTGTGATTGGTCTCCTTCAAAGAACAAGGAGTGGCACGACACTGTCAATCCCATTCTTGCCTACAAGATCTATCGCATTACGGAATTCCTGATTGGCGAGATCAAGAAGGGATTCGATATCGCCCGGTATGCCGGTAGGCCGCTCGATGAGATTATCATGCACACCGGTGCTTGTCCCGAGCTTTTTGGTCTGGGTAGCCTTCCCATCACTCCCGAATTGCGGAGGGAGATTTATGTGACGTTCTGGGATCGTTTCAGGGCCCGTGTCCTTCCTCATCACGCCATCGTGGAGAACGCGCTCCGTTATCCCGATAACCTCGTCCAGTTCATCCGCAAGCAATATCTCATGGAGTTGAACACCCACATTGGCGATAAGATTCGATCGACACTCTTTCGGGATTTTCTACGCCGTGTGGTCCTTACCTATCCCGGTGTCTCTGAATCCGAAGTGGACAAGGCGGTGGCGCGTGAGACAGTGCAATTCACGGCGACCGAGTATGCGTCCATCACCGATCGTCTCTATCATCTCTTTCACGCCGGTCGTTTTGACAAGGACAGCAACGCCGCGGAAGTGATACGCATCGCCGAGGTGAATCGTCGGACTGTGGAGCAGATCGAAGAGGCGGCGCGTTTCCTTCCATCTCTCCAACGCGAGGCGCGCACCGCATGGAATCTTGATATCGACCCGGAGGCGCACTCACATGTGAAGATCCGTGGGAAGGAGTTTAAGAATGTCTTTCATTATATCTATTACCGGCTCTTCCAGGTGTACGGCGATCTTTCCGCCGCCGAGGCGTACAGCAATGTAAAGACTGGAAATCTACAGGAACATCTCGAATCCATCATTGATATGCGACGCAAGAAGATGCTCTATACAGCGCTCCGTGTCAAATTCGATCTCTATTCCCAAGTTCGCGAGATGATGCTGTATATCAAGACCACGTCCACTCCTCTGGAGTTTGCCGATTCCGACGATGCGGATACCGCGAAAGGATGGCGGATGATTATGACGGATCTTGATCCGATCCAAGAAGCGATCATGGCGTTTGTGGTGCGATCAATTCCCTCTGCCTCGCCGACGCGCTTTGAGCGTGCTATTTTCCTCTATTCCTTCCTCTCTGATTTTTTCCGCGCGCTGAAAATCTACCGCAATGACATTGTTGGAAAGAAACTCGATGCCCGCTTTGTCGATGTGTTTTTCCGATGTTTCTATCATCAGCTCCTTCGTTTGCCTCCCTCGGACACACCCGTCGGAGACGGATTCGAGGCACTGGTTCGGTCCATGTCGGTGGTGGCAGGTACCGAGGAGATTTCGACGTTGTGGGAGAAGCTGTCGGCCTATGTCTCGCTCTTTCGGGACGAGTCCTTTGTTCCCTCTACCCTGTTTGTGGCCTCGCGTGAATCGACGTATACAGCCATCGAGAACGTACCCAAATTAGCGATGGATGCCCTCTGTCGCGTGCTTGGATGCCTGTTCAGCCGCGATCCCGATTCAGAGATCCGTTCCGAGGACATGTTTGCCGTGGTTCAGATCCTTTCTGGAAGGAATGACATCGCACCGTGGTCCGATCCCTCCTTTGAACTCCTCCAGGAAATCACACACGAGCCCCATAATCCATTCAAGGATCTTGAGAATACCAAGATTTATAAATCATTGATGAAAAGAGTCGGCAAAGCCAAGACGGAGGTCCATCGTTCCCAATACAATATTCTACACCCGAAATACACCTGTCTTGCTCCTCTTATCCAGGAAGAATTGCAACGCCCCCATCTTCATGACCCCGTTGTCTCACGTGCCACATTTGCCCTGGATTCTCTTGTCAAAAATCTCCTTCACCCCCATCGTCTTCTTTTTTTTGTTTAGATCAATTGTCCAATGTATATAAATCGTAAAAAAAAAAGAAAAAATATTTTTTCCATTGTGAAAGAAAGAAACAACAATGTCCATAAGTCTTCAGGGTGCGCTTCGTACATGTAAGGTGGATGTCGGGTGGGCGGACAAGATTCAATCGGACCGCTTTGAGAATCCCGATCTTATGATTTGTCCCGTGTGGAACGGTCGTGATCTCGCGGGCAGGCCTGTCTGTGCCGATTCCTTCTATACCAAGGTGGAGGGTTGCAATACACCGCTCGACAGGGTGGATGTAGAGAATGCTCTTCGTCCTCAGTACATGGAGTACGTGAACCTCGACGCCTACGGTTTCCGCTCCGATATCTACGATCCCAATACCGAGTCCTGCAAGGACGCCAACAATATGTTCTGCTATGAGTCGGGTATCCGTACATCGGGTCTTGACCAGCTCAGCACCATTACCGGCAATTTCGGTCTGAATCCCAGCGGTTCCGAGGTCTACCCCCGCTGCGAGACCTACCCCTACGATCTTGCTCTTAAGCAGGAGAACAATGTGAAACAGAAGATGGTGAACCGTTCTAGGATGCCTCCTTATTAAAATGATTGATTATTCCACGTGTATGTAAATAAAATCGTTTGATTTTTTTTCTGTGGTAGAGAGTAAAGAAAATGTCCATCAGTTTGCGTGGATCGATACGAGATTGCAAGGTAGATACGAGTTGGGTGGAACGTCTCCAATCTGATCGGTTTGAGAATCCAGATAATATGATGTGTCCCGTATGGAACGGGCGTGATAATATTGGCCGCCCGGTTTCCGAAGACTCCTTTTATACCAAGGTGGAGGGTTGTAATACACCGCTCGACCGAGTGGACGTCGAGAATGCGCTTCGCCCCCAGCACATGGAGACGGTGACGACCGATGCGTACGGTTTCCGCGCCGATCTGTTTCAGGGCGACAATGGCAATGGAAATCGCCCCGTGCCCGCAGTCTTTTCGCAATCGTCTTCGAATTCATCGTCATCATCATCATGCTCGCCGCCTCCACCAATGTGTTCCTTATATCCATACGACCTGGATTTCGCATCAGAGGCCTATCGTGCCAACTACTCTAGAAAGGCACAATTCCTTCAACATCTTTCCAAGGCGAATGAATTTAATAAACTCGCCGGCTTTGCTTGATTGCTATTTATTTATCTTATCCAATGCAATCCAGGGTTCGAAATACGTCCCATTCTTGCCACAATATTCCTCGTGATTCCGAACAAATTCAGCGGGAAGGAGAACGCTCTTCCCCTTGACCTTGTGATCAAAGAGTCGACATCTTGAAAAAAATACATAATATTTGCATCCGAAGCACGATGGGCTCGGAAATGTATCCATTCTTTTCCATAATAATAAGAAGAAGATGGACCACACAGAACGAAAGTAAAACATTTTATTTTTCTTGTTTTTGTTTGAGAATGTTAGATTATTTTTTTTTATATTTATAAAAAAACAAACCATGGATCCATTGTCTGCGATATACGTCAAGGGAACAGATCCCGCCACGACATATTCCGAATTGCTATGCACGGATACGGTCATTTCTGTCCTTGTCCATTCCTTTCTCTATCTTTTTGTTCTTCTCATCCTCTATGCGGTAGGTTCAGGCATGCCCATGACCATGTGGTCGGCAGTAAAAATATGGCTTGTACTGATCTTCATCATGATGATCGGTTACCCCCTTCGTTTATGGCGCGCCAAGAGTCTTCTTATCGCCACCAATAATAATAAGGACATGACACGCGACATTATGAATAATGCCTATGCAACCTGGTATTTCATTGGGTAACCAAACCTATCTAAAGAGGTTCAAAATACATAATAAAAAAGATGGCCAAAACAAAGAAGACCGAGGCGACCGCCTCTCCTGTACCCGAGGCGGCGGTGATTGTGGAAACTGCTGCTCCAGCTCCAGCTCCAGCTCCAGCTCCAGCTCCAGCTCCAGCTCCAGCTCCAGCTGCTGCTGCTCCAGCCAAAGTGAAGAAGACGAAGAAAACCAAGGTTGCGACAGAGGCACCAGTTGTGGTGGTGGAGGAGACTCCTGTTGTGACGGAAATTGAAACGGTGGTAGAGGTAAAGACGGAGACTGTCGAGTCTACTACAGAGATAGCTGAGACGACTACAGAGACTGCGGAGAATGTTGTGGTGGAGGATGAGAATGTGGAGACTATTGTCGAGGAGACGGTGGCACCTGTGGAGAAGAAAAAGAGAAAGGTGATTACCAAGGAGAAACTGATTCAAACGGTGGAGGATCTGCAAAAGGATTTGATCCCTGTGCTGGAGAGCATCAATAATAAGAAACTGCTCAAGAGTTTCAAGACGGTGGTGACAGATGTGTATCGCATTCTCAAGATCAAGACCAATCAGAAGAAGGCCAAGGATGCCACCAATTCTGGGTTCATGCGTCCTGTGAAGCCCAGTGAGGCCCTCGAGAAGTTTCTTGCTACCTTTCAAGAAGATGATAAGAAGCCTCTGACACGTGCCCATCTCACGACCCTCATTTGCAAGTACATCAAGGAGAAGGATCTCCAGAATCCCAATGATCGCCGCATCATCTTCCCTGATGAGGAGCTCAAGACGCTCTTCCAGATTACCGAGAATGACACCGAGCCCCTTACTTATTACAACATCCAGAAGCGTATCCAACCTCACGTGAGCCGTATCGAGGAGGTGGAGACAACAGCATAAATTAGAAATTAGAAAATAACAACAAGTTTATTTGTCACGACAAATAAAAAATGGTTGAAAATAATCTTGAATACAATAAGAGTAACGATGTTACATCGTATGTCAGAATGTATTCAAGACGTCCAACACTTGAAACCAATTCATCTTACCGATCTTTATTTGGAAATATCCGAGGACGATTTTCCCGATGGAGAATGTCTGATATGGGGAACTTATCCGATTACAGGATATGGAAAGACACGAGAGTATATCGCGATGCGCTTCATGGAACAACGAGAAGACGATGGATTGCACCGCGAACGTCTTTTGATTCTTCATAGCACATTTGGGGATGAGATTCTTGTCAAGGAAGAATTGGACTGGCGTCGACTCTTGACCTACATGGCCCATCATCCCTCCCGACGACATCCCTTTTATGATGATCGACAGCACATCTTTTGTACCCCAATTTTCAAAAAAGAAGTGGATGATCAACAACTTTTTGTCAAGATGATGGAACGTCTATCGTTCTCCGAGGAGACCACCAGTCAATTGAATGCATTTCACAATCAACAGTCTCTTCTCCATAAAGGCAAGACCTATGCTCGTCGTGGTTCCACCATGATGCTCCTTCGATATGTCCATCATCTTCTTCTTCATGACAAACCTCTTGAAAACCTATTCGAGTTTCGATCTCAACATGGTCAATACCGATATCTACCGTGTTCCTCTCCGGAAGCCGAGATGGAATGGTGGAATCGCGCCCGGCACCCTCTTTTTCTGATTTCACGCAACCGAATTAAAAAATAATATCTCCTTTATTTAGGTGTAAGTGCACCGGATTGTAGTACATATCCATCGCCATGACCAATTCATAATGATTATAACTATCCAGACTGATATATATCGTAAAATGAATAATACCGTCCACATCATGACAGGGATTGTAAGAAACATTCAATTGATCGTTTGAAACAATCTTATTCCAAATATCGGCATAGTATCTAATCTCAATCATTGGGTAGTTGTATTGAATATTACTATCTAATTCTTTGTCAAGACGAAACATAATGTAATGTGCACCTAATGCGAGATAGAGATTACCATTTTTTATCATTGCATAATTGCCCTTCTTACGCTCTTCTATTGGCTCCTCCAAATAAAATGTAAAAACAAGCTGCTCTCTTTTGATTTTGATGTATCCAGAGGCCATTCTGGGTATTCATTCATTATTGAAAAACTATTTTCTAATATCAATCTTGAAACGTCCCAGGACCGGGATATGATCCGAAGGATGTTCGAGATCGGGAAGGAGGGTGGCGTGAATGTCCTGTTCGACCCTTGTTTCGAGCCATTCGACATCCGATTTGGTATAGAGGATATGATCGATGCATCCAAGAAATTCCGGCTGGTCCGCATGCACCTTGCTGTGGATCGTGGCTGTGATGGGCGTGTGATCCCAAATGCATCCGATCTTGTCGTGGGTGGGCATTTCCTCTGGCCTGCTATTGAAATCGCCCGCTACCATCGTTGGATAGTGCGACACCTCCATCATGCGATAGAGTGTCGAATGCAATTCCATCATGACCTCGGGCGTCTTGTATCGACATGGCATATGAACAGTTGCTACCACAAAGCGTTGACCCGTCTTGTGATGTTGTAGGACAGTCGACGTCACGGTCTGCGCAAAAATCTTGGCGGTCGGCAACATCGCTTCGGCACCGAGACGAATCCGATTCTTGGCAAGGATGGTGAGTGAGGGTGGAACAAGGATCGCGTTCCCCATTCTTCCATTAAACGGTGTTCCCCACGAATCATAGAGGACGCGATACCCATGACTTTCCGCCGCTAGAAAAAGTGGTGCCACAGACGTCTCAGCCACTTCCTGCAGACATACAATCATATTCTGCTCTTCCATGGCAGCATGAAGAATTTTCTCAATCCGCATCCATCGATCGTTCATGACGACTGGAGGATAATGCGTCATGAGCATCGCAAGTGCATCAGAGAGCACATTCCATGACATAATCTCCATCTCCAAGGCAGATAAAGACTCTGTTGTCTTTTCCATCTTTCGACATGGCGGCAGGCAATCCAGAGTATTGTGCAGGAGCGCGGTACATTGAGGTCGATTGCAGCGAAGTTTATAAGAACATCGAAGAAATTCCGGCGAGACACCAGAGGATGTAGAGTGGATATGACGACAATCGGCCCGCTCACACGTCGTTTGATAACGACATTGCTCGATTTTCATTCTTATCTGTTATCTTGTAATTTTGTAATTTTGTAAGTAAAATGATTTTATTCTAGAAATTTTTCCAAGCACCGAAATCATTTTTATCCACACGATTATAGCCGATCATTCCATTAATTGTGATTTTCTTTCTTTATTGAATTAGATAGAAGAGGCCATGGCCCGCTCTTGGATGGAACTAAATCTAGATCCTACAATCTCCGACATTCGGAATCCGGCAGTAATAGTGGCAGTGATCGATGTTGGTTGCTGATGGTGGATCGTAAAGGTGATGTTTGTGATGCCCTTGAAATAGATGGCGCCGTACTTGTTGTTCTGATGGGGAAAAGAGATGGGTATCTCCCACGATGGCGAGGACAGTTGGATTGTGGAACGATCCATCGTCACCGAGCCGAGAAGGACTGTGGTATCAGTTCCGTCCAAAAAGACAGGACGAGGACGAAGATTTGATGGCTTGGCAAGACCATTGCCGATCCCGCCCATAAGCGTCGGTCCCAGCACGCCTTTAAAGGCATCGGTCTTGGAGGGATGGGTGGCATGCGCTCTCATAAGGACACCGGGCCCATTCTTGTTCACTCCACTGTCCTTCATCGGCTGTCCTCGAAATGTGAGTACCACGTTTCCGTTTGTGGGGAGGTCAAAGAGGATGGGGGTGTAATTGTTCGTGTGATCCACCACCAGCGAAAAAGAAGCATCGTCCTCCTCCACAATCTCTCCTCCCAGAGCCATCAATCCCATCGGCAATGGCTTCTTGACCTTGAGCGCGCTGCCGTCCGAAAATACCACGTCGGTGTCTGTGGGATAGAATGACACCTCATTCCATCTGGTCGAGGAGACTGCGGCCTCCAGGATGTCGGCGGCGTACGGGACGAGCTCGGGATACATTTCCGAGAGAAGGATGCGCACAATCCCAATGTTGGAAAACGAGGGCAGATCCATCACCTGGAAAGCTCGATCGAGCGCATCGTTGTCGCGCATGTCATCGCGGATCAGATAGGTCTTGAACAGGAGCACCAAGGAGACCAGCATGTTGCTTCTCAGCTCTGGATGACGAGCCAGACTCCTACGAATCGCCAGCTCAAATGAACGAAACGATCGAGCCGAAGATTTGGCATATCCCAGGACACCTTCCGCCAAGGACTCGATGAGCACGTCCTCCATCTTTCGTCCGTCCATTGCGGTGCGCACCGGCCCGAACCACTTGTCTCCATACGTCGTCTGGTCCAGCTTGACGAGCCGATGCACAAAGCCCATGATGCGGAAAAAAGCCTCGCGATACATGGCGATCTGGTTGTTCTCAGCAGTCAGAAGAAGCATAAAGACCGTCTTGACCCAGCGCAGGACACCGATCCCCACGAATCCATCGCAATTCTTCACCTCGGAGGAAGGGAGGATGTGGTTAAAGAAACCATCCATCTCGCGTGCCCCCTTATAAGAAGACCAGCGCGCATCCAACAGGAGGATGTTGGTCCTGGGATAATTCCTCACGAGCTGAGTCATGGATTGCGCCAGCGGAGGCCTTGTCGTATGATGGAATGGACGGAGATTGACCATCCTCTCACCGTCGAGGTCATAGTAAAAGCCACGGGCTTCCACCGGCTCGCACTCCTCATAAAATTTATCCACGGATACCGTCATGGGCATGCGATACTTGCCATGATGAACCGTGGCATGCGTCGCGGGTGAAAAGTTTTGCATTGATCTGTGAATTGATGCGGATATCGAGATTGAACACCGTTAGTCAAAATAAACAATATATATATTTTAATTCTGTACATTAAAATACGTTTAAAATCAATTTTGAAGACGAGGTTATCGACTTACTTGGATTTGGATTTTGATGATTTCGTATTGACTTTACTACTCGTTTTACTCTTACTGTATTTGATGGTTTTGGATGGTACATTCAGAGGAATCGAGACTGCCATACGACGAGGAGGGGAAGCAATGTCAAAAAGAAGAAGTATGACCGCGGATCCGAGCAATCCATAGACAAATGAGGTCCAAAAGGACGAGTCCATACACTCGTAGACCTTCATCCAATCCTTGGAATCTTTCGGGGAGAGCTCTCCATCGATTAGCATGCTCTTTTTCTTGGGTGCAATCTTGTAAATGAGGTACATGGACGCCATGATGATAAGAAGCGTATTGCTCATGAAATGGTACCAATTGCGACATCCCATTAGGATGGAGAAGAGAGCATAAAGAAAGGCAAAAAAGATGGCAGTGGTGACAGCATTCCGAAAAATACAATACCTCTCTGACGTGACTTGTTCGTACAATTTCTTTTGCTTGTCATCAAGACCTTGAACAAATTTGTCGATGCTCTGATAACATGGGGAAAGACTTCCGTATCCACAAACAAATGCCACTGACAGGACAAGGGGGAGATAGAACCATCTCGCGTGAATATCCACTACTATAGTTGCTGTATTCATTTTGTATAAAATTTTATTTTTTATTGTTGTTCAAGAATAAAATAAAAATAAAAAAATGCCAAAATCAAAATATTCAAAGCTTGCAAAAGGATACTTGTCCCCCACCACGCTCATCACCATTCCCTCGGATACGGTGACCATGAGCTACGACAATGTGTACCAGAATTGGTTGGCAAACGGTACCGCCTCCCCCGTGATCACCTCTTCCTCTCCTTCTTCCATGATGATTTCCAGTGATGCATCGGGTGGTGTTTTTCTATGGATCACAGCGGACAAGAGCAATACCCTAACCATTGATTTCGGTAAAAATTACACACTGGCCCGATTTCAATGCAGCTATGATAATCTGTGTTATTATACACGCATGTCGTCCGTCTCCATCGCACTCCTCATCAACATTTATGATGCCAATGGTAATAACACATATACTCAAAATACACCTCTGATTTATGCCGGTCCCATCATATCCGAGACATTGAATATCGCGTTCAATACTCCCGTCGTGGGACAAAAAATCACAATGCAGATTTTACCTTCTTCTTCTTCTACCTTTCCACCCACTCTTCCGTCGCCATGCCGTCTGGAAATGTACGACTTTGAATTCTACGCCTATTCGTAATCCTATTATTTCTTTTTTTTCCAAAAAGAAAGAAATGCCATCCTCCGTGCCGTTAGATAAGACTCTTTACGAGCGTGTCAAGAACGAGGCCAAGAAACGGTTTCATGTATGGCCGAGCGCCTATGCATCGGGATGGTTGGTCAAAGAATATAAACGTCGTGGTGGTCGATATTCGTCGTCCGAAGAAGACGAGAAGCCGCTCGAACGATGGTTCAAGGAGAAATGGGTGGATGTCTGTCGTCTTCCAACCAAAGTAGCCTGTGGCAAGACAATGCGTCACTACCCTTATTGTCGACCCTCCAAACGTATCAACAAAGATACCCCCGTCACGAGCACCGAACTTACCTCGGATCAGATCGATCGATTATGTAAACTAAAAAATGAGTTGGGTCGTCTCCGTATGCCCAATAAAAAAAGAAATGTGGGAACAGATCATTGAGACTCTTCGTGACATGATGCGGGATCGAGGATATACAGTATGGGCACGTAGTCGTATCACAGAGGATGATACCATCTTTCTAGCCTCCTCCATGGAGCTCAAACACACATGTCTCGTCTTTCTCTGCAAGACGGAGAAATTCAATATTGAGAGCGTCAAATATCTCCTCTTTCAACTCCAACAGCATAAATTGAGACACGGCATCCTCGTCTATCAGACCATCATCACCTCGTCTGCCAAAAAAGCGATCGATCATCTTCTTGATTATACCATTGAACAATTCGAGACCAAAGAAGTCATGTACAATCCCACAAAACATCGTTTCTATTGTCCTCATGAACGTCTCCTCAAAGAGAAAATAACAGACGAACTTCCCCGAATCGGCCTACAATCTCTCCCCGTCCTCCTTCGTACGGACACGATTTCACGCTATTTTCGATTCCAAAAAGGGGATGTCATTCGCATCCAGAGGAAAAATGGCGCCATCGCTTATCGTCTTGTGAAATAAGACAGAATCGCATCCACATATTGTTGGCGCGCTATCAGATTCTCGGTCAGAATCTCAAACCCAAACAATGTATCCTCGACAAACGACATGCAACGTGCAATCTTGGTAGGCATAGAGTCGTTGATGTCTTTGTATGCTTCTGTCAGCACACCGAGGCCTTTCAAAAAAGTTAATTGTTTTACAGAAGAAGGTGCGGTAGTAAGAGTGATTAGAGAAAACTCCCTACAAAAATCTCTCCACTCTTGTGTGGGATAAAGCTGTAATTGGGTAATAAAAAAATTAACACCCTGGTCTCGTCTCGTCCGGCAGCGTTCTTTCTCGCCGATTCTGTGTGGGATAAGGACGGCACCGAACTGTTTTTGTTCTTGTCGTGGTATAATGCGACGGAGGTAGGGATAAATCACATCCACTTTGAGTGGATTCCAATGATTTCCCACCATGACCAATGAATCAAATACGTCCATATTGTCTACATACCACTGATGGATCGTCTCGAGTGTGTCGTAATGTCGTATGGCACGGAAGAGCATCCATCGTAATCGCAATTTCAATCGTTCATTCACATTTCTCCGTAAAGATCTCATATACTCCATTGCCTCATGACGAGGTCGTGGTGTGATGATCTCCGATGGATCCGTCCTCAAAGGTTCTTCGATAATGTCATACACCATCACGGTGACCATATCAAATTGATCAGAGAAAGACTCCAATTCTTTGACATGTGCATGGAGAATATCATCAAATGAAGAGGATAGCAAGGGAGGACACAATGGATGAAAATACTCGGATGGCATCCTATCTATTTACTATAGATATTTTTTTTAATTGGATATTAATCAATCAATCAATATCCTGATGGATGTTGCATATGGAAATATTAATCTGACCATACTGGGGATACAATTCGAAGAATTTGTAATAGAGAATGGTAAAGACCGATTGATCTTGGCGATGATTTTGACGATTGCTTCCTTGTGGTGCGATACAATCTTTAATATGTGAACATGCATCAAAGTCTCGGATGAATTCTTGTACTTTCTTATCGCTTATTAGGAATCCAAATTGAGCCCCATTTCTATTCTGCTTCATTAATAGTGAATCATTTTCAGGGATATTAAAATAATGTAACGTTCCTGGATGTGTCCAGAATTGTATATTTTCAGGACTGATCGGAGAATATAATTTATTTTTGCTCACAATATCTTCTAAATAAGAGATTGTCATAGGATGAAGAGTATTCCCAGAATCACACCAATATAATATAAGAGGATTCTCCGTCGTATTTGATAAAAGCAATTCGTTCATCGTCTCTCGAATGATTGCCGCTTTCCACGCATATTGACCGGCCTCGATTTCAATATTGTAATAATCATCGTACTTGAAATAATCAAATTTTCGATATTGTATTCTATTGTCATGGAAGGAATGTAAATTTGAAATACTCATCTCATCGAGTCCAAGATCCCATACAAAACATTTCACATTTTGCGCATACATTTGGACAGAGGAAAGAAATTGTAACAGTGATTTATAATGATTCTGAGAAGTCCCCGTAACTAGATATGTGATCATTTAATTTAAATTTATTATATATTTAAAACGTTTTTTGCTCTTTTTTTCCAAACGTGTAAACCATGCCCGAGCCATCCATTCCATCTTGATAGCCTCGTGTATATATTGTATATAACGAATATGTTTTTGCCACACATCATCGTCTTCTTCTGTGGAATCATCATCACTGGTGGAATAATCACTATCATCACTATACGAATATGTATCGTCGTCGGAATCTTCTGACTGTTCAAATTGACGCTGAAAGTATTCCATGGCGACCTGATCGTGGTGGGCTTGAATCTTTTCTTGACGACGCACAAGAAGGATGGACATGTAGAACGATTCACCGGGCATGCGGATGGTGCTCCTGCACATGGGACAGGATGGGGCGGCTCCTTCCAGGTTTCCTTCCAAGATCCATCTCTTCACACAATCATGATGAAATAGGTGGCCACATTTCAATACTCTTGTCTCACTTGTTCTGGAAAGAATCGCGCGATTTCCAGACACCATTCGCACTCCCTGCATTGATTCCGAACAGATGCAACATTCCGCCATCCTAGATTCATGTAAAAAAGAAGAGAACAATATTAGATATATAGAATACTTGCAATGCTATATATCTCGAACTATTCTTGAAGGAATCTCAGTTTTCAGAACGATTGATCTTTTTTTTAATACAATTACATCAGGCCGATGGGCATGCTAACGCTGAGTGTACATCCGTCGGGAAAAGATGTGATGGGATCGATGTTAAAGGTAAGGAATCGAGAAAGATAGGTGCATGGAATGGCGAGACTACTGGACATGCGCTCGATGAAACCGTAACCTTGACTAAAGAGTTCCTTATACAGGGCATCGGTCACCGGCATCCCCATCACCATCATGTTTTCCATTTTCTGAGGATGGACCATGAGGCTGTTGAAATTCTCCGGGAGCGTATTGTGATCCTTCAGAGGAGAACCGAGCGTATAGATGGAGACAGGCCTTGGAAGACCATTCTGCATGAAATATGTCCTGGAAAGATTTAATGCCGAATCGTAAAAGACGATGCCGTCCACATAGATCAGTGTCATCCGGCCTCCACGAAGTTTCATCTTGTGTTTCACATAATTGTCCAAATTCTTGTAGGCCATGTGGATATCCTTGTTTCCCTCCTTGGAATTCATCGCCGAGCTGTTGATGTTCATCAGCGTCTTGGTCAAAAGAAGAAAGGTCGTGTCCTTGGATGCCATCTCCCACATCTGACGAAGTGCCCGAAAACGCTGAACAGAACCAGGATGATCCAACGCACTGATCGCTGATGATGATGGTGTCGAATTCTTCTTTTCGGACGAGGTCCTGTAGAGGACCACGATAAAAATAATCACGACTATCACAATACCCACGATCATCCATTTATTAGAATCCATTGCATGCATCATTGTCGATTCCTCTTCCTCCGATCCCAATGGGAAGAGCTTGCTTTTTGTTTTCGTTGTCATGTTCATGTTTTATTCTTTTTTATATTAAAAAAATTGAATTTATTTTTTACTAGTACTATGAATCAATTCATGGAAAAGTATAGACTACATCATCAACTCTTTTGGTGAAATTGTTAATTCAGGTAACTAGCAAGCTCTCTTATCATGTCGGGGTTCATATCGAGAACAACCCTCTGGAGGATCGACTCAGGATCGGGCGATCTTGCCTTGATCATCATGATTCTCTTGGACATCCCGGCTGGCCAGTCGTTCGATTGCACCCTACCGAGGGTATCCAACCAAATGCTATTCTGAATGGTCTGGATCACATTGCGTGCTGGTCGGCGCACACCGTGTTGCTCGACGAATTCCCCTAATAAGGATGGATCCGCGCCATATCTAAACAAGAGCTGGAGCATCTTGTGATCATTCCGTTGGCACGCCACAAATAATAATGAGGATATATTCTCCACCATGTCTGGATTGGCCCGTAGGATCCTTTTAACCATCCCGATAGACCGATAGACCGACCATAGGATGTTCGGATGTCTTGTGGGATCTGGCATCGCACCATGCGCGAGCGCCCATGCCATACGATAGATGAGGTCATCGTCAATTGGTGGTGGTAGAGAATCGAGAGGATTGATTCTACGAGAGATAATGGATCCACAGAGGATCAAGAGCACATCTCTCCCATCGTCGTCCATCGCATTCATGTCCGCACCGTGTTTCAGCAACAATTCCATCACCTCCCAATGCTTGTGCAGCGCCGCAAACATCAGCGCCGTCATGCCCCCCATGCTCTTCTCGTTGATGTTCTTCTTCTGATCCGACGTTTCCTTCAAGATGGTCTGAACGAGCGCATGATCTCCGGTATAGCAGGCAGTATGCAATCGAGGCATGTTCTTGATCCTTTTTTTTTCATAATCAAACATTGAAAGAAAAAATATTGTGTGGTATGGTATGGTGAATATAGATATATTGTAAACCCTTGTTTTAATGAATCAAATCAATTTTGCGCTCGGTCTAAAGAAATGACCGGGTATAAGAAAAAAGCAGATGACTATTCATTCCCTGACGAATCCACATCATTTCGTTCGGGACTGCGAGGCAAAGGGAATTTATTACGAGTTTTTGGTGGAAGCGGCGGCGTGCCTCGGGCAGCAAAAGGTGTGCGAGATGTTCAGTGGGCGGTCGTGCCGGGGAGGCGAGAACAATGTCTCGGCCGGGACATTGCAGAATTGGCTGGCGACATTCAAATTCTCTCGGGAGAATCCGGATGTGGTGGACAAGGATCCGTACCAATCTCGGATCGTGGAAAAGAAAGGGACAATGTTCGACGAGTTTGTGACACTGATCAAGACACCGATCGACGAGAAGATCCGGGAGTCCTGGGCGGAGATGAGTTTGGGCAAATTGAGCACCGAAGCGGTGCGTGTAGGAATTACATTGGGTGTGAAGAATGCCAAAGCTCTGAAGACTCTTCCGGAGAGAATGGAGGAAATGTATGAGCGACGCAAGGCGAATATCTGGAACAAGACGTATGGAGCGGATGTAGAGACTGGAAATGGAAGTGGTACGGTGGTAGAGAAGAATGCGGAGTATCGTATGAAGAATTTCATCACGCTCGGGAAACTGGCCAAGGAGCGGGGGATCTCGTATCAGAACAAGACAAAGGAAGAGATTGTGAAGCTGCTCGAAGACTTTGATAAAAAACAGAACGAACCTCCGGTGGAGAAGAAGGAGGAAAAGACCTATGATTACGACAAGATGATCTCGAAAGAGTTGAAGGAACTGGCGAAGAAGCGGGGATTTACCATGTATAACAATATGAATAATACCACACTACGAGGACATCACCGTGAATATGACGAGAGTGTCAAGAAGCGGGCAGAGGAGCAGCGACTGAAGAAGATTGAGAATGAAAGAGAAGAGAATGGAGATGATGATAATAAAATTATCAGGGAATTCTCATTGGAGTTGGCGACAGGCGAGCATCATCCGATCTTGATTAGAGAGGATGGTATGGTGAATGCAACTCTTCTATGTAAGGCTGGAAATAAAGAATTTGTTCATTATGAACGAAATCAACAAGCTCAGGTCTTCATTGAAGCTGTAGAAAGTGATCTGCGATTATGCAGATCACAATTGATGATTGTCAATAAAGGAAACTCCGGTAAATTTGTCCAAGGAACGTGGGTTCATCGGCTGATCGCCATTGACTTGGCGAGATGGATTAATCCTCGATTTGCTCTTCAGATCATGAAATGGACCGATGAGCTTCTCACAACAGGGTCGGTCAAGATTGAGAAACCTTTGTTGCCCATTTTGGATCGGACGGCGATGGATCTGGAGGCGGAAGAGCTCGAGAAGAAGTGTAATCCACTGTTGTATTCGAACCAGTTTGTTCTCTATATGGCCTACATCGGGGATGGTGGTCTGGTCAAAATTGGATCGAGCGATTGTCGGTTGTGTGAGAGGGAATCCAAGCATGTGTCCTGTGAGTCTCTCTACCCCCAATTCCGATTTATCACCTGTTTTCCCATTAGTGGCGGTTGCGTCGAGACGACTATCCATAGTCTCTTGGACAAGTATCGACACCCCTATCACAAGCAAAAAGAAATCTACAAGCCAGAGCATACTCTCCAGGATTTCATCGACATGATCGGGAAGCTATTGGAAGAACACGACCTTCGCTTTCAGCTTCAAAAACTCCGTCAAGAAAATATTGATCTAAAGACGAGGAATCTAGAATTGGAGAAAAAAGCGATGAGATGTAGATGTTAAGTTATTCTATAAATGACTTTGATGAAAAGACTTGTAGCATGACAACTCTCTTGGCATTTGATCAGGATAAATAGATTATAATGATGTTTTATTTTATTTGTAAAATAAAATTTCTTGATTTTGAACCCAGAGCCATTTCGGAAATATGATTTAGAGGACGGGGAAACCCAACGCCGATGTCAGCATGAAATTCATACTGGACTTTGCGCACCTTCATCCCTTTCAGGAGAAGCCAGACTGTATCTTAAGCCCTTTTTTAGAGAGCCGACCCCCGTGCGGTCGTTGAGGGAGTCCCATGCTTTCATTGGAAAGTTTAGAGACTTTACCCGCGGATTGTCCAATCCTCTGCGTTATTACCATTGGGGACGGCTATTAACCGTGTTCCTCGCAAATCCTTTCGGAAGTGGAGTGGTAGCAGAGGCTCTAAGGAGTTTCCCGAATCATTATAAGGGGTCTTGCTCGATCCATCACCAAAAACTTGGATGGATCAAACTAGCCGATTATATACCGCTCAGAAACATATCGGAGCGAGTGGAATATTGCACTGTTTTCCCATCATGGTCATTCCACAACCATGATAGCAGTCGACTGTTGGCGGCACGTTGGGTAGTTTACCGCCCGAGATACGGATGATGTTGTTGTTGATAGCCGTCACAATAAACCTGAAGGTCTGATTGGTGGTGGGGCATGTGACGGGTGTGGTGGGGCAAGGAGACCTGCGTGTGGCCGCGTGCACCGCGTCCGTGCTGGCCTGGGGGTTGATGGAAACGTTGGTCAGCTTTCCGTAGTTGGTACTTCCAAGTGGATCTAAGCAGATGAAGTCAAGGGAGTACGAGTAAAGGTGGTACCCGGCATAGACGGGAATGGCGGGGGCGGCGTACCAGGGCTCGACGAGGGAGAAGTAGTCGGATCCCATGTTGGCGAGACGCTGGGTGTTCTCGTAGACGAGGGAGGTCTCGGCGATGGGGTCGGAACCGGGGAAGTAGCCGGTGAGGAGGAGGTAGTTGCCGTCGGTGGAGGGGGAGCACACACAGGGGGAGGAGGTGGTGTAGTTGGACCAGTAGGAGGTGATGGAGGTGTTCTGGACAGCAAAGAAAAGAACCTTGATGGCGTGGGAGAAACGGATGTCGTAGCTGGCCGTGTTGGTGGGGTTGTAGGTCTGGACGGGGGCGGTCTGGACCTGCTCGATGAGGATGTCACGGGGGGCACAGGCCATGCGCTTCCTCTCGTCGTTGGACACAATGGCGTAGTTGGCCCAGATCTGGACGTTGGTGAGGTCCACATTGGGGTTCAGGAGATCAGCAGAGGAGGCGGGGCGACCAGCGCTGTAGGTGGGGGAGGCACCACCAGCGGGTGTGGTCACATCCCAAGCAGTCAGGAGATCGAAGAGCCCACGGAAAGAGAAGTTGAGGCGCATGTCGTTGTAGGGAAGAGCGGCCGTGGGGAGGGACACACCCGAGTCGCGGGCATAGAAGAAGGGGAGGGGAAGGTTGAGCACCTTGGAGGGGAGGTTAAGAGCAGGGTCGATCAGGTCGCTGGTGGTTCCGATCATGTTGGCATAACCAATCTGCTTGGCACCGGGTGTGGTGAAAGCAGACCAGAAATCGAGCTGGAAGTTGCAGAAGCGAGCCGCCACCAGGTCGTTGAAGGTGATGCAGGCCTCAAGGATCAGGTTGTGAGCCACATTGGGAGACCAAGAAAGGAAAGTCTGGACCGTGCTGTTGTCCACACCGGGCCTGGGGGTCACCGCTGTCGCCGAGGTGATGGCAGGGAGAGTGAAGCGAAGCCATGTGTACAGGAGGTAATCACCCGCACGGGAGATGGACACAGACCACTGCTGTCCAAACCCGGGTGTTCCCGAGGCACGGCTCAGCACAACGGGCACCTGGGTGAACCATGTAGCCTTGCGAGTCTGGCGGACGAAGTAGGCGGTCGCATCGGGACCACCATACATGTACTTCTCAAGCTCATCATACGTGGCGAGATCAATAAACCCGCTCGTGAGATTTGAGGTACAGATCGAGTTAGACATATTGTTTGCGTTCTTTTTTATTGGCACCAAGAAAAAAAAAAATCTTTTTTTTTTCCTTCACTAGGGTTTAAGAAATTAATCGATAATTGTCCCACAAATCAATGCTGACCATTGAGGATCATATTCTGGTGATAATGCTATGACTGGTTTTAGTTTATCATCATCCTTCTCATCTAGATAGCAATCATAATAGAGATAATAAATCGAGACGACATTATTCTGATCCGTAATCATTTGTTCAGAATTTATGATAGATTGTAAGATACGAGCTTCTCGATCCTTCTTTTCGAGTCTCATTTTCTCACCATTACAGGAAAAGAAATCTGGATTGAATCGGAGCCATAGAATCGATCTCTCATCTCCGGAAGCTCGGATGGCACAGACGATCTTGCTCATTCTGGCGACATCACAAATAATCTCATAATCTAGATGCTGGAATTCATCAAATCTTTGATCATTTGATTTGAATCACAAAGAAAAAAAGAATATCATTTCATATTCATGATTTACTTACTTCCAATTAATCCTGGTGGGGGGGGGTTCATCTGTTCTTCCTCCGATTCTCGTTGTCGTTGAAGCATCTGTGCCAATTCTTTGATCCCCTCATTTTTTTTGGTAATCACCTGATCCGATGCCCGTCTCATGCTCATTTCCTTATTCATAAGTTCCTCCACGCTCTGTTTAGGCGGCTCTGTATTGACTGTAGAGATCATCTCTATCTCCTCCACCATGGAAGTAGAAGAAGACGAAGAGGATGGTGGTGCAGATGGCGCAGAAAGTGGTTGTGATGGTGCAGATGGTACTGGCGCAGATGGTGCTGCTGCCAATGGAATGGACGGTGGTGCCATCTCGTCTTTTAATTTACGGAGCCATACAAATGCATCGCTGCCTTCGTATTTTTCTAGACGACCATTGGAATAAATAATAAAAATGCATGGCACCGTGCGCACGTGGTAACCATTCATATCCTTGATAATCATATCTCGTATTTCCCGATGATCGATACACAACATCTGAATACCCATCTCGTCCCGCACATCGTCCAAAAACTCCTTGGATCGTTGCGAATACTTGCTATACAAACACAATACCACAGACATTCTTCTTTTCCATTTTCTATGTATTCCTTTTAAATCAATCCATAAAAAAATGAAATAGATCTACTTACAGATACAATACAAATACAATAACAATGACAAGATGGATATTCATAGGTATATTGGGGATGGCATGGTCTTTTCAAATCCCCTTTGATCCAATGAGTCCACGAGAGCTTCATCCTTCCGTACTGCCGTTGTGTGCGAATTGTAATGAGGCGATCTATACTACAAAACACAAATCCTCCTCACTCTGTTGTCGTTTGTTCGGAAAGACGGACCCGGTATGGGGTGTAGTTCATTATCAGAGTTGTAGTGTGGCAAGAAACAATACCCAGCATTGTGGTCCCTCTGGACGATATTATATACGAAGTTTTGAAAATTGATTCTTTTTTTCTCCAATTTATATTCTATTAAGATCAATATAAATTATGGATACAAACGATTGTATTGTCTGTTGTGAATCCAAGGAGGAATTTATCGCATGTCCATTTTGTAAAAAAGAGGTGTGCGGCGATTGTTTTCGGACCGAGATGCTTTCCGAATTCCGAGAACCTCGATGTATGTTGTGCAAGAACATTTTTTTAAAAGAATGGATCTTGGAGAACCAGAGCAAACAATGGATTCGCGATCATTTCTGGCCGTACTGGGGGCAATGGAAATACATGATGGAGAAACAGCGTCTTCCAGAAGACGAGGAAGAGGCACAAGAGATCCGTCGTCTCCGTGGATTGCGGGAACAAGTACGAGAATTGCCTTTGATCAAAAAGATGAAGAAATATCCCAAGAAATATCCACCCGAAGCGTTGGAGAATGTGAGGCGTCAACGACACGACCTCTTTCAACAGATTCGTCTTCTTACCGGCGACGCTTCTTCTTCGCGTGCGACAAATCCTCGTCGAAAACTGGCGATTATCAGTCGTTGTATGCACGAAGAGTGCGAGGGGCATGTACGCGAAGATGGTCTATGTGCGCTATGTGGACAACCTTCTTGTCTGGAATGTGGAGGAATAAAAATAGAGGAGCCTCATCGGTGTGATCCGGTGCAGCGAGACAGTTTTCGAGCAATCCAGAGAGACACCAAGCCATGTCCAGGATGTTCGTCGAGAGTATTTTTTATTGGAGGATGTGATCAGATGTGGTGCACCATGTGTCATACTCTCTTTCGATGGTCGACGGGACAGCGTGTCACGGAACATATTCATAACCCTCATTATTACGAATGGATGTCGCGTCAACAAAAGACGATGATGGCGCCTATCGAGATTGATGGGAATGACATCCCTCCCTATCACATTTATTCCAGTTTCTTACAGCAGCATAATCTGGATCATAGAATGTTTTCCAATCTTCATCGATACATCTTTCATGTTCGTGAGACGGTGCTTCCTCGTCTCCAGCCACACATTCCAGAAGATAAGAGTCTGCGATTGCAATATCTAACTGGAGATTTGACATCCGAGCAATGGATACATCTTCTTATGCACCGTGAGAAGAAACGATTGAAATGGACGTCGCTTTATCAATTGACCGAGGCGGGTTTGGCGACGATGAGAGATTTTGTGCGATTGTCCATCATCCGCCCTCAAGAACCACCCACACGAGACGATGTGGTCAAGTTTGTCAATTTCACCCAGGAACGTATTGATACGATTTTACAATGCTATGGTGGGAATCAATTCCATCCTTCCTTGGAATGGGTGTATAAATTGATTTTATAATCAAACGTTATAATGAATATATAAAATGATATCTACGAATACACATATTCTTTCTAGGATCTATGAGATGGATCCCACCTATCGAATTCTGTATCGACAATTGCTTCGTAAATTAGAGTATAAGGATAGGGATCACATGAGATGGAACGAAACCACGGGACATTATCAGTATAAGGTAAGAGATATGGTGGTGATTGATTGTTATCGCAATAAAAAAGGAAAGGTTCATGGCGAGTATAAAACATTTACGACGGAAGGCACGCTGATCATGAGTTGCTCTTATCGTGATGGAGTATTGCATGGAATCAAAGAAGAATATCATGTGTTTACTCACCCTCCTCAACGTAAAAGTGTATCATTGTATGAAAATGGGATCATTTTATCAGCCACCCATTTTTTTGACAATGGTCATATTTTTCGTATCGTCCACTACAAGGAGGGCAAACGACATGGACCCTATATCATGTATCACAAAGATGGGCGTGTACGAGAACAGGGTGAATACAATCAGAATAAAAAAATCAAATAAAGAAAGCTATTTCACTCCATGGCGATCAATCGATTGTCTATTATCAAGGTACTAAAAAAATGTTCAAATTTGGATTTCTGATTGATTGCAAACTATAAAAATTATAATATTTTTATAGTTCTCTATAGATATAGAGAAAAGAAAGGAATGGACGGAATCAAGATTTTTTCTGGAGTTCAACCGAATCAGCGAAACAGTAATGCATGCATCGAGACACCCTCTTGTCAACCGGTTTCTCGTCCGGCGGTTCAAGCCTTGGTGGAAGATATATCTCAACCACATAAGGGCGCCTTTTTTTATGGACAGAGTGAGAATTCTTCAGAGTGTCCCACATTTGCGTCTTCTAAAGTCGCCAACTCGAAATCACAGCCATTCACGGTGGATACAATCTATCCATGGGCATCCTGCGGAAAAATTCTGACGACACTTGCTCTTACCAAGATGATGGAAGAGGGCCTGATAGCGTCTACCACGACACTGAATTCTGTCGATCCGGTCTTATATTCTGGCACCTCGGATTATTTTGATACCATCAATGTAATTTTTCCTACCGCATTCCCATATTCGTCTTCTAGTTATTCTTACACTACCAAAAAAATGGATTGGACCACAATCACTGTAGAGAATCTGCTTCAGTATAACATAGGATTAAGCAACGATGTGTTTTTTCTTCCTTCTGCCAATCTGGTGTATTTTGATTCATCACAACGAGCCCTTATTTTATCAGAAAATTCAGTCGAAGGACTGGGTATGATGATTCAATTCGGGATTGCATACTCGGCATTAGTGGTAGGTAATCCTATAACTCCAGGATGTAGAGTATACAATGGAGAATCGATAAGCTCTGTAATGCCCACTTCTCTTGCATCCTACCTACAATTAACAAAAAATGGGACAATTCCATTACTTTATAATAGTAATACGTACAGCAATGATAGACTTCCCTTTCGTATTCGATCACTCCCCGCGACGTACGACTTTTCGTATGCGATACTCGGCGATGTGATGGAAAAGGTGTTGAAAAAGAATAATTATTCGAATTTTTCCGAGTATGTCCATCAGAAAATATTTGAACCTCTGAACATGACACAAAGCTATGTTCTTCTTCAGGACAAGATACCCTATAGTCTCTCCATGGCCGAGAATAGTTGGCGACGATCCCCGATTCTCTCGCTTACCAAGACACTGGTTCCGGCCGATCCCAGCACATGGCCGGGTTGTAAATGTTCCCCTGAATATGCCACACTCGCCAATGGAACAATACTAACGGATCCATGGGGACCGCTAGTCTGGAATTCAGAATATCCCACAGATGGTCTTTCTTATATCAGTTCTTTATTTTATTCTAGAGATCCAATATCCGGAATCGGCTTCTTGGGTAATACTCCATTTGTTTCCAGTATCAAAGATATGGGAAAATTACTGGATTGTATTGTAAAGAAGAAGAGTATTTTGAACCAAACAAGTTGGTCGTATTTCCTGGCCAACAAGGTAATGTCCTCTACCTATCCATCGGGACTTCCTTATCCTTTAGAAAGTATATCCCCTACCTCTACATCGACCGCGACGGCGCTTACTCATGTGAATCGAGATTTTTCTCAACGCGCATTGTATGGATTTGATGATTCTACTTATTATAAAAATGGGATCACCGGATGTTCTATTTATATGAATACCTCCACAGGGATATGGATGGTCTATGGTTACCCAGAGATACTATTGTCTTCCACCACAATTTATTATCCGCCTCCAACAATACCTTCCGATACCCAATTGATGTCCTTATTTGTCACAGCCATTAACTCCTCTTCTTTATAACAAATCAGACAATAAAAGGATCGGGAGGTTTTTCATCGAGGACTGGAGGAGGGGGAACGGAAGTAGAAGTGGTGGATACTAAACAAAGCATGATCCATGGCCAGGTAGCAAAAAGAAAAGAGGTGGAAATCCATAGAATGTCTTCCTGGTAGGCGATATAACCGGGCAAATCTTGAGAATAATGATGGATCTTGTAATCCGTGTACGATTGCTCACGAATCCACATATCTTGGATACTGCGCACAAATATATAAATCAAGAGAGTCTCGTACAAGATCATCTGATATAATATTCTTGTCATTCTTCTTCTTCTTTTTTATCGCATTCAGAATTATACTGAAATTTCATTTTTTTTTCATCACAAAAAAATGAATATAAGAATGAGGTCCTTCTTTGATAAAGATAGAAAGATGTTGGATTTGTCAGCGTTTGTGAATGGACAGGAAGGTGTGGCCATCATGGCATTCCAGAAAGAAAAGGCGAGTGTGGTGGAGAGTTTGCAGACTCGTATTAAAAAGTGCAAGGATATCCAGGATCCTCGGAAGCGTCGAGGAGCCAAATAAGATAAATGCCATCCACCGTTCGGAATGGTAATACATGATGTATGCCTTAATTTTTCACAAGGTTTATTTAAATCTTTATATTTTTTATACGGAATAATTTTCGAGAAATACCATTTTTCTTGAAGTTTCGTATTGAGATTGTAATAGTAGAAATCCATTTCAAGTGAATAAATATCCTCTATTCTATTATCTCTTTTTCTTATGACATCTAAAGTATTCGGGTCTGGGATCTCATCAACATCCGATATGATTATAAAATCATGATCGGATAGATCGGATAGATCCTTTACACAATTTATAACTCGTGAAATCGCGTTTCTTTGAAATCTTTCATTGGACCATACTTCTTCCTTCCCTTGTGGGTTATTCTTATTTGGAATATCATCCACAATAACATGTATTATTTTTTTATCAAAGTTTTCAAATAAATGTTTATTTTCATTAAAAAATAATGGTTTTTCTTTCCCTGTAAAAGTATGTGTAGCTTCCACAATGATGAAAAAATCAACAACATTATTCAATACATGAAGTCTATAGGTTAGTAAATCTAATTCATTGTAAAAAATAAAACAATCAATAATCTTCTGACATGACATTTTAATTCAAAAAATAACATCTCTTTAAATACTCTCAGTTGCAGGGGGGAAAGAGGGCTCTCGAAGAGAGCACCGACTGCCTGTGGTGCGTTGCGCCGCACACCGCGCTTGCTCAGGTGTTCACTAAGTCCATTTATATACCTTTTTAGAAGGATGGATGATGAGTAGGAGGATGACGAGTAACTCGAAACAACATGGAGGTTTCCGAAGGACCCGAATTTTGTTTTCATTGTGAACATGGCGTTCGCATTCCGAGAATGTTGTTGTCGTCGTGCAAAAAATGTGTTAGCATCCGCATTGTTTTTGCATTTTGTGAATGGCGCGGTCTGAAAAATGGATCGTTACAACCGCTGTACATTCTCTCCTGTTATCCTCGTCTTCCCAGTTCGGAATGGTTATTTTCAACGTGTTGTGTTTACTGTTGGTTGACAGATTCATGATTTCGTTGATTGGAAAATTCGTGTGATACCATCGGGCCAAATAGTTTCCAGTATCCTTCAAGATGTGGGAGAAAAAAACAGATCTACGTCGTTTATTGACGCAAAATGTAATTTTATTCTCATGAATTACTCTCTTTTTTTTACCTTTTATTTGGAGCGCAACCTCGATAAGATCGGGATGTCGAAGATTCCGAAGCCTTTCCGTACCAACATAAAACTTACCCGGACCTAACAGATCAAGACAAGATGACATTCAACAACAATTAATTTTTATTTAAAAATAGATAGGATAATATTTTTACCATAAAAAAAAAAAAAATTAAAGTATGATCTACCGACTGTGTCCAGGGTTTTACTGGTGTTTTTAGAAATTCATCGGGTGTTATCGGATCAGGTGTTATCGGGTGTTCACCAGGAAACCCCGGACACAGTCGTTCGGTGCTCATGGAGACGTCGTTTGTCGTGTACGGAAAGAATGTCTCTCCGAAATTGATACCGATTCCCAAGATGCTCGCCATCCTTCCCAAAAATTTGTCATGGCAAGAAGTTATTTCCGAATTTGAAAAGAAGGAGAAATTGGAGATTCATGCCCGACTGGCCAAGACGATTGAGAAAATGCATCATCCCAAGGAATGCAATCTTTTGCTCTATAAAAAGGATATACCCACTGCCATGGAGGAATACAGCATCAAAGAGTTATTTATAGTTAGAAAAGAAAAGGACTTCATCGAAAGTGCGAATTGCAAAGTATGGATCGTAGATAGCATTGAGCGTGGGGATATCTCGGACAGATTGGAAAATGATTTTGCCGGTATGATTGGTGTACGCTATTTTGCCTTATGAAAAGCAAATTTTTCAAGTTGTTTGCAATGGATATGTAAATTGAAGATGGGGATAGCAAAGGTGGGAGAGATTTGGAGATGAGGTCTCTGATGATCCCAATAAAAAGTGTATTGGTCATATTTGACGATACATTCTTCACTAACAATTCCTGTTGTATCACCGCTCTTATTATGAGGATCTATTCCACCTATAAATTGTCCCATCGCAGCGGCATCGAAAATTATGCCACCAAAACTATGCCAATTTTGAGTGACACAATCAAATTTTGGATCTCCCGATGGGAAGATTGGTAGGACGCGTATCAGGCCGGTAATATCTCGGATATGTGAGAAATTGAACATGTCATTTTTGGAAAAATCATAATGATCCAAGATAGTTCGAAACATTTCATGATTTGGAATGTACACAACACTTGCGATATTGCGATCTTTACTGTCAAACGGTATATATAGATAGGATGGATCCATATATGGAAGAAGATCATCACATGAATGGTAAATAAGAACATCATTCTCAAGATGAAAAACATTCTCAAGATTTAATTCTCGCATCGCATAATAAAGATAAAAAAAGCGTGAGGAAGTGAGAGCCCAGAATTGGTTTCGAAAATTACGATCGACTTTCATCTGTAGGTGACCATTCATTTCTTTCTCGTCTATGGTGATAAGTGTTTCAGCTTCCACAAGATGTATTTTTCCCGTAAACTCGTCGAGTCGAGAGAAATAGTTACTGTTGGTAATGACATATATTTGGTTCTCATGACCTAGATGAAGAAGCTGTTTCACATTATCGATGATATATTCTTGAAATACACCTACCGAAACCAAGACAATATTTACCGGTGGAAAAAGATGTTTTGAACAAGAGATGATATGTTGTCGAATCGAAGAGAGCGTCGGATATTCATCAAAATTAAAAGTATCATAGGATGGTAATGTGGATGGATCCAGTTCATTCCAATCGTTTAGGATAATGACAGGAATTCCTGGATAATGATATTGTAGCACACGAATCCATTGATTATCAAGAACAATCGGGACACATTGTAAATAAAGAGCTTCCCAAAAACGATGAGTGTCGAGGCCATTACCTACAGGACACACACAATATCGATACGTCGCCATCCGTTGTAGATTATCTGTGGGTGATAATGAAGGAAGGAATGGAATTCTCTTTTGATGTAGGAGGGTATCATAACAAGGTCGTCGTTCATGTTCGTTGGTATTCATCTGAAATTGGAAATAAATATCGTCTGTTTTGTGTATACCCGTCAAGTTTTGATAAAATCGGATAAAATCCAAGCCGTGTCTCCATTGTTCATTGGCAATTCCAATCGGAAGAGGCACCATTTTGGGATGAAAATAAGCCAAATTTTGTGCATACCATTTGATTACTTTGGAAGATTCAAGAAGAGGATGAAAAGACTTTATATTCACATCGGAATTATGTGTGATCAATATAAATTTGTTTTGAAAACAATCAAGTTTCGCATACAATTCATCGATCCGATGAGGATAACAAAAAACAACAAATGGATTATCAAATGTATCCAATTTATCCAGATATACATGTTTTTCGGATTGTTCCCTAATTCGAGGATTGAATTCAAAGTCTTCTCGATAACCAAGATATATATCAGCAAGTTCCTGAATACGTTCCCCCGTAATAATATCCATTTTATGGATTAAAAAATATTCTTTTAAATGAATGTATTTTATAATAAAATACATGGAAAGGTCTTTTGATTTTATTATAGTCGGTGCAGGAGCTGCTGGTTGTGTCATGGCCTATCGGCTTGTAAAGCACGGTTTTACTGTAGCATTGATCGATGCGGGTGGTAATTACAATGATAATTATCAGGTCGAAGTGCCTTTTAATTTTGGAAATCTATGGGGAGATGTGACCTATTCTCCTCCATACAATCCCGCATGGAACGAGTGGTCGTTTCCTTCTGTTTCTGGAGAGGAATCGATGGTGTATAATTACGTGCGTGCGTCTTGTCTTGGTGGATGCGCGAGTCATCATGCCATGGTAGGATTCCGAGGAAAACCACGTGTCTACGATGAATGGGCTCGTCTGACAAAGGATGAATCGTGGCAATATAAGAATCTAATTCCTTATTTTGAAAAGGTGGAGAAAATCTATCCTGGAAATTGTGCCACGACACATGGAGGACGGAATGGGTGGCTTTCTCTGACCCATTCCGAACCTGAACTCATGGATCTCGAGCTTCTTTCCGCCATGACGAATGATTTTCATTTTACCTACCGAGAAAATACAACGGAGGATGAAAATGGTGTGGGATTCTGGAATTTCATGATTACACCCGATGGAAAGCGAAGCAATTCCTCGATATCCTTATTGTCCTCTATTCTAAAAGATCCACGACTGATATTTTTTTCTGATTCTTTGGTAACCCGGTTGCTTTGGAAGAATACGACGGTGGTGGGTGTAGAGATGGCCAAAGGAAGGACCCTCTATAAGGCCAACACCGAATATCAATCACCTTCTACACCACCTCCTTTAGAATCTATTTTTTGTAACAATGAAGTCCTTCTGTGTGGAGGTGCCATCAATTCCCCTCAGATTCTGATGTTATCTGGAATCGGTCCACGAGAGGAGTTGGAAGCGTTGGGTATCGAGGTCGTGATGGATCTTCCACAAGTAGGTAAAAATCTGTTGGATCATCCAGAAATGTGGAACAATTACGAGCTGTCGGGCATCAAGCATCGATGGCAGACCTATTTTCCGTTTGATTCGACATCGCCGGTCTACAATGATTATCAATGCTGGAATGTTGGCCCCTACAAGGTACCTTTTAGTTCGATTGGTCTGAACACCACCGTATCAGCGAATGCGGACCTTCATATTGGTATTTATACAATTCCTTCTAATAATTTCAATACTGCTGAATGGTTCAACGACTATGATTTTGTTGGCAAGACCTATGCGAGCTTTTTGATTGAGCACTCGAATCCTTCTTATTCCGGTGGGTACCTGAAACTTGTTTCGAATAGTCCATATGATATGCCCTATATCAATGAAGAATTGAATACCGATGAAAATGCGACGGCCATCGCCGAAGGCGTCTTGTTAATGCGAAGTATCATTCAATCTCAAACACAATGGTCACCCAAGGAAGTCTATCCAAGTTCGTCCTCGGGAGATCCGCTCGATTTCGAACAACTTCGAGAATTTTTCAAGACCAAGAGCGCATACGGACATCATATCTCGGGCACATGTGCCATGAATACAGTAGTGGATTCAAAATTGAATGTGAAAGGAATCAAGAAATTAAGAGTCGTGGATGCGAGCATCTTTCCGACAATCGTGTCCGCCAATCCATCCCTGCCTATCTATATGATTGCTGAAAAAACGGCCGATATCCTGATAAAGCAATACGAGCGATGTAAACCAAGATTTCCAACCGTCCCCATTCTAAAACTATTTGAGCCTATCGTGCGATCTACCTCCACATGTTGATTTTCGATAAGAAATATAATCATCATCTCTCAATGAGGCACGGATTGGATCAGGCGAGTCAAATGGTATCCAAAGGCAGCAATACCCATTGCAAGGAGGAGAGAAAAGACGATACGAGGCGCCCGGTCTCGATAGATGCCACAGACTATCAACAACCCCCCAATCACGAGCATATGCCAGGCCACCCAGCCTATCGTATAATCCTTGATCCAGATGCGATGACACCATGATAGGATCACATAGACTCCCAAGATAAATGCGATCGGGTACAACCATGATCGAGATGTGGGCACGATCAGGCCCACATAGAAAAGAAAGGGAGCAAACAGTAAAATATGAGCCATCTGAATGACACGATCCGAAGCCATTGTTGGTTTTGTTTTATATCTTATTAGAGATATAAAATGTACATATTACATAGATTCATTCATACTGGTGTCAACTGGAATGTGATCTTTCCCATGTCTGAACTCACAATCATGTTAAAATCATGGCCATAAAAGGGATTAACACCCACCTTGGTGGATCCCTTGACAATACACTCTGTCACCATGGAATAAATAATGGAATCAATCTCTAGATTGGCAGGTGTAGAAGGCGTCAGCCATGAAACAATCAACCCATTTTTGAGGGACAGATAATTGCTGATATCCACAAAAATATTTTGGCCATTATTCATGCATAAAAAAGAAGCCGAACAAATGCCAGCAATCTCATTGGTGGCGGTGTCATAAACGGTCGCTCTTCCAGCGAGATAGAGCGACGTATTTGATGAACCAGGCTGGAGATTGGTGGTAGGGATGGTGATACAATCTTGGATGAACTCGTTCACCAATAGATAATAACTCTGAATTTGTCCCGTGATTCGCGGACAATAGATGGCCGAAGAAGAAATCGGTTGAAAAGGCGAATACATTCTGATATATAGTATATAAATAATTATAAAATAATAATACTACCTATTATTCGCTAATAAAATTGTTATGAATTTCATGGATTATTTGACTCTCAAGATAAATTCTCGTCTTGTTCTTAAATAGATTTAAATAGCCACGAGGGTCGGAAAAATGGGTGGAGATAAAAGTAGGTGTATTCAGGTCGTCACACATATAGACATTATTGGTGATCCGACAATGAAATAGATAGAGTATTTTTTGGGTGTGGATGCTCTTTGTGCAGTATATTGTATAACCATGGATAAATGGCAAGACATGTCGTCTTATATAGTCCAGATAGGTGGAATCCATTTGGAAGATGATGGAACAGAGATCGGCGGGCAGTGACATAACTTTTACTTATTACGAATATTTTTCAATGATTGACCTAATTGTTTATTCATGTAATATAGTTGATAAGGATCGTTGCTTTTCTTCTTGTCAAAAAGAATTCGTGTTTTAGCAATCAATAGATACGCAAATCCATCCTTGTCGATTGCATATGGATACGGCGAATTGCCAATCATGGGGGAATGATATTCAATTATTCTAGTCGAGGAGGGGAGTGTGAACGAATAGATGACTTCACCAATAAAGATAAATGTTGTCGGATTTGTTGTCTGGATCAGCATAGAATTCGGATATTTCTTGTCGATCCATAGGTTCAATACGTTCTTGATATGGAGTGTTAATTGTATATAGATCCATCGATCATCTAAAAAAATACCAGAACGTTCTTTTCTGGGAATATAGTAGTGGTCGTTTGGTGGTTGGTAGACCCATATTTCGCTGCCTTTTTTATACACAATATAAGGACAGCCTCCATCATGTTCGATCGCATAAATCTTAGCCTTCTTGTGAAGAGCCTGGATCTTTTGATATTCTGGATTATCCGGAAGGAGTTTTTTTCTAGAACCACAATACTTTTTCTCCATCACAGATGGTGCTATTTTATTCTTACTATAGAGAGAGGTAGGGACAGCTCTAGTAACGGGTTTGAAGATGTTATAATCCACCCATTCATATATATCTGGATGTTTCAAACCCAACGATATGGCGATTCGATCGAGTAAAGATGGTGAGCTATCCTGCAACCCAACCAGACGAAAGGGATTTTCTTTTGTTCGCTTATCAAGTTTTGTATTATGATATTGCACAACAGAACCACATTGTTTTGTGTTCTTGATTTCTTTGACGTTCATCCTTTTATTTTTTCATAAAAAGAAAAGATCTAAATATTTATTTACACCATCGTCCATTTACGTTGCCGATCGTTGAATACAGCTCAATTCCTGTGTAAATCATGGTTCGTCAGAAGGACAACATAAGTCGTTTTCTGGGTGAGTTATTCCACCGTCGTTGAAACGGTACGACCTTATCTTTAGATCCCTTTATTTCCCCAAAAATGTCCGACGATTTAAAAATGACAAATTTTTATGAACAAATGATCCGTCAGCTTGTAGATACAGTGCGAACGTTTTTATTCCCTCCACCAGAAAGACCGTGTCGGGTGCATGGGTACCGTCTGTATACAGGGGTGGACCAGCATTCCTACGTGGAATCCATCGAGATACCATGCCTACAACGCTCACCGGTATCCGAAATCTATTTCCGTCAGACACCACCAGGAAGCGTGCATGACAGACATACCGCACCCCAAAAAAATTTTGTTCTTACGCTTCGAGGGACGCTCGAATTCACCACGTCCTTGGGTGCGACATTCCTCCTCAAACCCGGGGACGTGTTGCTGGCCGAGGACGTGACGGGGCACGGGCATTCCTGGAAAATGATTGGTGACGAGCCGTGGGTGCGCGCCTATGTAACGATCCCAACAAACCCACCATAGACAGAAAAGGATTCAGAGGATACAAAATTTAGTAGATTTGTCGATGACTCTTGCATCGATCCGGATTACCAAACGTTAGACCGTAGGTCGCACATGATCTACAATCAATCATACTGCACATTGATTTTATACTCTTTTTAAGATCTCCACATTAATTTTTCTGTTAAAGATAAGACATCAATCAACAAAAGATAAAAGACATGGAGATTAATATAAGGGAATTAGACGTGGATCTGATTGCGCCATCCAAGGCCAATATGAACAAGACGGATCAGGGAGGATCAAAAATTGTCATTATCGGCAAGCCTGGGTGTTTTCGTCCTGGCACGGCTATTTTGATGTATGATGGGACAGTGAAAAAGGTGGAGGACGTGAAGAGGAGGGATATTGTGATGGGAGACGACGGCACACCGCGTCGTGTGCTGAATCTTTACCATGATTTTGATGAGATGTATAAAATTGTTCCGGAGAAGGGGGAACCTTACACGGTTAATCTGATGCACGATCTTGTGCTGACCACGGTAGAGGGAGAGCGGGTGATTCTTTCTGTACAGCAGTATCTGTGCATGTCCGAGGATTGGAGATCGAAACATTACCTTTATCGATCATCGGGAGTCGATTGGTCAGAAAAAGAAGTCGATATCGATCCTTATCTTTTTGGATTGTCGGTCGAAACCACCATCCCTTTTTCCTATCGTGTCAATTCGAGACGACATCGTCTGAAATTGTTGGCCGGTCTGATTGATCATCTGGGAGTGGAGAATAGAAAAGATGCCTATACACTGATCCATCCCAATAAGGAATTGATCGATGACATCCTTTCTGTTGCTCGATCGCTTGGATTTGCCGCTTATCAAGAAGCGTATGATGGTCAAGATTATCAGTGTGATCTATTTGGACAGCATATCACAGAGATTCCTGTCCAGAATCACACACCATGCAACAATTGTATGGAGAATCCTCTGAGGGTACCATTTTCTGTTGAACATGCAGGGTTTGGAGAATATTTCGGATTTGGTCTGGACGGAAATCATCTTTTTTTACTTGCAACTAGTTATGATTCATCATAAAACATTCTATAAATTTCTATTATATCAACATTCTCACCCCTCTGGATGCGTCCTATTTGTCTCTCCATCATCTCATATAGATCCTTAAGACGATCTTTAAGAGGTGGATTTATTCGATGTCCCTTATTATCCTTATATCCATCGGGATTAAAGCGAATAAAGATCCATTTTCCAGAAAATCCCATATAAATATCATCATATCGTAATTGTTCATCTTTTTCATCATAACTACGATGTTGATGTTCATCCGTCTCGATTGCGAGCATTGTATTCCCAATTAATTGATAATGATCGATGCGTCTTCGTATAGTGCAATCACAATCTGGAGTATAGAGTGGTATATCATGTGTAAATCCATCAAAATGACTATCAATAAATTCACGAACGATCAATTCTTTCGTTTTGGAACGAATCTGAAGAGATAATGGATCAGTAGGAAAAAGATGCTGAAAACACCAAACACAATATCCTCTATATTTAGGATTACCATAGGTGGAACATGATGCGTCTACATTTTTACAAAAGGTATCGATCAGATTGATCATACCTTCCTTTTTATGACGAGTACAATATAAGGGTTTATTTTTTTGATGATAATTATATTTAGGTTGAACAAAACAATCTTTTTCAAAACACCGTTTGTTTTTAACATCTATCATACCTTCTAATTTATGTTGGGTGCAAAAACGCCCATGCTTTGATCCAGGAATATTAAAAAAAGGTTGAATAAAGCAGTCTTTTTCTTCACATGTTTTATCTACGACATTTATCATATTCTCTAATCGATGTTGTACACAAAATCGAGGGATTTTTTGACCTTTTATATTAAAGGTGGGACGCACCATACAATCATGATATTGACACGTTTTATGACGGATATCTACCATAGAATCTAATTTATGTTGTCTACAAAATCTTCCTTTTTTTTCATTCTTATAATTATAAGTAGGTTGCACACGACAATCTTTTATTTCACATCTCATATTTTTTACATCAATCATAGCTTCGCTTTTATGTTGGACACAAAATAATGGTTTTTGGTTTGGAAAATTATAAAAGGGTTGTGTCGAGCATCCTTTTGCACAACATTTTTTTCCTTTCACATCAATCATACCTTCACTTTTATGTTGTGAACAAAATCGCCCACCCTTTTGATCAGGAAAATTAAATCGAGGTTGCACATCACACATATCGTATTCACATTTTTTATCCTTGATATTTTTCATGTCTATTGTTTTACATTTTATACAACAAGATGCGTTCTCATCTCCTGGATTTCCAAAAGAAGGATCAACAGAACCACATCTACAAATCATATTGTGGTATCTTCTATTTTCACGGTGCTCCTTACAACGATCAGCGTTGCCGAACGTCAGAGCAAAATACGCTTGTTTTTTGCAATCGGGAATTGTGCAGAATGGCATAATATATTATTTTTAGATAGTATATATTTCCTTTTATTTCATTTTTCTGTTAAAGATAAGACATGAATAAATAAAACATAAAAGACATGGAGATTAATATAAGAGAATTGGATGTAGATCTCATCGCACCTTCTAAAGCAAATATGCATAAAACAGATCAAGGTGGATCTAAAATTGTGATCATCGGAAAACCAGGGACCGGCAAAACTACACTAATTACCTCACTGATGTTCGAAAAAAGCGACATCTTTCCCATTGGATTGGTGATGAGCGGTACCGAGGACAGCAATGGTCATTTCAAGAAGATTGTACCCTCTAGTTTTGTATTTAACCAGTGCGATGTAAAAAAGATTGAAGAATTTATTGTACGCCAGAAGATTGCCAAAAAACATCTCCCTGTCCCGTGGGGTATGCTTCTTCTCGATGATTGTACCGACGACCCTAAGATCTTCAACTCCAGGCTGTTTCACCATATATTCAAAAACGGACGACATTGGAAGATGCTTTTTATACTATCGCTTCAATACTGTATGGACGTGAAGCCAGTGATTCGGAATTCGATTGATGGAACGTTTATTTTGCGAGAATCGTCGCTGCGGAATCGCAAGGTGCTGTGGGAGAATTACGCGTCGATCATCCCGGATTTCAAGACATTTTGCACGATCATGGATGGTGTGACCGGCGATTACACAGCGCTCTATATCCATAACCAGGCCACGACCAATAACTGGCAGGATTGCGTTTTTTGGTACAAGGCCAAGCCTATTCCCGAGGGTTTTCGCTTCGGTTCGCGCGAAACATGGGCCTTTCACAAACAGCGATACGATCAAAACTACAAAGACCCCTTTGTGGTGTGATGGAAAATAAAATGTAATTAGCTATCATTATAGGCTTCGATCTCTGCGTCGGGGCAAACGGTATATTCGTAATTGTTGAGGCTTAGATTGGCATGGACGCTACCGGTCAATTCGGCAAGGGAGACGTCGGTGATAAACTCGTGGTTGTTCTCTAGCTTCTTGGGACCAAAGCGGAGAAGCATACAGCGCTCGAGGAGATCGGCATCGGGGGTAAAGACGATATAGCATACTTTCAGATGGGGGGCGGTGGTCCGATGCGTACGGAGTCGTTGATTGATATCGACACCTTCGTATCCAATCTTGAAATCGGTAGCATTGGGTCGAATGATATAAAAGGCGGGGCCTTTCTTCAATTTATGGTATTCGCGACATTTTTTCAACATCTTGTGATTGTTTTCTAGTTTTTTATATTTTTCTTGATCTTGTTCGCGTTCCATTAGTAATACCTGTTTCTCACGCTTTTCTTTTTCTAGGGCATTACGAAGCGCTAAAACAAGTTCATTATCAGTTTTTACACGATCACGATGAGCTTCACCTGTGACAATGATTTCTCTGACCCATAAGGATACCGTATTTGCAAAATCATCAGAAATCCATTGAGCAAGTTGGACTGCTAGATTGGGATGGATCCAAGAACCTTGGATAAATTGTGATGAATTACCTTTTCTTACATCGACAATTTGTGTTCTTGGAATCCCAAGATCACTCGACGATTTTTCTATCAATCTTTTTGTCCTTTCCAATAACATCCAATTACTAAATTCTTTCTCACCCGCCTTGCATAACATTGTGGCATTTACATAGCCATCACTTAATCTGGCTTGGACACTTAGACCGTTGATAATCAATTCTGTCGTTATTGGTGATGGTTTTTCATTGGGAATAATAATATCTATGGATTCTTGTTCTACTCGTCTGGTAATTTCTTGTTCTTTTCTTTCCTTTTCTCTCTTTTCCAGTGCCTCATTCACTAGATCAAACAATCCAGCCTTGGGTAGAATCTGTTCAAATTTCAGGTCCAATTTCCTTGCAATCATCGTCAACTTCTCCTTATTGAAGCGATCGATATCCACCACACGATTTCGCATCGGCTCCAATTCTTCCACCAATTTGTCCAGGTTTTCGCGAAAATCTTCCTTCTTTTCGTTCTTTCGACAGATGGGATGATCCAAGCACTTCCCACACGTTGAAAAGGCGGTCACCACCGACGATCCACATCCTCCCTTGCACATGTTGGGTGACAACAGACTCTTAAAGTGCTTCATCATATTGACAATCATCGTCGATTTCATGTCGGTCGATTTCCTTCCCACTTGATAATGGGCAATCACCAGGATCAGCGCATCTTTGGGGATATGTCCCAAATAATTCTCAAGGTCCGGTAATTTCGTTTTGATCTTTTCGATATCCGAGATATACTCTTTGACCTTCTCGTGAATCCGGGCCGCGGCCTGCAGGCTTCGGCATGACTTGCATTCCTTCCTGTTCGTCTCAAAACTACAGACACTCTTTTCCTCCTTGCATGTCCCACAAGGCTTGGTCGCCGCCATGCCTTCTGTCACACCATAGACAATCATCGGATTCGCCTTGAACTCCTCCATTGTAATCTTCTTTACCTTGATCTGATTGATCGCCAGGTTGATTTTGTTTCGACACGCATTGCAAATCACGTGCTGACCTGAGAAAGTCATCTTGGGCACATAGTCCTGGCAGATGGCATTGCAAAATTTCTGATTTTCGGGCGCATTACGATTCTTCTCCTTCAAGGCCTCCCTGTCCAGGAAGCGGCTCACATACTCTCGATAGGACATTTTTATACTATACACATCATTTCTTTAAGCCATGTTGTAAGAAAGAATAGTAGATTAAATGTGGGAATTATTGATATTGTGATCCATGATGTAATGGATCAATGAAAAATGATCTAAAGAAGACGAAAACTAGAAGTAAGAAGAGGGGGAGGGATATTTATTTATTCGAGGAGCTCTCGTAGCTCAGTTGGTCAGAGCGCGTGGCTGTTAACCGCGAGGTCGTTGGTTCAATCCCAACCGAGAGCGTCAATGATTTTTGAAACAATGAAATTTCAAAAACATCTATGTATGCATGCAATTTATGTGATAATTCTGAATTCCATCGTAAAGATTTTTACTACGAACCAATTTCATTTATTTTTTGTCCACGATAATGGCTGGTACTGATGGACGGAATATCGCTGGTTTATTATCAGGAATCGGTAATACCGGTACTATTGTTGTATTATTATTATCTGGTTTGATTGTTGTATTGATATACGTTTCTTTGGTACATTGGTAACACGCACTGTAGCTGCTTAAGGTATGATAGTGGGTGCTCCTCATCTTTATTTTTCCAAGAAAAATAAATAATAATATTTTTTTTATAGGATCGTGTTGTAAGAGGCGATGACCACCCATTGAGAGGATGTGGTGATGAGGAAACGAACGCTGGAATTAGAGGCGGGCAAGATATAAGCAAAGGATGTATTATTATCCTTTAAGGTTACGCTGTAACCATTGCTATTATTGATGAATCCGAACCAAGAGCCCGGGAGATAGATTGTCGCATCGGGAAGAGGAACGATTGTGGATGCCACCTGAGGATTCAGCATATACCATTGGTTGGGCATGGCAAAGTAAGAGGAGGGTAGTCCGTGGGAAAAGCTGTAGGGGGGATTGATGACCTCGCCAACCTGGAGATTCTGAGCAATAGCCGAGTTGGACATATAGATGTTCGAATAACTGCCATTGAAGGCACCCACCATCATGGCGTATTGTCCGGTGGCAGAGATGGCGACAGGTCCTGTTGTAATAATCTGATATTGTGTCGAAGACCATGACTGACCGTAATCGACAGAGAAATACATCGGGGCATGGATACCATTGATGATCTGGTACTGACCAGAGGCCGACATGGCGGAAAACAACCATTCCGTGGATACAGGACCGACGACAATGGAGGTCCAGGTCTTTCCGAAATCGTTGGAACGCATTACCGTATTGCCCAATGTCGGGGCGAGCTGATACTGTCCTGTGGTGGACAATGACACGTCATAGTAAGGTGAGCTGCTGGGTACATTCACCAAGGTCCAGGTGATCCCATAATCATTCGAGGTATGTATGGTATTGACCGAGTTAAAACCGGAGACCACCGTCATATACTGTCCCGATCCAGAGATGGCCATGCCCGATGGATTCCAATTCGAGGATCCAGGAATGATTTGCCATGTCTTTCCATAATTGGAAGAAAGGACAACATAAAAGCCGGTATCGGATACATACTGTGCCATCATATATTGTCCCGTTCCAGAGATGGCACAAAAGGCCCAATCTTGCACTGTAGCGGTCGGTAAGAACGTCTTGCCGAAATCAGAAGAAACATACACATAATCCCCTTGTGCCGTAATTAATTGGTATTGACCGCTATAGGACATGCAGGCTTCTACCCAATTTCTGATGCTAGAATCCGGAGTAAATGTCTGGCCATAATCCATGGAGGTAAAAATCGAACCCCCGTCGATACATGTTGTCGCATATTGACCGGATGCGGATAAACAGATGGTACCAAAATTTTGTTGTGCATTAATCTGAAAGTATTGATAGATGTTGCTCCAATTTTGTCCAAAATAAGGCCAATTGTTCATGGTGTCACGAATTCCCCATAAACGGATATCCCCCGAGGAAAGGGTATCGATCGTGGCTTCTCCATTCACCGTCAGAGACTCGACAGCGAGATTATTTTGAAGTGTAATAGAAGACACAATCAATGAATCGATCATGGCTTCTCCACTCACCGTCATCGAAGACAAGTTTGTATCCCCACGCACCATAAGAGACTCGACAGCGAGATTATTTTGAAGTGTAATAGAAGACACAACCAGCGAATCGATCGTGGCTTCTCCACTCACCGTCATCGAAGACAAGTTTGTATCCCCACGCACCATAAGAGACTCGACAGCGAGATTATTTTGAAGTGTAATAGAAGACACAACCAATGAATCGATCATGGCTTCTCCACTCACCGTCAGAGAGTCTAAAGTGAGATTGTCGTGAATGTTAATGGAAGACACAACCAATGAATCGATTATGGCTTCTCCACTCACCGTCAAAGACTCTAGAGTAACACCGTCGTGAATGTTAATGGAAGACACAACCAACGAATCGATCATGGCTTCTCCACTCACGGTCATCGAAGACAGATCGGTGGTCCCACTGACGGTAAGAGATTTCATCATGGCATTGTCATTAATTGTGAGAGAATCCATTTTCGAGCCTCCATTCACAGTCAGAGTAGCAACATTTTTTTCTGTGGATAATAATGAGGATGGTGGTGAAATAACAAGTGTACCATCGATGATCATATTATTCTGAATCTCTATATTTTGGGGCGTAAAGATAATATATTTGAAGATAGTCAATGTGCTTTGATTTAATTGGCATAGAATTGCACCGAGTTTTAAGTCATACATTATTCTATATTATTAAATGAGATAATTATATTCATAATTTATTTTTCCGGTGGAAACTCAATCAGATGAATACTTTGCAAAAGATTTTAATTTATTTATAAAATATAAATGAAAAACAAACGTTCACAAGAACAACAAGAACAACAACGAAAGAATAAGAAATGTAGTGGTGGTGGTGTACAACAATCCAAAGTATCAATCACACCTGGAGATCAACAACGAGCTCAAAAATTTATGACAGCATTACCGTTTATTGCACACTGGCTTGATTTTTTAGATCGATCAAAGTTAAAAGTGTCTAAACAACATAAAGCCATTATTCAACAAAATCAAAAAAATAAACCAATATTAGATACATTGAAGTCTTTATTAGATCAATCTCAACGGCAAACTCGTCAACAAGGTGGAGGTGGAGGTGGAGGTGGAGGTGGAGGTGGAGGTGGAGGTGGAGGTGGAGGTGGAGGTGATGAACAACGAAGTGCTGTGGAAAGTTTGAATCGTTTTTTGAATGTGATACCGGATCATTATGAAATCGATGATGAATATGTTAGCAAAATTCTATCAAAAATCATCAAAAAATTAGCCATCAAATTTCTATCGTATCCTCTTCATCCATCTCTAACTGTAGATCAATTACTAATGTTGTATAATCATGCAATAAAGAATAAATGGTCGATAACTAAACGACGGTTATTATTGATTGCGTTCACTTCCATGAAAACAAGAGAATCAATCAATGTACATGGAACAGAAGACGATGATTTTGATCCAACTCAATGGATTAATGTTCTCCGACGGATTAGACAGCTACCTAGATATCCTCAACTCATTGATGAAGAAGAACAAGATGAAGAAGAACAAGATGAAGAAGAACAAGATGAAGAAGAACAAGATGAAGAAGAACAAGATGAAGAAGAACAAGAAGATGAAGAAGAAGATGAACTGCTTGATCATATAGACATGATTATGATCGATCTATGGGATCAGGATATGATAGAATTGCTACAAGATTATGAATATCCTCATTTATGCAGGATATTTTTGGATTTTTTTCAAACATCTAGCTCCGATCAACAGCTCTATCCTAAAGTTATCCGCATGTACGAAGAATGTTTTCATAATTTACTGCATATTCAAGAACCTTTTGAATCTACTGGGAATAAAAAAAAGGATATGTTGAAAATATTATCCCAATTAAGTTCCCCAGCATTTCAGCAAACACTTCTTACCGAAGAAATTGACCCACTTAATTACCAAGAAATAAGAGCTTCCATAAATCCATCTCAACATAAAGATCATTATCAACAAGGAGGTGGAGGTGGAGGTGGAGGTGGTTGAAAGTCATTCTGTCTATTTTCAAGAATGACTTGTAAAAAAATCCATTTACTGATGCGTTTTTCAAATGATGATCCCAATTATCTCCAGTTTTGACTGGTTGGTTTAATTTTTACGTGAGTCTTATTATTAGACTTGTTTAACATAGACGTAGGCTTGTGTTCCACCAATATTTAAGGGAACCAATTTAAAAGTGCCAGTACCCTGAATCACAAGAGTATCGGCAAAATTAGAGGGGACGTTCCGTGTTGCAGTATAGGTGGTCGTTGCTGTCAACGTATCATTACGAACGGGGGTGGTGACGGTTCTTGTTGCAGTGCCTGTGCATATTACCGAAAAATGGCTGTTCTTGGCGGTGATGGTATAATTTCTATCGGTTATACAATCCACCGTCTTGTTGCTGTTGGTGCAAGAAATCGTATTGGTGCTGTTGGCGGCCGATACATTATAACTCCTATTCGATGTGCATGTCACGGTCTTGTTACTGTTGGTGCAAGAAATCGAGTTGGTATTCGTTGTACTGTTCTGTACTCGGGATATGATTCCATTAATTGCGGTGACAGTTAGATCAGTATTGGGATTGGTCGTATCATTACAATTGATCGTATTAAAGGCACATGCCCGATCCCTAGGATTGATGAGGATATTGATCTGGTCCTTGGCATAGATAACCCCCGACCAGATTTGATCCGAGGTGGAGATGGGATTAGCGAATTTTGTAAGAGGGGCGGTGATGCTCAAATTGGTATCACACGAAATAGAATCTCGTGTCAAAAGAAGCGCATCCGTACCGATCAGAATCTGAGCGGTATTTGAAACACAATGGAAACCATTGACAAACACGGCCTGATACAGTTTGGTAATTGCATTATTGATGGAACACAATATCTGATTCGTTGCTCCACCAATGGATACCATTCTATATTCTTTAACAATATTTTTTTTTATTTATTACGATTAAGGAGGAAGAAGAAAAAAAAATGTGGTCACGATGCAAGCATTGGATAAAAACAGCATCGATCGTCAGTTTATCTGTTGCGATTCCCATTTATTCGGTTACCAATTCAAACAATTCACCACCACCATCACCATCACCATCACCACCCATACCACTGGCTTATTTTCCATCCATATAAGTAAGTCAAAAACATATATCCATTATAAATAATTTTTTATTATTTATAATTTTATCATCATCATCTCAATATCTATTAGGGTGGTGATTGTAAAAGACCGATACGTACAAAGACGGTCTCTATGAGAGTGGAGAGTGGATAGGTGGCATTCGGGACGGTGTAGATATTGGTCAGATGGACGCAATAATAAGCGAGAGAACCAAAGATGTTAGTATCATCGCTATTCGGATTTTGTTGACGGGCCGAAAATCCATAATTCATGAATCCAAAGACACGAGTATTAGCAGGATCGGAGATCTGCGACGCGATTGCCATGACGGTCTCAGGGAAGGCGGCCTGGTTCACCATGAATGCGGATTTCTGGGTGGTTTCATCCGAGATATAGGCCAAGTACCCGGGATTATTGGCAATGCCATAAAGATTGGCGGATGTCCTGGTCGAACCATTGGGTTCTTTGAACGGATTCGGTGTGGTAAGATCCACTTTGGTGTATCGGGGGACAATCCCATCGACAATCGGCACCAGAGTAGGTGTCTTGGAATCCCAAATGGTCGTACCACTTGAATCGTATACAGTAAGGCCGTACGTATATCCAGACGGTGGCGGCGTCAGGGCAGCCTTGGCAAAAATAATCTTTGCCCAATTGCTCAACGCCTGTATGTATAAAATCCGGTTCTCGGGTGATGCATCCTGCAAATATGTCGTGCCCACTACACCCAGATTCTGCCACGCGGTGATAACTTGACTGGCTTGGAGAAGCGAATCGAGGATCTCCTTCAGATCGATATAACGAATTTTTGTGATACCGATCCGATCATAGACAAGTGTATTCACTCCGCAGACCGAATCGTGTGCCTGATAGATTGCTTGCTGTATCGTCGGAGCACCGGATTGTTGCGGAATCGGTGCGATACGTATACCCTTTACATAGATTGCATCCATACTTTTTTCTTTTCCTATTATATATAAAATTTTTTTTATTCTTCTTCCGTATTCTCCAACTTCTTCCAATCCCATATCGTCTCCGCCTCAATCCGTGTTTCTTTTCCATTTCGTAACAGTATGGTCATCGCACCAAGACCCATATCGGAGGGAGAGAGTGCCACCCCTCCATGGAAATCCTCATTGGGACCGAGATACCCCATTACTGTCTCCGTCACATTGTCTCCTTCCTCGTTCGTGGCGCATAGTAATCTTGGAGGTCCGCGTTTTTTTTTAATAAGCATCGTATAGACCCTATTATTCAATACATATTTCACCTTGTACCGACCCCCCTCGATCCGTGGTGTTGGATAAACATGTTGAAGAAATCGATAATATAGATATCGTATCGCAATTTTTCCTACAAGCAGATACCTCGTTAGCTTTAGTCGCCACCACATTAGACACCACACTTTTTCTTTATTCTTCTCATTCGTTTAGATCCTCAAAATGGAATTCTTTATGACAGACCTTACAAATCATATCGCCATTGGTATCGAGATGTTGTCGAAAACATGGGTGACATATCTCATGACCACACGGTAAATCATATCCTTCCGGATCCACGCCACATATAAAACAAGTGCTTGTATTGTTTGTATCGTTGGATGTGGTAGTATTCGCCGCATCGCTCTGGTATTTGTCCATACGTTCCATCACTTGAAGGAGTTGTTTCTCGAGGTCATCGATCCGTTTCTCCAAGCGATGGACCCGGTCGGTGGAGAGGGTCTTGTCATGGATCTGGTCGGGACAATGTTTTTTTTTCCATTGATAGCGGATGGTTGATTTTTGTCGACTCGAAACGTCCATTTGTTCAAGAAGACGAAAGGCCTCTTCTCGATTCGCATTCAAAATTATACTACGCGCAGTAATGGTTGTTGTGGTTGACATGTGTATTGTTGTTATTGAATCCTTTCTATTGATTACTCAAGTCATTTTTTTTATCATGTGATCACACGCACGTTATTGGCATAAATATCGAGAATATTCTTTACGATGGTCCGTTCCTGACGGATATCCAGAAACGTTGTCATATAATCTCGTCCTTCCTTGGCAATGTCTTTGCACTTATGATGATGATTTAATGCCCATTCAATCTTATCCTCCACGTCCGTCAGATCGGCACGAAGAGGAATATAGTGTCGCCATGGCACCAGCTGATCCTCCAGAATCCAGCTCTGCATCGTAAAGGGTGGACAAAATGGCACGGAATTCGAATAAAGAAGCCATTTTAGATTGGTGGCCACGTCATTGCCTTCAATCGACACCATAAATTTATAATGAAGGAGATCTTTCATTGGAATCGTATCTCTTGCATATCTGCTATAGGATTGCTTCTCCGTATTATTGATGGGCGAGAGCGCGATATCAATATGGGGGGAGGATGAATCGTGATACATGGTCACTAAATCTTCCCTCGATGTCTCGCGATACGGGATATTATTCCCAAATCCATATCCGGTCGTCGCACCTCGCCACACCAGAATATCCTTCTTTTCCTCATAGGGTACATCCAATTTATCCACACTAAACACATCTTCAAAATGCCGCTTGTAATTAAGATTCAGAAGAATCGATTCGCCTCGTTCATGGATCGGTCTGGATTTGACCAATGTCGGCACACGGAATGCTTCCACTCGATCTTTGGGGAAAAAGAGGAAAGGACGATGGTAGAGAGACGGCGTGCCGTGGATATACCGTGTCATATCGTGGTAATACAATGTATTGTTGATAGGGAACTCGGTCCCCATAAAATCCGAATACATATAGATCCATGGTCTCTGATTTTCCTCCATCTCTTCCATCTCCACAACACTTGGGCGGTAGTACGTAGGACCCAGATAATTCTTTAATCGAGATTCCATTTATAAAAAATGAAATTTTTATATTTTGATTTTTATGGAAAATATATACATACAGATACAACATGAATCATCACCTCTTTGTTTATCTTTTCTGTATTATCCCACCCATGATTTCATGGTGGCTGAAAGAACGTCTAATCATGACGACTCTTCGTGTAATGATAGCAATGACTATGTGTGATGATTATACGATGCGCATGATGAAGGAACATCGAGATTACCTCCATATCATGAGACGACAACTATTCTCCATCCTTCTTGTCGAGAGGATAGCATCCGGAAGCTACTGGCTCGGTATGCTATCGCGCCTCTCTCTCATCACCACGAATCTTACCGGAAATCGAATCATCAGCATGTCAGAGCCTATGCTTATGCTTCTATGCATCGTCACACCCGATCTCTCTTTCATGGATGTCTCTTTGTCTGTAATGTATGCCATGTTGTCCGAAAAAAGTTATGACATGTTTGTTTCTTTTACGGATATGGACCTCTCCAACCTATCCATGTTTTTTCTATTATCCTCTCGATTACTGGATGTGCTCGTCATTATGGAAGAAACTGGATGGAAAACCGATGTAACAATTAATGATGGTATTCTCGATTCAATCGTATTTGGACTGATGATTATGACCGCCGTTCATTCTTGTGTTGAAGCATCTTAGCGATCCAGTGCAGATTAAGAAGAGAAAATAGCATAGAGAAGACTACGACACTTACACCAATCTCATTCGATCGATAGAGCCATACCGTGATGATGCCAAGGAACACGATACGGAATAGAATAAACGACGGTAAAAAGAATTTTTTCTTGAGCCAAACGATGGTCGGATGTCCATAAAATACCCTGGAAGAAAAGAGGATGATGCTCGGTGCTTCCACAATCATGGATACACTGCATGGCAGGTAATGCCCCTGACTCATGCACATCAATACATACCCTCCTGTCATCACATGATGAAGCCATCCCTCGATCATCGGAAAAAATTGAGGGTAGTACCGCATACCATGATAGACATCCGAGATACAATAGGCAAGATAAAAGATGTGGATCTCACGGCTCACACTCTCTGATAATCGTGGCACGATCGATGTCAGACAGGCCATCGTCTGCCATATTCCGAGTGGTGCAAGGATCGTCGCCGTCATCAGGGATACCACGCTCTGATACTGAAAGGCTATCATCGTCTTGTCGCGCGTCGTCTGGCTAAAGACATAGCAGAACCATGAGATGTATCGCAGCAAACTCGTCGCCAATCCACGATCTCCCTCCAATGGATAAAAGCTACTCTCGAGATAAGAATAGATCCCCAGTGTAAGATGATAATACACACACAATAGCATGGAAAGTCTCCGTTCTCCTAATTTCTCTGCCCATGTGCTCAAATAAAACAGGATGCCCGTCGAAATGAAGCTCGTCAGATAAAGCCCACTCCTTCCTGGATTGGATATTGCACATAATATCGTGCCTACAGTTGCCAATGCAATGACACTGTTATGATGAAGAGGAGACGGTGGAAACACCACATTACTCAGGATTGCACCGATAAACACCACCGGTGCTGATTGTTGAAAGTGCAAAGCGAGGCGCTCATTGATGATGATATTGATCAGTGTAATATCACCATAATAGGTCGTTGGATTACGATCCATGTGATACCGAATGGACGCGATCCAATGAACCGCATAAGAAAAGATGAGGTGTGGATATTTTATCGCATAGGGAAACATACCCGTCAACATCGCCCCTGTGCTAACACCCTCCACGATCCTGTATACATCCTCCATTGATTTATATATTTTATAAAGAGTGTGTGAATCTTTAGATAAGAGTATTCGTATGGTGCTGATGATGGTACAATAGAGATTTGTGAAAGGCATTCAGGGAGGAGATCTTGTGATCGGGTCGTTTCTGAGTCTTGAAATAATCATGGAATGCCTTTTCTACGTTGAATGATTGTTTCTCGTCCTCTTCCTGCAACCACAGATTGGGTTTATTGTATGCATCTGCACAAATAAGTCCATTCAAGGTTGTGGAGAGGACGGCTTGATAGGAAGAGATCTTATCCACGATGGTGTCCCATCGTTCGTAGCAAGAAATCGTGTCCATGAACGAGGGTATTGGATAATTCTTTTTATTTTTATGACGAAGGATGACCAGGATCCTATTCTCAACCCCTGGATGGTGGATGGGTTGATAAATTGTGGGTAGGTATAGGAGGGGATACATCAGATTGCGTGTTGTTGAGTTTGGAACAATATCACCAGAAATACTCGTCGTTCTCCACATCATAGTATCGGTCGTCGAGTATTTTATATTGACGATTCTATAGACCGGTGAAAGATGATGCTGGATCACAATTGGGTTGCATTCTTCTCCAAAATCAGGTGTGGAGGAGGAATGATAAATCTCGAGTTGGATCGGCTCTCGACGATACCAGTCTTGTAGCATCCGATGGAACGCATCGCATAGATCGTCTTGATCCTCATGTACAAACGCGTTGGCCAACGAGTAGATGAATTGGAGCGATGTATCGATCAGGCACGGCAGAGAATAGGCCTTGCAGTAATTGACCGAGGAGGTCAATTTGGTACTGTAATACGCCGAATTCTTTTTTCGATCGGTCAAGAATAAGATTCCATCCACCGTAAGGAACTCTCGATGGAAATCTTGAAAATCCAGGTTGCATCGAACAATGAGTTGCTCTTTCCATGGCTCTAACTCCAGAGGAAGTTCTTGTGTCTTGCTGAGAATCTTGATCTTGAAGGGCATCGAAGGAGGAGCAAAGGTCAATAGACGTACCAGGCTTTTCATGCATCGTCTTTTCAAATCACCCTGTACAACAAAGATGGGAGTCGATGCACCTGAAATTTTAGGATCATGGCGAAAGGGGAGGTGTGTCGCAAAGAAGTAGTTTTGAGGGTGCTTACAGAGCGGGGTGAGATAATAAATGTTGGGTCGATAGGGATATTTTTTATTGCTGCCGTGCGCAATGTAGAATTCAGAGGGACTGGAAGAATAGGTTGTTTTTTCGGGATAGAAACTACACTGGATCCGGTAATTGTAGTGTGGCAATGTGTTCTTGTCGCACCATCGAAGATACGGATAGCGTTGGGACATGTAGGCCTGGAAACTAGGATTGGGCTGGATATAGAGATAGACGTCGGACGTATCGCGAAGTGGTTTCTTAAGGATGAAGTCAATGTGAAAATAGACGGATTCTAGAATCTCATGATGATAAGAGACATTGTGATTGTCGAGAAGGATGATGACGCGACCGCGATTTCGTCGGTGTGCGACGATGTAATATAGAAGGATTGTGACAAGGACGAGGATTATTATAAGAATAATCGGATTCCACTTCTTCATCGACTTTTTTTTTAAAAAGAAAAAAAAATACCTAGATAAAAACAATATGAATACACTAGAGTTATTGTATGTCACAGACGGCATCGTGTTTCTGTTCATTATGGGTGTCATCGTAATGATGATGATGGGAAATGGTGGAAGCGCCATCAAGTTGCATCCCCGTGAGGGATTCTGTACGTGCCGCGGTGCCCAATACAATAATTCGAGCGCCGATGTTCACCAGAGCAATTGCTACAAGAACAAGATCCCCAACAAGATATGGCGACAGTCCTATGCCGGATGCACATCCTTTGACGATCCCGGCAAAATCTCCTGGGACTACAACATCGATCAGAAGCAGCTCCCCGAGTTTGCCGGTGTCTAATCCAATCCAATATTAGCTCCAATTTCTTCCTTCTTTTTTACGGATAGATAAAAAAGAATATAAACACGATTGGTCATCATCGTCTTGATGATATTAACAAGCACGCAACAGGATTTTGACCGCATACTAGGATTACAAAACCCAAAACTATAATAGTCAGAATTGCTGCAACAATAAAACACATGAATCCATTATACATATAAGCATACCATGCAAGACCGCTCCCGACCAAGGTGCTGCTTTTTGTAAAAATAGTATTGTAGCTTACCTTACTCCAATTATAAGCTGTAATACAAGTAGGAACGACGATGTTGAGAAATACTGTCAGACCAATAATCCAATAGATCCATCCGAGAGCATCTTCGTGATGAGGATCTCGATAATAAAAATAAAGACATGTAACAATACCCACGATGTACAAAGCACATCCAAACATACCATAATAGTAATCTGAATATATAACGCTTAATTCTTCACTTGACAATGTTGATGTCGATTTATTTTTCTTGATAATCTCATAGGTGATCCCTAGATTAATAATAAGCAACACTAAAAGTACAATAAATATAATCCCAAAAGTAAGAATCTGATTCTTCCTATATCTAATTAATTGTTGTTGTTTGTGTTTTTGTAGTGATGGTGAATGTGATTGTTGTATAATCATATTTGTAATGTTTATGAGTTATAAATATAATTTTTTTTTTTTACGAAATCTCCAAACTATGTTAACGATCCTTTTTTATTTATTTTTCATAAGAATAGGAAGCATTCTATTCTTATGAAAAAAGTTTTATTATCCACCAATGTGCGAGACGAGCACAACATAGAAGAATGGATTGAATTCCATCGCAGGGTGGGATTCAATCATGTTCTAATCTATGACGATCGATCCGAACCGCCGGTCGAGACACGACATTCATGCTGCACCATCGTCCGGGTTTCAGGAGAGACCAAGAACGAATTGATGACACGAGCGATGGAATTTGCTCAAAAGAATGGTTTTGAATTTATGCTTCATCTGGACGGTGACGAGTACCTCTACCTTGGATGGCAAAACGGTGTGCCACGGTCGATCCATTCCTACCTGGAGGAGATCGTATCGGAGGATATTCAGGCGGTCTACATCCCGTGGCTCATGTTCGGATCCAACGGTCATGTCCATGAGCCACAGAAAGGATCGTGTCTTTATCCGTTCACCCGGTGCTCGGCGATGACACATCCCTACACCAAAACACTCGCTCGCGTGGACCAGATGGAGGGTGTGGAGGGTCCTCATCGATATCATTTCCGAAATACCACTCGAATCGAAAACACAATCTATGCCGATGGACGCTCGATTGTTTCCTATAGTCCGATCCAGCATCGATTGAGGAGTCGTCCCTCTTCCAACAGCATCTTTATTGCCCATTACCGGTCCCAGAGCTGGGATCATTTCCGACGACGTCGTGCGAGACCAAGGGACGATACACAGACCCGTTGGGAATTTCCATTTTCGCTGGAGGACGAAAACCCTCCTCTATTATTCCAGAAAGAGGCGAATGATGTGGAGTGTTTCTTGATGACACGCTATTTCGAGAATCGAGAAAATATATAAGCAACAATGGGCATCAATACACTTAGAAAACACCACATACTGGCAAAATAGGGTTTATAGACAATGTAACTGATAACAAAAAATAACAATATACAACTCACGGTTAGCAGAATCCAATAAAAAGGATAAAAGAGTGTGAGAAAGAGGATGCTCATCGCGACGAGATAAAAGAGCGACCAGTACGAGATATGAAACCACCATGGATAAAGAAGGTGTTTTGTGGTATTACGGACAATATAATCTTGGCTCTTCATCTTTCTTGTCGAAACTACTATAATAGCAAGGTAGAGGACGACGGTGATTGTCGATACAATCAGTTTCCATCTTGGCAAGGATACATTGGTATTCTTATAGTAAATCGACAAGCCTGCTATATAAATGAATACGATTTGCAGGACATTGGTATAAAATGTGGTATGTCCAAGAAGCGTCTTGTTCCCAATACCGGACCATATAAAAAATTCAAGCAATTGCATAACAAGGATGAAAAACCACAGGACACAAAATGCCATCAGAGGGCGTTTCTTTTCTTTTATTGCTGCGTGAAGAACAAGAAGATTGACGATAGTACCAACAATGAAAAAAGAGAGAGAGGATGTTGCATTCCAGCACATTTATTCTATAAAAAAAAATCTAAAGCTTTTGATTGTAGCAAATCAAAAGATGCCACAAAAAATTCCCAAAGTAGTCTACCAGACATGGATCACACGAGATATTCATCCCGTGCTCCAGGAGAGACGGGAAGCGATGATGAAGATCAATCCTGATTATGAATTTCGTCTTGTGACCAATGCCGAGATGGACCAATGGGTGAATGATAATTTTGATGGAGATATCCGAGATTGCTACAATATGCTGAGTATTGTGACGGCACGATGTGATTTTTGGAGGTACCTCGTCCTGTTCAAGAATGGTGGAATCTATCTCGACTTTGATTCCGAGATTCTCCGCCCTCTCGGCGAACTCATCCGAGACGAGGATGAATGCATCATCTCGGGTGAGGGATGCCCTAACTGCTACATGCAGTGGGGACTGATCACCTGTGCGAATCATCCGATCTTCCAGTACCTCATCGAGCTTATCGTGAATGAGATTAAAGAGGTTCGATTCCTGAAACGTACCGACCTTCATAATACAACGGGACCGACCATATTTACCCGAGCCATCGTGGACACGCACTACAGATCCTTGGGAGGCGTCATTTATCGGTGGGGATTGAAACGCGATTATGACCAGACGTTTACGCTAAAGACGGGTCATACCTACAGGATTTATGGTTTAGAATACAGTGGATTCTTTCTTTTCAAGCACAAGGACGCACATCTCATGTACGAGGGAACGGGCCTCGTCCACTGGCAAAAGGACAATTCCCCGCTCTTCCGTGATGAGGTTTCCTTCTTATAATCCAAGCCGACTCATTTTGAAAATTTTAAACAAAAATAAAAATATTGTTGTATAATAAGGAATATGAAAACCTATTCTCAACTTGGGCAAGATCTCGATGTATTGAAATTTTTAAACAATAAAAAAGGTGGTTATTTTGTAGATATTGGTGCTAACGATGGTGTCAACCTTTCCAATACGTTTCTTTTAGAACAGGACTTTGAATGGACAGGTATATGCGCTGACCCCAATACCTCAATATTTAACGAACTTGTCAAAAATCGACCCAACTCTATATGTGATTCAAGGGCTGTTTATTCTACAAGTGATTTGGATATAACATTCTCTCAAACCAATGACTCTCTCTATTCCGGTATCACTGAATATATAACCGTTCATACGAATCATTTGGTAAATTCCAATAGTATTAACGTAAAAACTGTAAGTCTCTTTGATTTATTGAAACAACACAATGCACCCAAGTATATCGATTATATGTCAATGGATACAGAAGGATCTGAATTGGATATTTTACAATCATTTCCTTTTGATCAATTCCATTTTCGAATACTTCATATAGAGCACAATTATGTAGAACCGAATCGATCCAAGATTAAAAATTTATTAGAACAAAACAATTATCGGTACATTGGCGAAAATAAATGGGATGACATCTTTGTTTATATTGAACCCTCCACTGATTTTTGTCGATTTTTTCTCGATTCCACCATCAATAATATAAAAGGCGACTCTTATAAAGATCGATTTACCGATGTCTTATCCGATCCCAATAATTTATTAATTCCACGTCATGTAAAAGCAGGTTTGATTGAAGATGATTATATTTATTGTCATAATGGTATCCCTGTTTTGAATCGTGGTTATTATGGTGATTTTTCCAAAATTTTACAGAAAAACAAAGGTTGCCATGAACCAGCAGAAGAGAGAATGTTTCAGCAGATCTTATCTAGAATAAATCCTAATGCACTCATGATCGAACTAGGTTCCTACTGGTGTTTTTATTCCATTTGGTTTCAAACTCAAATTCAAGGAGCCAGAAATATATGCATTGAAGCAGAATCAGAAAATCTAAATATTGGAAAAATAAATTGTCAAAAAAATAATGTCCAGGCAGAATTTATCCAGGGTTTTATTGGAAACAATCACATTCGAGTTTCAAATATTGTCAAAGAAAGAAAGATAGACTTTATTGATTTATTACATTCCGACATACAAGGGTTTGAATTAGAGATGCTCCAGGATATAGTGCCTTTGCTCTTGGAAAAGAAGGTTGGTTATCTGTTTATTTCCACTCATTCAGATTCATTGCATGTTAATTGTATTCAATTGCTTGAATCTTGTAAGTATAAAATCATTGCTTCGGCAGATTTTGAAACAGAAACATTTTGTTATGATGGTATCATTGTTGCAACCTTTGAATCGAATCCCATTGAATATACGTATCTGGGTTGCCGAAAACATACCAAATTAATCCAATAATATTATGTGCCATACTATATCTACTACTTGAGAATCTCTATAATAGATTCTCAAATTTGTCATTCATAATCCCAAGGTACCCAAGAATAGCAATAATAAATAGGCATCAAAAGGAATCAGAATGTTGAGGAGGACCCGAACCCACAGACGATCCGACCATAACAATAGAAAAGGAGATAAAAGAATGAACCAATGAAAGAGAGACAGACCAGCATGCTGCCAATATTGATGTCGTGGTTTGGTTTTATGAAACAAAAAGATGGAAACATAAGGAAAGAGACAAAATACCAGTCTTGACAAGAGAATGAAGATATAAATACACCACCACCACCATTGGGTATACCATGAGCGATCCGCAATAGACAACATGATCATCAGTATCACGGGAACAACAATCAATTCCACAATGAGATATATCTTTAGTTTATATTGAGAACCAGCATATTCACGGTCGGATCCTCGACGTCTACGTTTCCAATACGCATTCCATTTTCTTTTTTCCGATGGATCAAGTCTTTTTTGTAGAATGTGGGAAGGTGGTAACGTTCGATAATGTCGCTTCATGATTTTAGAAATATGACGGCATGCCTTCTTATAGAAAATCTCATCCTCGCCACATGTCTTCATGTTCTTTCTTTGATTCTATATTTTTTTTATATCAAACGATTTACGATTGAATCATCCGTATAAACCAGTGCACATTGACACAAGTAAAGAGGGTATAGACCATGACCCAGAAAATACTGATCTGTCCTCGTGCAAATGCGTATACCGCCATGCATCCCAATAACAATATACGAAACGAGACAAAGAGCGAGGGAAATAGCCATCGAGGCATCGGTACAATATGCCGGAGCGTCATCACAATGGTGGGTATCTCTGCAATAAAAGCGGCACATACTGGAAAGGTGTCGCCCGTCAAGAGACTCCCGATGGCAATCAATCCGGTGAGTGTGTGATGAATCACTCCCTCTAGCCATCGAAAATGACTTGGAAATCTCATCAAACCCAGATAGGCATCCACAAAAACATAGGCAAGGTAGAAACAGATACTATGGACACGATAATCGAATTCTTTGACCTCCATCTCGGAGCACGATGCTACGTGTCGATACATTATCATCCTCATCAATTCATAGATTCCAACCGGGGAGAGGAGGAGAGAGGTTGTGAGTGTACATATACGAAACATTTTAGCGCTTGGCCAGGAGGTGATTCCGTCTACGATTCGAAAGACGACCATGAGCCAGCATGCATATCGCAGCACCCATTCGATCGCCCCCGTCACGGGAGACACGATGGTTGTTTCACATATGGTGGCCATCGCAAGAAAAGAATGGAAGAGCATGGTGCACACGGTGCTTCCAATACCACTCGCGAATACATCGGCCATGAGATTAAAGAATAGCGCCATGAAATGGAATCCTATATAGTACCACAAGAAAGATATTCTGAGCATCGTAAAGATGGTTGCGATCACCGCCATAATGCGCAGATCCATCATTGTTGGTTGAAAGATATACCATACTCGAAGAATACGTGACATGAAAGGATCGGCTCGCTGCAATCGCTCACAAATCATGAGGCGGATCATCTCGCGATCCGCGGTGTGACCAATCGTCGAATAGGTAAGATGAAAATAAAAGGCGCAACACCAATGGACAAAATAGGTGATCAGTAACCATCGATCATGACTCTGATAGACACATATCATGAGAAACGATAAACCGGCACTTAGTCCCTCCAGCACACGATAGCAAAGAGGTGTTTGCGAACGTTCCCAAAACATGAATGAATTATTTATTTTTTTTGATTCTTACAGCATCGAATTTTCATTTTTATGTTGTAAGAATAAAACATGACGCCCATTCGATGGACGACGACAAGTACATGGAACGAGGACGGTGTCTATACCATGACATTGATCCCCTCCATTGTGCTTTCGTCTTCGGAAATAATCGTATGGGAGATTCGTTTAGAGTGGTTGTATTGGCGTTTTCGTGTATGCCGCGACCGCGGCTACGATGATATCGAGCTATGGTCAATCTGAGCGAGGAATCTCGACATGCGTCGCAACATGTAAAAGATTTGAAAGAGGGAATATTCCGATTCTTCCTGGAAGGCCCGCATGGGTGATGTATACCGTTCTACATCCGAGATGGCACGGAGGGACTCAATGTTATGAAAATCATGGTCATTAATGCCACGAAAAAGACGGATCCTCGACACCAGCTCTTCAATCCGATTGGAGAAGATGAATCCCTCTCTCACCGCATCGTAGCAGGCACGCAGAAAGGCGTTCTTGGCGCTACGGATTGTTTGTATATTATTACTAGTACTAGTACTAGTACTAGTACTGTGAAAAGAGGGAAAACAAAAATCACCCCGATTCATTTCCGAGTGTAGATAAGCATAGAATCGATCCGACAATCCATAAAGGTCGGACCATCTCGTATAAGGAAAAAAAAGCACAAGCCAGTCATGAATTTGTTCCATGGCAATCTGTTCTGCATCCGCATACTTCCTTGAACAAAAATCGTCGGGATCGTCCAGAGAAAATTCCTCACGCCCGATATCTGTGATCTGCACCCACTCCTGTAGTTTTTCTTGGTCAATCTCTTCACCGGTAAAGGGCAGACGATGGGTTTTGAGGATCACATCCAGGTAGGATGCATGAAAGGCAAACGATCGATATTCAAGACAATGACGCGGTGGCACCTCCACCAAACGATTCATCTCTGGCGTGGGCATCTCCCGACATCCCATTTCGGCATAATGTCGGGTCCTTGCGGCCAGTAACGCTTCCTTGTCCAATGCACCATCCCATCTCACGATTCGTCGTCGTTGTCCGATTGTTGGATCGATATTGGATCGAACGTCTTCCGAGAGATAGGCGATGGACATTCCTTTTTCCACCAATACAGACACCACGCGATTACGATTGTCTTTCGTAAATCGATCACTCAATTTCTCGATCCATTGGGAAGGATGGAGAATCTCGATGGTTGTCTTGGTGACGTGCAGAATGGCGGCATTAACATCCACCATGGGATGACCGATCCACCATGATAATTTTTTTATACCCTCCTCTCCCCTGCACATGCCTTCCACGATATAATAATGCAGTAGATTGAATCCGCACATACCTCTCATATTACAATCGATTGGATACATGAGCATGGTTTCCATATTGTTTTTCTGTACTTCCCATTTATCCATATTCACCAGGGCGTTCCATACCAGAGGCGTGACAAACGGCACCGCCTCTGTGATCCCATCCGCACTCGCCCCTGCCTCTAAACATGTCCGAATATTCCTGTCTAAAATCAGAGACACCATCAGACGATTACAATCCCGCATCGCCACTCTAGGCATCATTAACCCGATTTCAATCCCCTCCAATTCATCGATATGAATCGATTTGTGGAGGGGAAAACTCTTGTCGTAAAGATCCTCGACCCTCATTCTTCTTGCACGCAATAATAATATTTTTTACATTTTTGAAATTTATAAATAATCTATATATAGAGAGATTATTTATGCCTACATTTCACGTTCTTCTGGCCACTATTGGTAGACCGTCCCTTCAACGGATGATCGACTCTTTACAATCCGAATTATTGGAATCTGATCATCTAACCGTAGTGTTTGATGGGGTCCAACGCAATCATTGTGACATTTCAAACATGAAGTGTCATACCCATATATACGAAGAAAATACACCATTAGGATACTGGGGACATGGTATCCGAAATAAATATGCTCCTCTCCTAGAACAAACAGATTTTGTCATGCATGCCGATGATGACGATATTTATACGTCAGGCTCTTTTCAGTTTTTAAGGACAGAATGTAATGATCATAGCATACTGTATATAGCACAGATGAAAGCAAATGATTTTCAGTGTCCTATAGAAGAACGTTTGTGTAACGGAAATGTTGGCACACCCATGGGAATCATTCCATATAAATGTAATCAAATGTATGAATGGGGTCTTTTTTATGGTGGTGATGGATATTTTTATGAAAATATGTCCAAAGCCGTAACGGGTGTCGTTTGGTTAAAAAGAGTCATTTATCTAATAAAAGACTCTACATTATAAATAATTAATCATGGAAAGATTTAAAAAAAGAAAATGAATGGGCAATAAAGGATGATGAAAAAGACATTATTCCCGCACCAGATGGCAGCGATGGAGATGATGGAGGAAAGAGAGATTGCACGAAAGATTGTACATCCCAGTTATTGTATTGATCTGAACATGAGTATATATGGTGATATTACGGGATACGGGAAGACGGTCGCCATGATTGGGATGATATTGCGAGATAAAATGCCGTGGGACACGGGAGAGGAGCATATCCAGTCCTTTATTTCGGGGGTGTATGGAAATGGATGTGTGGTCAAGCGAAGTCTATTGGCGCTCAAAAGGATCAATACCAATTTGATTGTTGCGGCGACCACGATCCTAAAACAATGGACTGACGAATTGGATGAGACCTCCATCCGGTATGTGGTCGTGGTGAGCAGAAAGAAGCTGGAACAAATGGAACCGAGCGAATATGATGTGGTGCTGTGTAGTCCGAATTTTTATAATTCATTATTGGAGCGATTTCCCAGCTATGCATGGAAGCGATTCATCTATGACGAGCCGACACACACTCGTATTTCCTCGATGAGACAGGTGATTGCGGGATTTATATGGTTAATCACGGCTACCCCCGACATGCTTCTGCAGCAACAGAGATATTCGCATCATTTCATCTCGAGTATTTTCACACAGTACATGGATTATAATCTCTACAAGAATCTGATTGTGAAGAATGACGATGAATTTGTGAGAAAATCGTTCATGCTGCCAGAAATGTTTTCTCACTATCATAAGTGTTTTCAGCCGGTATTTCATGTCGTGAAAGATCTGCTGTCGGAATCCATCCTGGAAATGATATCAGGAGGAAATATCGAAGGTGCCGTGCGATGCCTCGGAGGTAATTCGACTTCAAATATTTTTGACCTGATCGAGAAGGACAAGAGAGATTCAATTCATCAGGCAGAATGGAAGATTCTACGGTTCGAGAGGATGGGCGACGAGGCAAAGGTTGTCAAATGGCGAGAGAGATTGGGTAGGCTTCACGACGAATTGATTCAATTACAGGAACGGGTGAATGCCATGATTGCCTCCTCGAGATGTTCCATCTGTCTGGAAAAACGACGCGAGCCTATTCTTCTCACCTGCTGTCAGAATATCTTTTGTGGAGAATGTGTATTGAGATGGTTTCAAAAGAATAGTTCCTGTCCACTATGCCGCAAATCCATCACGACAGAGCATCTCATCTACGTGAGCAATCATTGCCAGAATACAGAGGAGACTACTAATACTAGTACGATAGACGAGATCCCGCCCTCCAAGGTGGATACCATTCTTCGTATCATTATGGAGAAACCAGAAAGCAAGGTGATTGTGTTCTCCTCGTTTCAGGAGACATTCGATCTTATCCGCGAGACTTTTCGTGAGAATAATCTGCGTTTCGGCGAAATACGAGGAGGGGTCAATGCCAGAGAAAAAATCATCACCGAATTCAAAGAACAAGATCTTAATATCCTCTTTCTTCATTCCATGGAATCCGGGGCGGGGCTCAATCTACAGGAAGCCACAGATATCATCCTCTTCCATCCCATGTCCGATGCCATGCTCACACAGATTCGAGGCCGTGCGTATCGTGTTGGTCGCACCCTCCCTCTCCACATTCATCATTTACAATAATTTTTTTCTCTTCTAAAAAATAAATAGAAATATGAAAACACCAAAGCAACAGGAGCTGCCGCATCTGACTCAACAAGAACTAAAATTGTTGAACGATTTGTTGTATGGTGGCGAGTCGAAAGGAATCGAAAAAACAACAACGTCCAATTCCAATTCTGAAGAAGTAGATATGAAATTTAAATATGAAAAGGAAATAAACCGATCCTTCCGAAAAGACAAAGAACTCCTGTGTGCCAAAACATTACCAGAAATTATGAAATTTATTGAATCCATTATAAAAGCAGATATTGATATGGAAAAACAAAAAGTGAAATCTATGGCGATAGATCGGGAATCGAAACGTAGAGAAGGCAATCGAATCGACGCTAAAAAATCACGTCTTAAGAAAGCTCTATCAGAATATTTATATTTCAAATGTATCGCGTATTTAGAGAAAGAAGTATCGAAACGAAAGGTAAAAAAGGTAGAAGAAATATTTGAAGAATTTCAACGACAAAAAAAACGATCAAAACTCACAGGATAGATTCTTACTTTAGATGATTAGATTACGACTATTCGTGTGTATTTGTCTTTTGGAGAAGATTGGAAAGGGATTGAACAATGGTAGTGGCCATAAAGACGAACGTGGCATCGTAGAACCCAATGGTCTTGTATTGGATCTCCAATATGGTCCTGCATACTGGACTCGATGCCGTGAAGAACGAATAGACGATGCCAATCATCGATGTTTGTACACAGAATGTCGTGTACAAACAAGTAGCCGCCCAATGCATCAGCAGAAACAGCAGCATGATGCCGATAGTGTGGAGCCCGCCCATCAAGATTGGATTCATGATTATTCCTGTAAAATGTAGATGATTGATTCGTTAGTTATTCTTGAGCCATCATTAATAATGGATCGATGGTGGATCAAGAATATCAATTTTTGTAATGATGATGCTTATACGATGATCCAGGTGGAATTGTCCATGATATTGGAGATAACACTGATTGTTATTGCAATCATATTATTATAGAGAAAGGTACCCAAGAAAACAACCACGATTCCTAGAAAGACAGGGGTATTGTCCATCGCATATAAACGACAGAGTGCAAGATCCTTATCCGATAATGTTGTCATTTATGATTATTCTTATTTTGGATCTTCCATCAAAATCATTTTTTTTTTATTTCTATAAAGTATAAAATGCGCATTGGAATACTTGGAAACGGATTTGTGGGCAAGGCTACCCGCATCTTGGAAAATCCAGACGTAGAGGTTGTGGTCTATGATATTCGTTCAGACGCATGTGTACCACTGGGCATGACATTAGAAGAACTGGATCGCACCTCGGATCTTATTTTTTTATGCCTACCCACACCGATGCGTCTTGATGGTGGATGTGATACATCCATCCTGGATTCTGTCCTCTCATCCTTACAAAATCCATTTGTGGTGGTGAGGAGCACCGTCCCTGCTGGATTCAATGATAATAAGGGGTGTTTCTTCATGCCCGAATTCCTGACAGAAAAAAATTGGGCCAATGATTTTCGAAATAATTCCATGTGGATTTTTGGACTGCCCGCCAAAGAAGAATCAATCCTTACCCTTTTTCGAGAACGCGTCTCGATGCTGCTAGAATCCGCGCATCGGCACGACAAGATTGTGTCCTGCGAGACGCGTTTTATTCGTAACGGAGAGGCGGAGATGGTCAAGCTCTTCAAGAACGTCTTTCTGGCGACCAAAGTATCGTTTTGCAATGAGATGTACGATCTGTGTCGGCGATGTGGAATTGACTATGACGTGGTGCGTGACTGTGTGGCAAAGGACGAACGGATCGGAACTACACATTTAGCGGTGCCTGGTTACGGTGATCGTCGTGGATTTGGAGGCACATGCTTCCCCAAGGACAGCAACAGTCTCTATCGCCTCTGTGCAGAAAAAGACGTACCCGCACCGGTTCTTGGTGCCATTCTCTATCGCAACGAATATCAGGACAATCGTGAGAGGGAATGGCTTGGAGATGCTGGACGAACAATGAGCGCTGTCCACGGCGAGGTATTGTTGGTCGTGGGCGATGCCAAAGAGGATATCGAGGCCCATCTTGCCGCCTCTCCTCATCACCGTGTCCTGCATCTCGATCATCGTACAATCACTGGAATATCCGTGACAAATCGCTATCTATTTGTAGCGATGGAGAATCGTCTGGATCCTCCTCCTCTTTTTTATCCACGCGTCCATCGCATTCTTTTTGTGTGCGAGGACACGATTCCGCGATGCCAACTCCTTCTTCGCGTGCTGGAGCTCCGCGACTTGCACGGTGCCGAGATGGAGATCCGTAATGTGGAATGTGGTCCGCTCTCCATCGCATTTAATGAACGGATGGTCGGCGATATCCAAAAATAAGGAGAAGAGCATAAATGGCACATAAAGTGGACAAGAAATTAAAGGCGGCATGCAGCATGTATTTCTGCCATTTATGCAATTTCTTTTCATTTACATAATGAGAAAATATGTCGTCAAGAAAAAACGTAAAAGTCACTACAAAACTGGAAAGGATGGCATCCTGGATAAACACATGATGATGATTGCTCTGATTGAGGGGGATGATCGGGCGATGATGATGTTTTTTGCTCATTTTATTCTTTTCTGAAAAATAAAATGAAAAAAAAATCATCATCGCATCCATTCTGGACGGCGATGGTATGGTTTCTAGGTATTGTATGCGTTGCAATGATTGGCGGCATGGCCTATGTGCTGATGATGCTGGTGATCGATCTCGTGGAATCGAGCAATATCAAGATGGAAATGTCGAATGTGCTCACATCCTATAGTCCAACAGATCATGAAATAATACTCTCCACAACGATCATGACCATTATACTGATGGTGTCGAGCCTGATTTATATTGTCTATACCATAAAAACATGCAAACAACAATCCACCAGGGTGGTGTGCAGAGTGCGACTCTCCCTTAAGATTGCCTTCCTGACCATGACGACAATGGGGATGGCATGGGCCATCTATCTGCATCTTCATAATTCGCACACCACCATTTATCGGTGGCAAAAGATGTTGTTGGTGGTATTACTCCTCCCCATCGTCGTCGTATTCTCTGGTATCTTTCTCTTTCTTTTTGGACAAATGGCAAGTGGTATACCAATCTATGCATATTCATGGCCATAATAAAATGACGAGATTGTGACATCATATAAAGACACACGATCTCGGATTCATCAAACATGTGGTTTGTCTTGAAAGAGGGTGGATTCTTTCCAATACGTCATGTCATCACTCAACAGGACAAAGAATGGATCCTGGACGCGCCGATGGATCTCCTCTAATCCGGTGGTATAATATGAGTCGGGGAGCGGATTGTGAACCGTCGGATGATGTGTATAATCCCCTCGTCTCGCATGCACAATCACTGTCTGTGGTGAATCGAGGATAGGTCCGTATTTATCCAGGATGGTTTTGTCTAGATCTTTTGGAAATGTCAGAGATTGTTTCATAATGTCACGTATAGTCGAAAAATACCGGGAACTCTGGAAATAACCATGTGCTCGTTGAATATCTGGAGGTATCTCACGGTACGAAAACGTGGGCTCATGGTAAATTGGAATCAATGGATCGACGTCCTCCCGCACATACTTTTTAAATTGAGATAAAAGAGAATCTCTTTCTACTATACCGATAACAATACGTGAGTCCGGTTGCGATGATAAACAATTGGTTTCCAAGACCTCCAATAACATCGATGATGAATCGTGAACGATCTATTGATCCAGTCTCACTCATCGTCAATATTATTAAATTTATTACATATATATATAATGATCTAAAATCATTCGTATGGATAAATAAAAAAAAATAATTATGGAAATTGATCTATTAAAGACAAAAATCTATCTCGTTTCGACAGGAGAGGGAAAATATCGAGAGCGGTTGCGTATCAACATCATGAGGCTCGTGGATCGAGGATTTACTCGGATCGAGTATGTCAAGAGTGTCCCGGACGAGTCCATCACCAACAGTCTATCCAAGACGCAATTACAGATCATGGATGGCGAGGCGGAAGGAACAGAGCCATTCATGATCCTGGAGGATGATATTGACATTCGTCATTTTATCCGGCATCTGACGGTGCCTCGTGATGCGTCGGCGGTCTATCTCGGTGTCAGTTTAAATGTCTATCCTCACGCATTTGAGACCGTTGGACGCGGATTCGGTATAAGAAATGTGCAACCCTCGGATCTATCTCCTTGCGAAGCCAACGACGACCTGGTAAGAATAAAGGGGATCCTTACCACCCACGCCATCCTCTTTATGGATCGTGCGTTTACGAGAATGGTGGCGTCTAGAATCCGTGAGCATCTAGAAAAGGGATTGATGCAGCATGTCTGGCATGATATTATTATGGGATCCTGTCAATTGGAATATCCAATCTATGCACTCAAAGACATTATGTTCTACCAGTCTCGAGAATTTGGAGGAAGGGAGGAGGATACACTGGTTCATTGGGACGAGAATGTTTACCGTGCGGAGATGCCTGTAAGCCAGGAAGAGCTCTGAATCTTGTCGCCCAAGCCATCCACAAGCTCAATACCCAGACGCTGGCAGACCTCGGTCTCGGGAATGGTGGCATTGTTTTGGTCGCCACCGTTACAAAAAATATCAGGACGGACCTGCTCGAGTGTCTTGCAGACGGTCCTGTCCATATCGATGGACTCCACCACCTCGTCCACACACCGAAGAGCTCTCACAATCTCGATCCGTTCCTTGCATGGCATGAAATACTTGCCTTTTTTGAGAACGGCCTGATGATCATTATTGATAATCACCACAAGCCTTCCTTCCTCGCCGACCATCGCCTTGGCCCGCTGGAAGTACTCGAGATGACCGACGTGAAGACAATCACAATATCCCGATGCACAGATCGTCTTGCCGAGTCTGTTTGCCATCTGCTATTTATTCTTTCTTTTAGATTTTTTTTTCAGCGTCGAAGAAAAAACTGATTTTGAATCGAGAAATGACCGATATCAAAAAAGATTGAATTGAAAATATCTAACTTTTATTTTCCTCCATCTCCATTCCAGAATCAACAACAACAACACAGATCAAAAACATGAACAGCGCCATTCTCGATATGGTGGAGCAATACCAGGCGGCCTTTATGGATGCCCTTCTCGAGCGCTTCGACCATCTTTCCCGAGATGTGATGGAAGAGGTGTGGACGGAGGTGAAAAAGTCCAAGGTGCGTAGGACCAGGAGGAAGAAGCAGACGATTCCTTCGGCCTATGTGCTCTTTTCGAGGGAGAAGAGAAAGAGCGAGGCGCTCCAACAACTCGATTTTGGTCAGATCTCCAAACAGCTTGGTGTGATGTGGCGCAATGCCACGGACGAAGAGAAGGCACCCTTCATCGAAGAGAGCACCCGACTCCGCAATGAAAAGACCACAACCGCGACACCAGTCGCCACGGCCACCGAGCAACAAGAAGATCCAGATGCAACCCAGATGGACAATGAAGAGTCAACTGTGGAAAAGACGTCTGCGGAGAAATCCGTAAAGAAGGCTCCCAGGAAGAAGGAGACGACGGCCATTCCCGAGGACATGGAGAATGAGGAGGAAAAGGCGGTCTGGGTAGAATTGTCCAAGCTGAAATTGGCAGAACTGCGCATCCAATGCACCAACAGCAGCATCAAACCATCCAAAACACGCGAGGACATGATCCGTGCATTGTGTCATTATCGTATGACACTGGCCAATCATGGTCGAGACACCGATGCCGGAAGTATCGATGGTGATGGTGATGGTGATGATGATGATGGCGAGGAAGAAGTTGAGTGGTAGATGATAAAAAATTATTTTTTTTTCGTTTTATGGAATAAATATAAATGAGCGTCCTCTTATTTTTTCAGGGCATGTCCGTCTTTAATATTGCGATTGGGATCATCATCCTTTCTTACATCGGTTGGGATAAAAAAAGTAATGACATTCATTATGAGGATTGGAGGCGAATCCTCCTTCTTGTGTATTCATACTCCATCATTGCGACCTATCTTTTCGCCATGATATGGATGGGCAAACGGTCCATTGCATTGCTGTTCTTATCCCCCTGGTTCCTTTTCACGATTTTTGTGCTTCCCATTATGATTTCTCTTGTCCTGAACGCCTATTTGTATAGAAAAACGTCAGAAAAGCTTGACATTTCCACAATCGCCAGTAAGACACTGATTATTTTTACCTATATCGCCGTCATTCTTAATGTATTGTTCCTCTTGTTCACCATGTACTATAATACATACATCTATTCGCTCATTGTTACCATTAACGATATCACCAAAAAATCCATCATCTTTGATCCCGTCGATGGCAAAAAGAAATCGTCTCCACAGGAAGACAAGACCCGACATTCTCCCTCCCCGGAGATCAAGGCTCTTCTTGAAAAAGCCTGGAATCCAGTCAAGAAGGTGCGATGATGATAACTTTTTCGTTTACATGATGGTGCAACAACCTTTCCGTGAAAATGAAGAAGAGGAAAAAAAAAGAAGAAGGTCTTGTGCACGAGGTCGATTCCATGGATTGCTTTCCCAGCATGCCCTGATTTTTATCTGAATTTCACGAGGTGTTCTCGAAGAAAATTGAGGGCGGAGACCGTCACATACATCGGCACAGAAGGTTTGTATATCGTGACGGGGATAATCCCAGAATGGCTCCTTTTCCTCCCAGATGATGTAGAGGAGCATACCCAGGCTATAGATATCAATATATTCTGAGGCGCGAATACCACTACAATCCACCAGATCCATCATGAGTTCTGGGGCCATGTAACGGAAGGTGCCCACCGGCCCTCGACTCTTTGTGCTTGCATCCATCTCGACATCATTTCCATTGACGGAGGTATCCGGAGACGGAGAATCATCAAAATGCATGGCCTGAATATTCTGAAGACTGCGCTTTTTGTGGATCAACACCGTCTTACTAATTCCAAAATCGATAATCTTGCACATGCCATTTCGATCCAATAAACAATTCGAGGGTTTTAAATCTCGATGGATGATGCGTGTTGGTGTGCGCTGATGAAGATAGAGAACCGCAGTACATAGATTCCGCGACCCTGGATCTGTTGAGTACGATTTGTCCAACTGGTACGTACAGCATCCAACAAATTGCCCCCGTGCATCCATTCAAACACAAGAAAAAGTCGGTCGTCTTTTTGAGCATAACCCAAAAATAACACAATATTGGGATGATGAACCAATTTCAGAATCCGAAGCTCATTCTTCTGGTCCTCCACCGCAATCGCCGATAGATTCTCCAGTCTCTTGATGGCCACCTCGATTCCACGCCACGTCCCACGATGGACCACCGCAAATGCGCCGCGCGCCATTTCTTTACCTAGAATCATCTCGTGATAAGGTATCTCCCATTCGTCCATGATGATTTGATTATTTCATTGCGATGCAATGAAATCTATAAATCATTTTTATCCGAATTGGATCGAGGATTGGAGCGACTCCATTTTTCGTTGCCGAGCAATCGACATAAGATTTGGTGACACGATTGTTGTTCTGTTCATGGTATTATCATTCAAGAGAAGATTCATGTGTTGTCGGAGATAATGGCGTTGCTCTTCAAGAAGAATGCGTTGTTTGGGATCAAGAAGAAGACAATCATCGCCGTCAATTGGCGTTTCTTCCCAATGAATCTGTTCACGACACAATGGACAGGATACAATCTGATGTCGTCTCAAACGTCTCGCACACGTCACACACACACGGTGTACACATCTTGAAAATCGGACACTTACAATATCGGTGGTACAAATACAACATTGAAAATCCATAACGATTCTTTATTCTCAAGAAGAAAGAATTATTCTTTCATAACCAGATTTCCAGTGATGGGACGGCAAAGAATTTCTTCTTGGACCACGCTGGATTCGTCCTCGATGAGCCGGACAATTAATTGTGAAACATCGGCGACCTTCATCATCTGATCGGCATATTTCTGGAGAAGAGGCTCTGGAAAAATGGGGGTCTCGATCGGTCCTGGATTCACAATGATGACTTTTGTATTGCGCGTGCGAAGAGTCTCTCGTAGGCACCGACAATAATATTCGATGGCCATCTTGGAGCTACCATAAGAAATGCTATTGCAAGCATCCGTAAATTTGGTCGCAATGGAACTGATGAGGATGATCTTCTCTGCATGTTGGACAAATTTCTGGAGGATCATAACATTGGCAAGGTAATTCACATTGTTGATCTTGACAAAATCATGGAAATCATGATCGGGCAGATAGATCCCTGCATTCAATACAAGGATATCAATCGGGTAGGCGTCGCGGATGCGGTCCAGCACGCGGTCCAATTCTTCCAAATTCTCCAGATCACCGAGAAATTCGTGCTCTGCACCCATCGATCGTCTCTGGAGCGTCACACATCGATACATATCTTTGATGTCCTCATAAATCTGTAGACCCACCCCGGACGAGGCGCCCGTCAAGAGGATTGTTTTTCTCGTCATTATTTGTTTATTGGTATATCAATAAACAAATCCATGATGAAAATTTATAAACGATTTTGACACAATTAATTATATACTAAATGAGGATGAACCACTTTTCTTTCTTCTTTGTGATCCGTTGCGAAGTTGATCAATCTCTTTCAATAATTGTTCCATTTCTTTTTCATCTTTTTTCTGCATCTTGAATTTTTCTACCGTACATTGGATCACCTTTCGTACTTGTGGACTGACTGTTCGTACCACTATATTGTCATCGAACCAACATCCTGCTTTCGAAAATTTGATGAAATCCTCCATGATGAGTTTCAGTACAGGCCGAAACTGGGGAATTTTCATGATAATATGAAAGAATTCCTGATGATCACATACCGGAATGTCGACCGATAATTTATCATAAAGATAAACAAGGAACAAAGGATTAATCATTTATTTTTAGTCAAAAAAATAAAAAATAATTACTTCAGAAATACTCGGACGATACCGTAGATGACAAAGGCATTCCACAAGAAAATGGTCGTATAGATCATCATGACATCAGGATTGATATTGGTAAAAATCGTCTTGCGGGTGGACGTCATCCAATTCTGGATGCCGCAGGTGGCGAGTGCATAGTATTTAAGTGGAAGGAGCATTGTAAAATACAAGGGAAGGATACACATATTCCATAGATATTCGGTGCGAAAGCCGTGAAAGACAAGAAGAAGTGTGGTACGGATGCCAAGAATACCAAAGGCGACACCCAATTTACGCAGGAGACTCATCGGACTGACGGTAGGATTGTCGAGAGAAACATAGTTAAAGGTGGGGAGAAAGGACACGATAAGGAGGAAAGGGAACATGAGCTCGTAGGCGGTAATGAGCGCCAGATAGGGATTCTGTTCGGGAATGGCCCGGATCTGCCACGCCTGTTCTCGATAAAAAGAACGCATCCAACGGAGTTGTTGTTGAAGATAGCGATGGATCGTTGTGGGCGTCTCGGTCGATGCTACGGCAAAGGGTGTCTGTCGCGACAGGTATCCCTTTTTCATTAGAAGTAATGTGGCGTGACGATCGTCTCCTGGTCCTACACTCTGTCCACAACACGTCTGTCCCAAAAAATCTTCCAAGAATTCATCGTCGACAAGTGTCTGGCGATAGATGGAAAAAGGGCCGCTGCAGCAATTCATCACACCCATCGCCGACATGGCACTGCGCTCGATATTGAACGCGTAGGCATAGCGTGCGTTGATGATTCGCGACAGAATCGAGGACGTGTTAAAGATGCGGATATTACCCGTGGCACAACCGTTTCGTTCATCGCGATGAATACAGGACACAAGGGGATAGAGCGCATCTTTCTCGACAAGAGTGTCACTATCGATCACAACAATATATTCATTCTCTGGAAACTTTTCGCGAATATACCGAAATCCGGCATCCATCGCGTGTCGCTTCCCGCCATGTTCACACATGCGGATGCGACATCGGATCGGTACCCCCATCACCTCTTCCTCAAAAATACCCTTCATGTACATGTCATCCGGCTCGTTGCCATCGATAAAGGCACAGATCGAGGTAAGATTTGGATAATTCACCTCGAGCAATGATTTTACACATCCTGCCCAATACTCCGGATTCTCTCGATAACCAATCACAAGGAAAGAGACCGCCGGCATCGTTTCCAACCCTTCGAGTGCATCCCTCTTCATCTCTCTAAAATTCATAGTTGCCAACACAATTTGTAACACAAAATACAACATGATGATCATACCGATGTAATAATGATATTGGTGGAAGAGTGTATAAGGATAAAATCCCAAGGCGACCATCAGTCCACAGTAAATTCCAATACGTCCTATTTGATATATCTGCATGGTGTGCTTACTCTAATACAAGAAGAAATAAATAAAATTTACAAAGGAATATTAAATTTTTTTTAAAAAAAAAAATGTCTTAAGAATAAAGAAATGACGCAACAACAGCAAACACAAAAGTCTGAGACATTGTGGCAAAAATTATTCGGAAAGAAGAAGGAAGATAAAACAGCTACAACACAACAGCAAAAGCAGCAAAAGACACAACAAAAGACACAACAGCAAAAGCAACAACAGACACAACAAAAGACACAGAAGCAACAGCAAAAGCAACAGCAGCAACAGACACAGAAGCAACAGCAGCAACAGCAGCAACAGACACAGAAGCAACAGCAGCAACAGACACAGAAGCAACAACAGAAGCAGCAATTGTTGCAGCAGCATCTGGGACCAAAAAAGACACAAGTGTCTCAGTCATTGCAGGATGGAATGGAGGAGGTGGAACAACAGGCGGTGGATGCACAGCAGCTTGCCCAACAGGATGTTCAACAGGCTCAATCTAATTATGGTCTTGCACAGATGCAGCAGACCAAGGCAGAGAAGACGCTTGGCAGGCAGATCCAGCAATCGGATGGTGACCTTAATGAGAAGACCCTTCAACAAGCATATGACACACATGTGGCCCAGAAAAATACCCAAAAGGCGAAGCGCTCCCTCCAGCAGGCGGTCAAAAAGTCCCAGCAGATTGACGGTATCCTCGATGAGATCCGCAACCTTCGTCAGGAAGCCGTCGCTAATCTCAGTCGCCAAAAAATGAAGCGCCAGAGTACCACCTCCTACGATTTTAATGCCGACCCCAACAATGAATTCCTCCACATCAAGAGACCCAATCAGCAAATTACTTACGGGCGCAAGAACAGCCCCGATGGCAAGCGTTACAATAACATCCCCCGCATGGTGTTCCCCAAACAAGTCTTTACACCTTCCACCGAGACGACAGAGTATATGGATTAATTAAATTCTTCTTTTCTTTTCTTTCGATGATGAAAGAAAATAATTATACCGTCCGACATTTACATCCTATACATGTAACTGCAATTGGAGCACCGAATAAACACTGTCGCTGATTCATCAGAACGCCGCGTCTGTTTACTGAAAGAAAACGTTCGCTTGCTGTGACACCGCTTGCATTCCATGACACCCTCTTCTACCTGTGGTGGATTCTCCAAAAAATCATCCTGTTCTGCAAAGTCCTCGCGAATCGAATCAAAATTGGGATGATTCCACGCCACATTTTTCTTCTGTAACTGTTCCACCACCTGATGGATGTTGTTACAGTACATGAATTCGGTCGCCGTCTCGTAGGCAAGGTACTCCATATTGTCAAATAATCCTTCCTTGATAATCTGTTCTAGATGTTGTCTCCATCTCTTGATATTCGCCCTTTTTTTAAAAAGGATTTCGCCTAGCTTTTCCATCGATTCTTTTTGAAATTTGTTTTTCCAAAATCCAAATTCATTTTAGACCATGGTTGGTGGGACAGAAAAAAGACAATGAGTGTCGTTGTTGTCATGTCAAATGAGAAAGAAAAGCATCGTGCCGAGGGAACGCTCCGGGCGGCGCGAGAGGCGGGTGAATGGACGGGCGAACTTGTCTGGGTGGCGATTGGATTTCATCCGGATCCATCGATTACCGAGCGGTGGAATATCACGGTGATGAATCGGTCCATGATCGATCTTCAATGGCTCTGGGATCTACGCAAGAAATACCCCTTTCAAGAAAGTGATGGACGGGAGCTGTCCAAGCTGATTCAATTCTCGAAATGGCGGGTGTTTGATTGTGAATTCCTGAGATGGCGGTCCATGTTGTACCTGGATGCTGGTACCTATATTGCCAATCCCATTGCACCGTTCTTTGATGTCCCTCACAAGGGTCGCCTGGTCGCTCCCGATGACCGTTTCCCCTTTAACGATCCGGGCAAGAATTTCCGTCGACAATGGGATGTCGACAGTATGCCCGAGATTTACCATGATCTAGAAAGTTATTGCGCGTCCATCGATCCCCAGTGGTTGGATGAAAAGGGATACTTTCTGAATTGCATATGGCTCATGGATACGTCTCTAATCCATCCTAATACCCAGGATGATCTCCTTGTCCTCCTTCGTCGCTTCCCCATCTCCAAGACCAACGAGATGGCCATTATGAATCTCTACTACCATGACCAATGGTCTCCCCTTCCCGAGACCCACAATGACCACCGCCTCTTTGACTGGACTGAACGTTTTGATCACAAGACCAAAGACTATATTCTTTTGAAATACCCACGTGGGGTGGAATGAATCATATTGTCGCGGAAAATCCGCCAGCATTCCGACCATGTCCATTTTTTGCTTGCCTGTTCGATGATGGTGCGATCGAGGGTCAGGCATTTTGTAATCGCCGCAACTAGATCTTCATCCATATATCCGGTGACCCCTGTTTCGAGAATATCGATGGGACCGCCTACAGGGTAGGCTGCGACGGGACATCCCTGACTAAGGGCTTCAATGATGACCACACCAAATACATCACACCGAGAAGGAAATACAAACACATCGGCCGTGCGATATGCATTGGCCAGTTCGGTACCCTTTTTGTAGCCAAGGAAATGAACACGGGGATAGGTCTCCTCCAGACGCGCGCGATCCGGTCCATCACCCACAATCTGCACACGATAATCATCCTGTAGCCGGCATAGATCCTCCAATGTTTTTTCTTTGCTCACACGCCCCACATAGAGAAGTGTAGGCTTTATCCCCTGAGATGGAGGACGATACTCCACGGTAGAACGCAGTGCATCCCGATTGACACCGCGTGTCCATACCTCGGTAAAATTATTCATAAACTTGCCTTTTTCTAGCAATTCCCGGAGCATGGAAGGTGTTGTGGTGAGCACCTTGCCTGAATGACAATGGAACCACCGCATGTAGGCGTAGGTGAGCCATTCTGGGATACCAAAGAGATGACGCATGAATTGAGGATGTTTGGTATGGTACGACGTATTAAATCGAAGCCCGTAAAACATACAATACAGACGCACCGCAAGACCCAATGTGCCCTCCGTTGCAATATGAATATAATCGGGACGAACGGTCAAAATTTTTTCCTGGATTCCATACGGCCATGAAATCTTCACCTCGGGATAATAAGGACAATCAATATAAAAAAATTGAGAGGGATCCAGATACACCATCTCGTAATCGTCTTTGATTGCCTCTCTCTCCATATTACGATATGTAGTCACCACACCATTCACCTGATCTCGTAGATTATCCGTCACAATAAGAATAATTTTCTTCTTTTTATTCTTTTTACAGTGCACCACCCGATTATTTGGAAACAAATCCATTTTCTTTATAAAATTACATACTTAAATTAGAATGCTATAAAATATACATGAAAAAAAAAAAAAGAAATAAATATGAAGACCATCTTAGTGACGGGAGGGACTGGATTCATAGGCAGTCATTTATGTGAGAGGTTACTGAATCAGGGTCATCGTGTGCTGTGCCTGGACAATAATTTTTCTGGTTGTCTTGAAAACATTCAGCATCTCCGTGATCATCGCAACTTTGAATTTATTCGGCATGACGTGGTGGAGCCGATCCGACTAGAGGTCCAAGAGATCTTCCATCTGGCCTGTCCGGCATCACCCAAGGATTATCAATTGAATCCCATCAAGACCATCAAAACAAATGTCCTGGGGACGCTAAACATGCTGGGTCTGGCGAAGCGCGTCAAGGCCAATATCCTTCTGACCTCCACATCCGAAGTTTCCCACCGTCTCGCCACAATCCGAGACCTACTGGGGGAATGTCAATCCTGTCGGCATCCGGAGCTGTTATGACGAGGGCAAGAGGGTGGCCGAGACGCTCATGATGGAATATCACACTCATTGTGGCGTCCAGACACGGATCGCACGCATCTTTAACACCTACGGTCCTCGTCTCCAGCAATTTCATTGTTCAGGCACTCAAGAATGAGCCCATCACGATCTATGGCGACGGCTCACAGACGCGAAGCTTCTGCTATGTCGACGATCAGGTGAACGGCCTTCTCGCGCTGATGAACTCCGATTATTCTTTACCCGTGAACATTGGCAATCCCCATGAGATTAGTATCCTGGAGATCGCCCGGCGCATCCTCCATCGGACCCTCTCCCATCCGATGATCCCACACAGCATTGTCCCGACATTACTCTTGCACGCAATCTTCTGAATTGGGAGCCAGTGATCGACCTAGAAGAGGGCTTGAGAAGGACCATCGATTATTTTCAGACGCGTATACTTGAGCAATAACTTCTTTTTTTAAAAAAAGAAGTAAATTATTTAATGGATCGTTTGTTTGGCAAGTTTCTTGAGGATCTTGGTAAAGGAGGGATAGGTTTCATTAAAATCATTCAAGGTCATCTCGGGATCCGTGAAAAAGGGCAAGATCATCGAATGAAAAAGTATTTCTGCGATGGACTTGCCTTCTTTCGATATATGATGATAATTAAAATTGTACACACCCTTTTTTTTATTGGTCTCGATGGTTTTTAATAGATTTTCTATTGTTTCGATGCTGTATGTGTCCTTCATCAGAGGAAGAATCGCCATCAAGTCTTCTTCCGTGGGATTGTATCCGACATCTAATAATTCATCGATATCTAATCCCATTTCCAAATAAAGAGGAAAAATATCAGGATCATAGTTCATATCATACCCATTTCCCGCAAATAAAAAACGTACATAATCTATTTCGTCCTTTACAAAATGTCGTTTAAAATTATCTGGATCTGCTTTTCGTACATTGTTGTAGGTCTGCACGATATTATAAAAAGGCGAATGACCATTTTTCATCCGAAATTGGAAATTACGAATCATCCCTGATCGAAAATGACTCATGATAAGCTCATCCAATTTCTCACGGATGGTGTCCCATGTCTGATGATTATAGTCCGGTTTCTTAATTTCTTGTTCCACGGTTTCTTTCAAGTACTTGTTAAAATCATCAAACAGCTTGTTCATGTCCAATTCGCGTTTTTTTAATGTCTTTGTGACTTCCTCACGATGTTTCTTACCTGTCTTGATAAAACTGGAAACTTGAGCAGGTTGAAGGAAAGAGGTAATATGCTGATGAAATACTGCCGGATCTAAATTTGGATGCAATAACGGATTCACACCAGATGCTAATGGTTTTTTATACTCTGGTGTCTTCTTTTTCGTCTTCGTTGTCTTTTTAGGTGGCATCTATCTCTTTTTTTTATATAAACATGAATAAAAATTTTAATTTTTTGAACCTGTCGTCAGAATTGAAACGTGGATCGATGAGATACATTTAAAAAAAGATTTGTCAGTTTTACAAATAATAAATTATACTTTTTTATCTGTTTGAAAAAAAATCACAACCACAGACATACCCAATGATGCAGATCTACACTCTCAAGAGCACGATTCTCGAACGATGTCGCAAGATGAAGAATGGTGTCATGTTGGTCGTGGCGCCGACAGGATCCGGGAAGACGACCGCGTTCCGCAATATTGCCGGCGAGAATGAAAATGTCTTTGGAACGACAGTGATGATCCAGCCGAATCGGATGGCCTCCAAGACGATGGCGGTCAATCGCGTGCGCATGACGACACCGATCCAGCTGCTCGAGAATTATTTTCGTCATCGCTCGCTGGGTTGTCAGACGCTGATCGTGGACGAGGTACATACACGCACCGAGGAGTACGAGACGATTCTCCGCATTCTGGCGGATAGAGAGGCCAAGAGGACCAGGATCATCCTTCTGACGGCCACCGCCGATATGCCGTACCTGCGTGGGTATTTCCCTCACATGTCGAGATTGGAGTTGCCGATTGAGACACCGTTTCCGATTGAGATTCGTTACGAGACGGTGGAAAAATATCAGTTTCCCAACCATCGGATGATGATCCCCGATGTCGAGCGCATCCTGACTGAGAATCCAGAACACAAGAGGATCCTGGTCTTTGTCTATACCCGCGAACAGTGCGACAAGATGGCTAGGGAGATGAAAGGAATTGCCCAAAAGGATGGGATGGCCACCTTTGGTCTCTATGGTGGCATGACGGACGAGGAGATGGACGACTGGAAATATTTTCGTCAGATGAACGATCGTTTCATTCTCTTTGCCACCAATGTCGCCGAGACCTCCATCACCATACCGGGCATCTCCCTTGTGATTGATTTTGGTGTGCGATGTATCCAGAGAGGGACTCGTGTCATTCATGATGTATGTACCAAATCCAATCTGATTCAGCGTGCCGGACGAACGGGGCGCACCTGTCCGGGCACAGTCGTTCGTATGATGACTCGCGAACAATACGATCAGCGTCCCTTTCAGGATTCACCCGAGTATTCGTGGGATATGCTCGCCGTGAGGATGCTGCGCCATCGAATGAATCCCACCCACTTTCTTCCAGAAGAGGCGGATGTACCCAGTATCATCCAGCGTTTCCGTCGTCACGGTCTTCTTTCTTCCCGAAGCCACCTGGACCATGAGATGAGCACGTTTATCGTCCAATCTCCTCTTCTTTTTAAAAACAGCTGTCGACTCTATCGTCTTCTCTCTGGTAGACATGATCCTCGCACCGTCCTTCTCTTTATTGTGGCGCTCACCATGATTGATTCGTATGAATCCAACATGTCCAGAGTCTACTATTATTCTCCGGATCTTCGTCTCAGCAAATCACGATTCCTTCAATTCCTAACCAAGACATTTGTAGGAAGGAACAACAGAGATGAATTGGAGCTTCATCTCAACATCTACCTGACATGTGTGCTGTCGGAAAAGCCGGTCGAGACTGCCCAACAATTCTCTTTGAATTTCAGGACGATCCGGCAGATCTCGGGGCATATTCATCGGGTCGTGGAGTTTGTCTCTCATCACCACAAGATTGACCGGGATTGGAAGACGGCCATGGCGGATGAGGTGAGGTGGAAGGATCGATCGGCGTTTTCAGGGAAAGTTGTATCCGCGTGTCGTATCCACAATCAGAGCATGGATATTATCCGGACTCGATTTCTACACCAGTCCACCATTCCGATTGTCCGCAACAGTGATTTTTTGATGTCGTCCGATTGGTATCAATGCATCATCAAGCCTTCGGACGAGGATCGATCGAGTGGTGTGTTTATCTTCCACGTCGACGAGGAGGATGACGATATTCCTCATGTGGATGTGTTTATGTATACAAGGATGCCGAGCAATATCTTTCAGCACGAGATCCAATTTGAGGAACTTCTTCAGGAAAATGTAGCCGAGTTGGAGGAGATGCGCGAAGACATTTGTGCAAACAAGCAAGTCTTTCATTCGACGCTGGAGGATATTCGTGAAGATGTATTTTATCGCCCTGACAAGGAGGGATGTCAGCTGGCGATGAAGGATTTTTATGAATGTCTTCAAAAATTGAAACCCTAATCCAAAAGAAAGAAAGTAAATCGATATGACGAAATATACTATTCTTACCAATGATGGGGAAACGATTCCCTTTGAAAAAACTGATCTCCTCCTGTCCGAGCTCATTCGTACCATGGTTTATGAGGATGAGGCGGATGATACAGAGGAGACAATTGAGATCCCGCTTCCCAATGTGAGTGCACCGATTTTACATAATATTTTGACATTTACACGACATTATACAAAAGAGCCCATGGCCAAGATCCCTCGACCGCTTCCCAGTATTGATTTAGGACATGTTATTGATTCATGGTATGTGGAGTACATTGAATCGATCGACAAGGAGCAACCGCTTCATGATCTTATCAAGGCCGCGGATTACCTGGACATTGAGCCGCTGATTGATCTGGCATGTGCTCGTGTTGCTGTCCTTATCCGTGATAAGGAGCCTACCGAGATTAAGAAAGTGCTTGGCATTACGACCAAGGAAGATTGAGGATGGACTGTTTATATGTTTTTTTTTTGAAAGTGAAAAAAAAAATTAATCGTAACGTCCCTGTGCCATTGTGCCCACCAATTGACGCAGTTTATCGCGCTGGTCTGTCATATGAAAAACATGTTCATGATTACCGTATCGATCAAAGAGGGGCACGGCAGTACCGGCTCCCTCGCCGTCAAATCCTCCCTTGGGGAGCATAACACGGGCCTGATGGCTGTCCCTGGATTGGATGCTGTAGGCGTCCGCATTTGCTTGGATTTGACGAAGATCGACCGCTGCCGGCGTCGTGGCGGTATGAAGAACACGACGGCGCTGTTCCGGCAGATCTTCGGGCATGACCGTCATGGAGAAGGGTGATTGTGCATTGGTGATGACCGAATGAATCGGTGTCCTTTTCTGGCTCTCGGTGGATCGGATGACTGTATCGTGGTAAGGATTCTGGCCCGAGTCCATGTAGGTTTTACGAGAATCGGTGCTCTTGACCAGCACCTCGCGGATAGGATGAGCAACAATGTCATGATCGGAACGATCTCCACCGCCCATCATCGTCTTGTTCGTGGATGCGGTGCCACTTGTCTTGGTGAGAAGCGTGCGATGGAGTACCGCATCATGAAGGTAGGTCTGTCCCGCACCATCGTCGTTGGTGCGTGCCGTCTCGGCGGCCACGTTCAACCTCGGATTCAGTGCAAAGGTGGTTGTTGAGGAATCGGTCGGCATCGATCCGCCCTCCATGCGCACCGCCGATCTTGCCGAATAATGAAGCAGATCGTCGTGCACCTTTCCACCTCCATCCAATGAATTCGAAAGCACATCAACATGAATCGATGCGGATTTACCGGCCGCGACATCTTTGGGTTGGGCCTGTCTCGCCATATACTCTCTGGACATGCGTTCGTGCTCCAACAACGCTCGTTCTTTCCCGACAAGGTTGCTGCGACCCGATGCACGCAATGGATTGGCAATCAATGAACGAGGATCCACAATGGTATTATCAAGATCATCCCGAACAAACACCGAGGTGGGTGTGGTCTTGACTTTTTTATATAAAAAATCCTTGGTGGCAATCTTGTTGGTATCCGCATCTCTAAGAGGATGCTGGAAATTTTCCACCGTCTTGTTGGTACGAGCGATGCACAGGTACTTGTTTTTATTGATGAATTTATTGGTATCCATGGTATCCACATTAGTGCCACCGGTCTCACGACCCTTGTTGGTAAATGCGGTGTACAATTGCTTGTTTGCCTGGATGCGTCCCTTGTCTAGTGTCTCAAAGTCCGCATTGTTTCCATCCCGCTGCGAAGACGAGAGAGGGGTGTGAACCGAGATGGCCTCGCGATCCTCCGCGACACGCTTCCCATCCAAGAATTCAAAATTCTTCTCACCCTCTTCGCCGCGATGACTCCCGCCTGGATTGGTTCTAGCAAGCGCCTCCCTCTTTTCCAAAAGGATACTCTTTTTTTCCGAACCGGTGTCCCTCTCCTCACGCAACGAAGTGCGGTACGGTTGTGATCGAGGCGCCGTGGTCGAGAGGATGGGCAAGAGGTCGGTGATGGCACTTCGAGGAGCCTCCCTCACTGCCGCATCATCCCTCATCAGATCGCTCTTGTTGGTGTGCGCATCGGCATGCATCACCTCCTTTTGCACACACCTCTCCTGATCATTGCACGAGGCCGCCTGCACAAGATCCGGGAAAGAAGGATTGCTGTACGAATAGAACCAATTGCGGGGTAATCGACTGAGTGGAAGCAAATCCTCTTGGCGAAGCACGGGTGGACGTACATTCTCGACCTTGTACGGTAGGGAGGCTTGTGTCTGATTGCCAAAAGATCCTCCTCGTCCCGAATTATTGGAAAAATTGTCGTACGAGACCGACACCATGGGATTCACCCCCCTGGCATAGACATTGATCATCTCACAAATCCTGTCGCCCGATTCGTCCTGTGCATCCAGGATGGCTTGTGTATCCCCCACCTTGTCAATCCTTCGCGTATGAATCGACGAACTCGGATCCTTGATGATATTCATATTAGTTCCCCACATCTCGACGGACGGGAGCGTGACCTTGGACGACGTCCTCAGGCCGGAATAACTTAGACCTCCTGCGCTCATGGAATTTGTTTTGTGATAAGTATGTTTTCTCTTATCACAATTTTTTCTTTCTTTTGTTTCTTTTTTCATTGGCTGCATAATATATTGCCATAGATCGTTTTTTGTTTCTCAATAAACAATTCCGGGATTCGAGTCTCGATGATCGGGATGATGATATCTCTTGCGGCCGAAGTCGGTATATATTTCTCCATGTTATTTAATTCCATGTAGACCACCATGACCACTTTGCACGTCGTCTTGTCCAGAGGAATGAATCGCACACTGCCCGAAATGTTGTATACATCGTCGTATTCACATCGCACATTCAATTGAATCTTGTGCTCTTCTTCGTAAAAAATCGTTTCCTCAATCAGACACGTCGCCGTATCTATAAATTTTTGCGGTAATCTCTCCTTGATGATACTCGGGATAATGTCCACATTCGAGGCGCGGATCAATCGCGCCTTGCGGTACAATCGAGTCTCTTCCCTAATCTCTTCTAACAGCACATATTTATCCTCCCCACTATTCAGATATTCCGGTAATTTCTGCCGAAGAAGCCCAAAAATTTCATCCTCCGTCCCAGACAGCACAAAATCACGGATGAGCTTGACCATATTTCCTTATTTTTCCCTCCTTCTGTTAAATTGTTTTTACATCGACTTAAATGTTCCAATGATGTAAAACAAAAACAAAACGTCATCATGATGGAATGTTATCGTGAATGCGAACCGGTGGAGGCGTACTACATGCGATATGACATGGACGGTGACAAGATGGTGAATATACGCCGTGTCCGTGCCATTAATCCTTCCTTGGAGGATTCTCTTACCATGCTTGTACAGAATAACAAGCATTTTTTACTCGTGGACGCGCGGTGGTCTGCCCACACCACGATGGATCAGATGGATAGATTTTTTAATCATATTCTCAATAAGAATCAAGATGACATGAAATTTCAGAATGGGTTTGTGGGGATGGGATTACTCCGCATGACCAGGACGCTCTTTATGATGGTGATAGCAGCCACCAAGGAAGATGCAAACACCTATCGCGAAGCTTTGGTTCAAAACATGGCCTTTCTAAAACGTATGGTCGAATTGGATACGAATCATCGATGGCTACTAGAATCGGTACAGAAAGAGGATGTATTGATGGAGGTTCTGACTGAAATTATATTGAATCGTCGATCGACACAATTGCAATCGTTTCGATCGTTTGAGCTCGTGCTTCATCGCACACTTCACCGCCATTCCGAGCTTTGCAAGAATATGATCCTCTCGGCGATCCTTCTCTTCAAGACCTATCTGATGCGCGACCACGACACAATCAAGGATGCTCTCGACAGAACGTTTCAAATGCTGGAGATGCCGTCTTATACGAATCTTGATATTGTACAACTCCTTCTCCGTGAGATGTTCCCCGAACTCTCTATTCATGCACCTGCCATTCTTACGTCCAATCGGTTTTATGCGCCGGATACGCCCATCGTATTTTCAGATGGTAGCATCTTGCCCGTACGTACTACACTCCCTCCCGGTCTCGAGACCGAGATGGAAATCGAAAAAACGTTGGATGGATATCGGCTTATGATCGATCGTATCCATGACTATATGCCCATCTATTTCAACATCCCCGCATCTGGACATATTGTGATGAGATTATCGGGGCAGCCGATCCAACAAGACGATCCATCCGTTCTTGTCCGCGCCTTTTCCAGTCGTCCCTCCAGCACTGGTGCGTTCAAGGGAATGTATGGTCTGACGCTCCATGGTGGTATCGGCAATGGCATCCACACACCCCCCCTCCTTCGCGAGTCTCCATCCTTTCTTCGTGACGGCGCCAATATGTCCGTCGAACTCGGCACCGTTACCATGGATCACCATAGCTCGCAGTTGACAACGCCCTCCTGGTCCTCTCCTCTCGTGTATCCACATCCGTGTACGGCCCGTATCGGCGCCATTTATTTCAAAGGTATCAAGAATGTGGTGTTCACAATGGAGGAAAAGTAAATTATTAATATATTTGTTATAAATAAGAGAACGATGCCGATGAAATTTATACCGGATTCTACGGATCAGAGTCCGGGCTATCAGATTCATCTTCTTATCATGCAATTCTTGAAAACAGTGGAGACCACACCGGGTGCGAATCCACCGGGAATTGCTCGATGGTATTTTCTGATGGGTTGTCTATTTTGGAACAGCTACTCGATCATGTATCCAGAATTCCCCTTTGTGGATGGTTTTAGCGCGCCTCGTGTCAAGATGAATCCAAAGGCACCCGCCACAGAATGTTTCCAATTTTTCATGCAGTTGATTGCCGTGTGTTACCAGCAATTGGCAATCACCGAACTCCCCACTCTTCCTCCCATTCAACTCCCCGCCAATACCCACAATTATCCCTACATCCAATCGCAATTCCTTCCAGCAGTCGCGTCGTACCTACAAGCGCGCAAGAACGACGGCTACTATACAAAACAGTCGTTTGATTTCCCCAACAAAGGACATTATATTGAGGTGAATAGCGGCACCACCCAGAATCTGAAGGAGGATCTTCCTTCACCAAACACATGGACGCCATTGAATACCCATTTTTCGAATGGAACGAACAAGAAACAGCAGCCATTGCAACCTTTTTTTGGCCAGGTTCGGAATTGGTTGTCTTCGGATCAATTGGCGGCGATGCATCAAATTGCGGAGGACAATTATCCGTCCGAGGATCTTTTCAAGATACAGGAACAGGACATGGTGGATCTCCAATCTCAGCTCACGGAGGATCAGAAGCTCAAGGCCGAGATATGGGCCGGTGCACCATCTCCTAGTTCCACGCCTCCGAGTCAATGGATGATCTTTCTGGCTCTCATTCTGGCCGACAATTCATATCCGCTCAAAGAATCCGTCGCACTTCTTGGGGGGGTGACATTTTGTCTCTTTCATGCCGGAATATGCGCGTGGGATGTAAAATACAAGTACATGCAACCACGCCCCATTCAATGTATTCGTCGGGATTATCTTAATCAACCGGTCTTTAATACAACCATCCAGCAAGATGGGAATGGAGGTGACTGGGTGCCCTATCAGAATTCCAAACTCTACACGCCTCCTTTCCCTGACTATGTCTCTGGGCATTCCACATTCAGTATGGCCGTGTCCATGTTTTTTCAAATGATTTTTCATTCGGATACCATTCCCATCTGTGCCATGATTGATGCGTCTTATTTCCAGATCATCGCACCTCCTTACAAGGCAAACAACAATCCATCCACTATTGCCAATTTGTATCTTGTTCCTCACTGTAGCAGTATCGACCCCTCTCTTCCCACCACCATGATTGAGTTAGAACGGAATACATGGTCTTCTCTTGCGAGAGAGATTGGTTTCTCCCGAATTAGCGGCGGTATCCACTGGCTCAATAGCAATATGGGCGGCTTTGCCATCGGCCAATGGGTGGCGGAGCAGGTGATTCATCAATTCGATTGGAATAGTTTCCATCTTAAACTATAAACTATAAACTATAAACTGGATTCGAAGACAATCAAGAAATCTATCTATCTTGATTCAATAAAGAAACAAATGAATGAATAATATATGTGTAAAAATATAATAAATAATAAATAATAAATAATAAATAATAAATAATAAATAATAAATAATAAATAATAAATGACAAATACACAGCCATATATACCTACGAAGCTATCGATACAAACACAACAAACACAACAAAAACCACATCCACAACAAAAACCACAGCCACAACAAAAACCACAGCCACAACAACAAAAACCACAGCCACAACAACAAAAACCACAGCCACAACAACAAAAACAACAAAAACAACAAACACAACAAAAACAACAAACACAACAAACACAACAAACACAACAAACACAACAAACACAACAACAATTGACACTACAACAATTGACACAACAACAAAAAAAATCAAGGCAGACAAAACAAAGACTACAAAGACTACAAAGACTGACACATTTACCTTCTTTTGATCAATACATGAAGGATGTGAAATTTGAAAACATTTTGGATCTAACAATTAGGTCCAACATATTCAGTTTATTATTTGACGATAACCTGGTACAGAAATTTAATACAAGTTTTAAGAAGATGATTCCCGAATGCACATTGTCATGTAAGAAATGGGTCACATGCTCTAATTTTACAGGTTGTGATAGCATAACCTTCTCAAAATGGATCGAAAAGGAGACACATTCTACTGCATATATGCTAAAGATTATTGCAGGTTCGTGTATCCCATGTGAATCTGCTAAATTAATAACATTTCGTGTAAAGGATACTGGATATCAATGGACAGGAAGATGGAGTGACGACTCTGCCAATATTGAGATTGTAATTCCACAACAACCCGGTGACGGTGTTCTCATCATGGGCCTCGGACCGAGTGCCTCTGGAAAGACCGCGTCGGCAAAGACGATTCTTGGATTATTATCCAAGACGATGGCATCATTTCCAACTCGATTTATGACGATTGATGGAGGAACGTATCGAGAAATGTCATTTTTTTATCAAGCCATTGTAAGTGATGCTCTTCTTAAAGGTTATGCTGGATTATCCAATCTGGTTTCTTCCATAGGTGGTTCTTATCTTTCCATGTTCGATTCAGGAAAAATCAAGAAAAGTATTATCAAATTCCTTCAAGCTCATCCGACTATAAAATTTAATCTATACATTCCCGATACAATGTGGGATGCAAAAAAAATGAAGACATTTCAAGCATTAACAAACGGACGAACCATTGGACTCTTAATTTATCAGCATGTTCATGGTGGTGATCAATGTCCGTTTCAATCTCCTTATACATGTGTTGGATGCACGGAAAGCGGCAAGGCTCGAGAAGGAGGTGAAGGTAAGGCGTACAGCAATCTCATGTATCCTACGTCCATGCAAAATGGATTACAATGGATATGCAAGGCTGGTACAAAGCTTGTATATCATAATTCGGGACGCAGAGAAGGAAAAGCGGTTATTTGGGATATATCACAATCACTTCAACCCTCAGACGCTAATACACCCTATTATGTGATGCCCGTGTCCAATAATACAATCACGGATCCATCCATTTACAAGGACAATGTGAAACGACAAGAACACAAATGTGGTTCTAGCTAGCATCATTTTTTATTTCCAAAAAATAAAAATTCCATGTTATGTAGATGGTGGTGGTGGTGGCAGCAGATTGCGGATGTCTTCCTCGATCTCATCAAGGGTCTCATTGGCCTCCAGCACAAAGATGGGGATGGAGCGTTGGAAATTGTCTGTGACTATGGCAAGTACCTTGTCTTGTCGCTCCATCGTACTCTCGTCGCGTGCCGGTGATCCTAGTTTCAGGCACGTTGCAAATACATAACAGACCAATCGCCGCATGTCCTCGATACAAAAAACATTGTGCTCGATCTGCTGCCTGAAAAATGCAGGGTCCAGCATCTCCTCGATCTCCTTGGCCAGGTTGCCATTCTTTGGTACAAGATTCAAAAGTCGATCCCGGATCTCGGTGTAGAGCCTCGTCAGCCACTCCGGATCAAAGTCCGACGCCAGAAAAGCCTTGCGATATGCCTCCCTAATCTGTGTCTCCATATCTCTCTATTTTATTATTTTATAGCATTGCTTTATATGAAGTAGTAAACATACATTAGAAAATTGTATCGTCATGGTAATATTTCTAATGTTTTTAACCAAGATAACAATTTTTATTCTTCTATCATCCATGTTCCGTGTATCAGCGGTTCATATCGAGCCAGAATCTGTTTTGGTGTGAGGCAATCGATGCCTTTTTTATCCACATACTCTGGATAGGTTCGTAGCGGGTGATGGCGATATTCGACAGGGAATCGAGAGGTAGGAAAATAACGGACATAGACCACTGCTCTGCGAACCGGTGTCTTTCGCAGACTGTTGAGAGGATTATGTACACATCCCGAATCCCAGATCACCAGGCTGCCTTTCGGTGTTTCAACGCGCCGTTCCACACATCCTCTGGCCTTGAACCATTCCGGGTCCAAATTTCCTTGACAGTCCTTGATATGATGATGGCTACCCTCCCAAATCCCGAGACAGGCATCTTGTTTTGTGATGTTGGTCAGCGAGACAAAGCCCTGGTAATTGGATTGTGGGTTGAACGGATTCTCGTCGATGTGCCAATTGCTATGAAAGGAAAGAGGCCGCTTTGGAGGCCGGTAATTGAATCGATCAATGTACAAATAGAGTGGCTCCTCGTCGTACAATTCCTGAAAAAGACGACCGATACTTGGTGTCGAACGAACCTCCCAGAGCGTCCGAAGATTGTCCAATCCATGAACGACACCATTTGGCGCCCTGTCCCTCACAAATGCCTCCCAATCACCGTCCACCACCACATGATCCATCGTCCGTGCCAGATGCCTCACATGCCGATCACACTCCTTTTCGGATAATACACCCGGAATTACCACATATCCTTTTTCTTTTAATTCTGTCTTCCAATCCATTTTTTGTCTTTATAGAATCAACTCTTTATAAAGACTGTATTCATTCGAGTTTGAGTCAGAGAATATACATTCTAGATTCGAGAATAAAAATGAAAATAGTTCGTTCATTATTACCGTAAAGGTGATCGATTATACGAATGTACTAATATTGTTTTTTTTTTATTTCCAGCATGACATTCAACAAACAGATCTGTACCGTCGAGGGATGTCTTGAGAAAAAAACGAGTTACAAGAAGTCGGCCTATTGTGCACCGCATACCTGCAAGGATCTCTTTTGCAAAGAGGCCACAGCCAGGCTTCAAGACTATTGTCCAGGGCACGGAGGATCCAGACGGTCTATTGCCTCGACGGCCCCAACGTTTTCCATGATGCGTCCTACAAGTTCCAGACAGGAGGTCAAGAAAAAAGAAATTGATTACTCCCTCTGCACCATCCATGGATGCCATAAAAAAAAGACGCCTTTCAAGTGCTCGGACTTTTGTGCCAATCACACCTGCGACGATTCATCGTGCAAGAACATCAAGATGAATGATCATCCCCGATTCTGCAACCTCCATAAGTGTGACGGTCCCGACTGTCGTGAACATCGCTACACCAACGTTTGGCCCGGGACCACCTTTTGTCTTTACCATGCCTGCAATAGATGCCATAGGAGGCTCGCGGTCCTCGGTCCCGGTAAATTCAAGTACTGCACGGATTGTGGTGTCCGCTGCGGTATCGCCGGCTGTGATCTTCCTTCCACCGACATCAATTCGCGCTATTGTGCTTCCCATCGATGCCTCTATCCACAATGCGACCTTTTGAAGAAGGGACGCGAATTTTGCAAGACGCACCAATGCATTGGTTGTCTCGGACTCCGTGAACATGGTGAGGATAAAGAGTATTGTGACAATTGCCTCTCTCGCTGCGTCGCGGCCGGTTGCCAGGATGCTCGTCCTTCTGATCACAAGGATCGCCTGTATTACTGTGACAAGCACGGCTGTACGGAATGCCATGCCAAGCACAAATATTCGTATGAATTCCATCGGGACTCGGTCGTGTCTGACAAGTGCCAGAGGCATACCGTCCTGCCCATCCTGCCGGAAACGAGGGAATGGACCAAGGAGATCCGGAACGCGGCCGGTGCCTGCAATGGCGCCATCCGTCAGAAACTTGATGCACAGGAATATAATTTGATTTGCCCCCTCTATTGTTCGGACGGTTATTGTCGGTGCGAGATGATGCCGCGCATCAATTACAGTATGCCGATGGATCAGAAGAGTGTGTCACGAGGAGGAGAGCGTGTTTTTCTCCTGTCCGAGACGGTAGGTGGAGAAAAAGGATCGTATGCCTGGACCATCCCTCGCACGGGCACCGGCGATATGATTCGTTTCGAATTGCTATCCAAAAAGAAATACTATAATGTATGAGAAGAAGATGAAACTATTTTTTTTGGTATAATGAAATGAATCGATTACCGGTAGATATTGTAGGACATGTCTGCGCATATCTGGATTGTGGAAGTATTCTGAATCTGAATCTATCTAGAATTTGTCCGATACCCTCCCATCAACAAGAAAGAATGACGAAACAAATTGATTGGATCCGGGAGAATTATCCGTTGTTTATTCTTGAATTATTCACAATGGAGACGATGCTTTCTTATCCCCTTCTGGAGGAACAAAAAGAAAATCTGATGATTGAACCAGAGGAAATGACGAATGCCGTCATGCTGGGAAAGGACGAGTTGGGACGATCTTTGATTGCGATGCGCACCATCGATGAGAATCAATGCCAGTGTGTGACGATTTTATTCCAACGGTATACAGACAGCAAGACTATATGGATGTGTCGATCTAAAAGCCTGGATGGCTTTGCACAACCCGATATGAACATTCTTTCTCATCTATGGCTACGAAACAATATCAGGAAATTACTCAACAACGATCCACAACTGGAATTTCCTTATTACATGAGAGAAGAACAAGTGTATACCAAGAGGTATTATTTAGTTTGAAAAAGAATTCTTGTACATTCCTGGAGAAAGATGGGATCGGAGAGGATCGAAGAATGATCCGTTCCAGGAAACTCTTTGGAAGCCGGAACAATGGACCAGGAGCGAAGAGGCAGGGTAAGACTCTCGTTGGACACCACACCATCGCCGTCCGGAGAGGTGACATGATGAATAGGATTGTTCAAGGAAAATGCGGTATAGGTGCTGCTGGCCCGGCTATAAAGAAGCACCGATCGTAGACTTGGAATGTCCCGGTATCGATACTGCTTCCGTGGAACAAGAAATTGATGGTAGTCTGGGTGCTGAGGAAATAGATCTTTGACTTGTAGATCGGGAGAGGATAGGACGCTGCGATCCGGATCTGTCCAGGGAAGGCACCAGAAAAATCCGCCGAATCGCAAGAGACATTCGCGCGATGGAAGAAGAGAGATGGGGATAGGAAGAGAGGCGGTGATGCCTTTCATAAGATAGGCCAGCGGCATCACACTCCCGTCAAAGGGACAATTGATGTACACAATGGTATGGATCCGTGCCGAGGCGGCGGGACGAGACGAAAGAAAATCGTGCATCAACAGACCTCCCAAACTGTGGCAATAGAGCACATACCGACGATCCGATGGCGACTGATTGAGAAAGAATTCAAATCGATCGTACAGTGTTGAAAGATACGACTCGTCCATGATACGTCGAAAATCATAGGGAAAGCCGTGCACAGGCGCGGGAAGACTGTCGATCAACGGCTGGTAGAATCGATTGCCAAGAAGCGCCCGTGACATCCAATCCCCCGTTAATATACCGTCGATATTTCCAACCTCCAATGTATCGATGGTATGATTGGAGCACATGGAACGAATATCTTGTGGAAATGGACTCGGCCAAATCCGTTTCTTGCCTTGATACAGGTACGATCCTCCCATACCAGGCACCACGATGGCATGAAGTGCAGACGAAGACGTAAACGATGTCACATTCACAGTCAACATCGTCAGTAATAGGATGGAGTATGTTACCATCACGTTCCGATGGATCATGCTCTATATATATACGCACACACAATTTTTTTTTTCAAATTAAGAAAGATCTTATCTAAATAGAAGATATTAAAATTATTTTTCCAAGTCAATAATAAATACATGAAAAAAAGAGTTCGGTCTTCTCCATCGCCTTCTCCTACCATTCCTAAGAAACCCAAGATCGCCTCGCCCTTGTCACCGGGAACCGTGGCCAAGATGACGGCAACGGCGATGGAGGAGGAGATTCGATTTTTGAGAGAGATGGAAAAAGAATTAAAGACATTATCTCCTCGGCGTATGTCAAAAGAGATGAACAAGATGTTGATGGAGGTGATGTCGCAGCCAAAATCTTTGGCAAGTGATTCGTCCCAGATTCGGCGATGGAAGATTCTTTATCGTGCATTGCAGAAACGACGAGACGATTTCCAAGAAGCGCTTATTCTGAATGGTGATGAGCCGGTCTCGTTTTCCATACCCCTGGAACCCAAACATCTGTACCAATTGGATGTGTTGTATACCAAGGCGGGAGAAAAGAATATGAACCGTCTGATTAATCACTTTGTAAACCTCTTGTATTTTCGACAGACCAAAAAAACACCACCTCTTGTCAAAACCAGGGCCATGTTGCCGTTTCCCAAGTACATGGAAATGGGAAATACCAAATTAACACCAGATCTGATCCTTCGTGGTATTTTTACCCGTCATTCCACCACCTATCGACGCGATGAAAAAGTTAATCTCCCGATCTGTATTACCAAGGATATTGTCGATGACTTTACACCAAGCCGTAAACGAGAGCTCGCCGAGTTTCTGTTTTATAATACGAACCATGAATTTGTATTGAGAAAATCCGAATACAGTGCGATCAAAAATCTCATCAAACCAAATCCTACGATCGAGTTTCATCCCCTCCTACAAAAGGCGTTGACCATGTCAAGAACCAACCTTGAAACCTTATCGATCGACGAGATACCCCTGTATTTTATTCTTTCCTCCAAGAGTCTGAAACATGCCATGGTGACCATCCTTTATCAGAATCGAGTGTTTTCTGTTGGGTTTGGTTACACGGGATCCATCCTCAAATACACGAGAAAAGGAGAGGACGACTTTTTGAATCGGATGCTTCGTGAAAAACATTTGCACGATCGTGGTGCACTCTACACACCTGATTATCTGTTGAATCTTTTTTACGAAAAGACAAGCCAAACGTATTATCAGTATAATGTCGTCGATGTTGGTATCCTGACCAAGCAGCACATGGATCGCATCCAATCCTTCTTTGGGAAAGTCGTCGACCTGGAATTCAATATTGGTGAGAAAGTGACCACCGATGGTAAAGTCGTATTTTACAAGTTCCCAACACAGCCCAAAACAGAACAGCAAATGAAAAATCGTGAACTGGATGGGAGCGTCATTCTGGTTTTGGATCAGGTGTATTCCGAGCTGTGCTTCAAGAAGAAGTCCGCGACCATGAATTGCGCCGGTTTCATCGACACGGTATTTGCACCCGCTGTCGATTGTAATTTATTCCTTGGTGTGGTTCATCCCACCCATTGTCGAAAGACCAATGGGCACAAGATCAGCGGTACTGATATGGAATCCCTATGTATCGCGTTCCAGGAAGGCAATACACGTAAACTTCTTGATCTCCTCCATTCCATTCATGAGTGATATCAGTATTTATTTTAAAGAACTATTCTTACGAAAATTTTTTTAAGAATAAAGGGAAGAATGCAGCGCGATGTGGAATGGCAGCGTCGTCGTGAGAAGGATCCTCAGCGACGAATGTATCAGAATATTATCAGCTCTTCGCCATTGGATACCGTCTTTTTCAATCGATCAAAATGGAACAAGACGGAAGAAAATCCGACCTTTACGGAGCAACTCCTTCCCAAGAATCCAGAGCCCATCACCGACCAGAAACGATCGGGTAGGTGTTGGGTATTTGCGGTACTCAATATGATGAGGATTCCTTTTATGCGTAGGTACCGTCTGGATTCTTTCCGGTTTTCGGCCAATTACGTGTGGTTCTGGGCCAAGTACGAGAGTAGTGTGTTTTTTCTTCATTTTGTCCGAAAGAAACGGAAAGAATTTCTCGACAAGAATTCTTATGAGCGTCGGATGTGGCTTGGAACCATTATCTCGGACGGTGGTACCTTTATGAATGCACAAAACATTATTGAAAAGTATGGTGTCGTGCCGTACTCGTTTCACAAGGAGACGACGCACTCCACGGATACGGATGAGTTGATATATATCCTGAACCGCAAGCTTCATGCCATGGCGCACATGATTCTTGAGGAGGAACGATGGGAAATCAAGACATGGAGCAGGGATATTTTTGAGTGTCTCGCCATGTTTCTTGGCAGTCCACCTCTGGTTTGCAGCTTCCAAGATAAGGAATACACACCTGTTGATTTCTATCGGAAAAAAGTCTTGTCTGCCATTAACCTCTCCACCTTTGGTATGATAGGCAATGATCCGCGACATTCCTATCACCATCGATACGGTCATCCCGATAATGGGCACGTCTGGGAGGCGGAGAGAGAAAGTTTTGTGAATGTTTCGTGGAAGGAGATGGTGGAGCAGATACGAAAGACGATTCGGACCAAGAAGATGCCGGTGTACATCACTTGTGCCGTCAGTGAAAGCTATTTTTCTAATATTCCCTTTCTCGATTTCGATCTTGAACACAATTTTATTCTCTCGGATACGTTGAACAAGAAATCAAGACTGGACATGTGTGACATCAGTCTTTCTCATGCCATGGTCATTGTTGGTTATGATGCAAAAAAAGGCATCTGGAAAGTAGAGAATTCATGGGGTAAAGTCGAGAATACTCAAGAAGAAGATCTACCCCATTTTTTCACCATTACTGATGCATGGCTAGAAGCCAACCTCTTCAAGGCGGCCATCCCGAAATCGCTGATTCCTTCCTGTCCCAAGAAGATTCAGTTCTTACCTCTATTTGATCCAATGGCATGAACGATTCGTCACTAAAAAGTATAGAGATTGTAATCTCGAAATAAAATTTCTTAAATAAGAATAAAACGCTTCATCAAGCCATGTTTAAGAAATTGTGGGAGATTGGCGGAGAGAATCCTTATCGACTGCGCATGCGGACGAGAGGATGTCGAGGTATTTTTGCCACGGTGGATATTCCTGCCGGCGTGCGCATATTGGAGATTCCGGAGGAACATCTCATGACGATCGAATCCGTCTACAAGACCGATCCTGAGATTCATTCTGTCTATCCCCGAAAGACACAAACCAATGATCGTCTCATCTATCATCTGTACCTGCTGTTGACGGGTGCCGTCCAGCCTACACCCTCGGAAAAAATCTATCTGACATCGCTTCCCAAGGACGTGTCCAATTTTTGTCTGTTTTACGACGAGTCGGTGCTTCGTCCGTTGAAGGGGACGTGTTTCGCAAGAAAAAATGATGTGGACGGCGATCTCTTTCATTCCATCGACAATTACCGTCTTCATTACCAGCAGATGATGGATCGTCTCGACATCCCTAAAGCATCCAGAGACGTGTACCTGAGGAGCACTGTCATGGTCAACAGTCGCGTCTTCCAATTTCAAGATGGAAGTAAGGACAGGATGGCACTGGTTCCGATCGCCGATCTTATCAATCATGGCAACGATCAGGATGTGAATACGACATGGTACTTTGACAAGAAGAAGCGCGTCTTTGTAGTGGAGAGCACCAAACCGATTCCCGCCGGTACTCAGGTCTACGATTCTTACGGCAGAAAAACGGATATCCAGCTGTTGTACACGTATGGTTTTTACATGCCCAAGAATGAATACGGCAACATCCTCATCCCTTGTCCCCGTGGCGAGGAGGATTTGATTATCCCACGACATGATAGTTGTCGATTGAATAATAAAAAAATCATCCGTGGCTACACGCGCCGTCTTTCCAAGATCCTAGCGTCCATTCCTGAACACCATCCACTCCGCCCCCTCCTCCAGGACCAGTACACAACTCTTCAATCGTGATTTCTTCATTTCATCATTTCTTCATTTCTTCATCTCATGGACCGCGCGACCCGCTTGTTCTTCCGTCATGCCATAGCGACGCATCATGTAATCGACCATACTCGCTCGTGATCGACCACCACCCAAAGGAACAGCGCTCCGATTCACCACTCTCTTCCGACCGGAATCTTCGACGTAATAGAGGATCGTATACTTTTCATCCCATATGTACTTTTGCCACTTGAAAAAATACGCGGGATTCGCGGGATGGTCCTCGTTGATCCGTAGTGTACCCTCGCTCGTGCGATAAAAAGAAATCAGACGCGAGAGCCCCGAAAGAGAAGGTGTGGTGGGATTCACCTTAATGTTTCGCGTGTAGATGCGGTAGCGCACACGATTCCCAGTAGCCGTCGTCTCTTCCAAGACCTCATATCCCCGACCGTCTTTAACGATACGAAAAGGAGGAGGGAGCGCGTTCCGTCGAAGCTCCATGGAGACAGGCCGAAGAACACCACCTTCTGCTTTTCGGAATCGTATCATGGACACGCTATCCAGTGCTCGTAGAGCCATCTCCTTGTCATGTCGTACTCTCTCACGCTCCACCTTTTCTTCCGCGGTCCGCACCGCCTTTTTTTCCGCACGAGGCGGCTCTGTAAATTTCCCTTTACGAGTTGGGTGAGGTGCTGACTCAAAATGAATCTTTTTCTTCATTTTTTATTTAAGAAAAGAAAGAAAAGAATTATTCAGCAATTTTTAGTTGAAATTTTCTACTGTTTCAACAATTTTTGAACTTCATCTCGACGTGCTCGTGTAATAGTGATCAGATCCGACATGAATGTTCTCCAATCTTGATCATTTTGTAAAAGATTCCGGAAAAATGCTTGATCTTGCTGGATGTTTACTTTGTTCTTGGCTTGTTGTATAAAGTCGTGGAATGTAGGTGTTGGATCTCTCCACACCCCTCGTAGGACCGCAAGAAGAGAGGTTTGCTTTTTTTTCAAAAAACGTCGCTGTCGTGCTTCGCGTAGGGTATTATATATTCTTTCGATCGATGCTCTTAAGTTTTTAATCTTTTGTTTCGTCTGTTGTTGTTGTATCTGTCGTGGTATCTTTCTTAAATTCGGATCGATTCGTAGATAATACTGATAATTCAAACGCTTATTCTGACCAGCAAGAAATGCCTTCTTTTCTTGAAAAATATATCGTTTTGAGGTTGTGCAACGGTAGGGAATATACTCCACATCGTCCACGAGTGGAATGGTATTCGATCCTCGAATATACTCATAGAATACAGATAATTCATGTCTTGTCCGAATCTTTGGAAAAAATTTGGCAATGACTTTGCCATGGATCGCTTCAAACAACGTCATTCCCATGGCCCATAAATCATCCTTCATATATTCTTTCAGCGTTCTTGGTATATTTTTTTCACCAACTAATAAGAAAGCTTCCGGGCTCCAGTAATCAGGTGTTCCTCTAGGTGCACCACATTGATTTTTATTGCAGGCCAATCCGAAATCGATCAATTTGATTCCGACATTGGATTCTTCGTTCAAGATGGTCCGGATAAATATATTGGTGGGTTTGATATCACAATGGGCAACACCTTGTTGATGAATAAATTCAACAGCATCGACAAGCTGGGGTAACCAACGAGCCAAAAGTTTATTTTTTGATGATATTGATGATATTGATGATATTGATGTTGAAGAAATAAAAAGACCAAGTTCCATCCAATGATCTTCCTGAAAAAGTCCCTGCATCAAAAACGACGGTGGATTATAAAAATAAGCAGAGACAGAAATAATATTGGGATGCTGCTTTGAATTTAATTGGAACAAGATATCATATTGATGTCCAATGTACTTGCCTTTTTTGATAGCATATCGTTGTCCATATTTAGATACAGTACCAAAACCACCTTTCCCGAGTATCATGATGGATTAATTTATTAGTATCCAAGATAATAATAATGTTTTGTTTCAAGATGGTGTTGTTGTGGTGCAATAGTCTTGATGAATCGTGTGATCCTGAATTTTAAAGGAGGAGACGAGCGACTTATCACTTTTAATTGCCCTCTTCATCATGGTTAGCATCGTTTTTGGTGAATTGGATGCAGCTCTAGATTGTATAATATCGTAACAAAGATCAATGATATTCTCCACGACGTTTTGGGATTCGGGAGAAAGCTTCTCGATGCAAATCCTTGTGTCAATCACATAAATCATGATCATCATAAAGGGATAAAAGAGACCGAGGATAGCAATACGACGGATAAACAACGCAGGATTCTGGTACCGGCTTGCTTTGGAGGTCCATTGAAACAAAGTATCCAAATGATAATTATTAATATCTTGATAAAATTTTTTGAATCGGTTCCAGTTTCGGCGGTACACTTGTTTATGTTTTCGTAGCGGATTCGGTGAAAAAAAGTGCTGGTTAAGAAATTGAGCGGGCATGTTCATTGGACTGGGTGTGATGATGATATTTTTCATGCTGGTAAAGATGTGCTGTGGATAGATTTCTGGGTCAATCATCCAAATACCCGATTCGTCCACGATCATATTCTCCATCTTGATATCACTGAGAAGGTACCCGGCATCGATCAATGTGACTCCAATCTCCAGAATCTCAATCATGGATGTCCATAGAGTCACCAAATTATGGATGGACCATTGGACGGATTTTTTACTGTTCACAACAACATCAAACATATCGTCGCCACCTGCATACCGCTGGATCTCAAAAAGAAAAGAGCAATTTTTGTTGTTCTTGAACGGTATCAGTGCGGTAAGATTCGATCGTGTGATTCTTCCTACCACAAGAGGCGCGATCCATCGTGCCGTTCTGTCTCTCTGACAACACTCAAAGATTCTACCCATCGCCTCGCTTCGTTGTTTGTCCATTCTTTCTTCCCTGAAAATAATCTTGATGACATACTGTCCACATTCCTCCAAGTTTTCTTTGATATAGGTCGTGCTTGTGGGATCGCTTCTCGATAAAAAGAGACGCACCTCCTGTATACCGTACGGACCGTAGACCCGCCCAAATGATCCCTCTCCCAAAATCTTTGGATCCAGACGATCATTGTTTTTTCGTCTTTCTCTACAAAACATGGGCTTTTTTCTTTATTCTTTAGATAAAAAAATTTATTGGTAGAGGCCTTGACGGTAGTTGACGAGGTCGTGCATGCCGTAGGTGTTGGGTTGAGGAGAGATGGGAAGAAGACAGATCTTGTCCGTGTCGATAAAAAGAAAAGGTGATTGGGGGGTATTGTACTGTTCCACGGTCGTATCGCGGACGGAAGGATGGGAGAAATCGACTGTTTCGATCTGCCACCATTGTTGCGGATAGAGTGGATACGCCTGAGAGAATTGTTGATCGCCGATAAAGGGGCCGGCGAAACCGATCATCATGGTGGGAAGAATGTCAAACGATAGCCAGAGATAGACACCCATAAATATCTGGAGACTTCCCCCTAACGAATGGCCCGTGAGATAAATTTCTTCGGCGCCTTGCAACAGCCACAGAGAAGACGGGGACATTTTTCCCAAGAGATCGAGAAATGCTTCCTGGAATCGCTGATGAACGAGTCCCACACACCCATTGACAATTTGACACGGGACCAATTTCCGATCGGTATGAATGGCCTCTGCCTCTGGATTTTGCTGTGTCGGACGAAAGACGACGAACAGGGCACCCTGTTGTCGATAGATCCTCATCCGGGTATCATACATCCCCTCGGATTGTTCCACAAAATCATATTGCCCACAAAATCCCACAAGATGTTCCTGTCCAACATCCTGACTCACTGCCTCGGAGAGCATGCCGAGGTCGGACACTCTCTCGCTCTCCCTCACCCATGAAGGACATATATCCATGGATGCGGTCGCGAGTGCGACTAATAGTATCATCTTCCATAATACGTTCATGAGATCTTTATTCTATAAACCTAAAGAAAAAAATTTGAAGAGAATAAATGCCGTCGGGGGATAATATTCATATTGATCTCATGATCCCGCGGTCCATGATACAGGAGGTATCGAGAGATCGTCGTATAAGGCGTCGATTCCAGGATTTTGTGGGCGATGTTCTTACAAAGGTTGCCGACATGTTTGTGCAGAGGACCTATGATACGATCAAGACGAGTATTCTTCATTCTTATCAACTTGTGATCAACAGCGAATGTGCGGTGTGTCTGGATCCGCTTCGTCTTTTTTCCAATGTATGCATCCCTCCTTGCAAACATGGATTTCATACTCAATGCATGGAAGAGGTCATCAAGCATCGGTTTGAGTCGTGCCCCGTTTGTCGACAGGAATTTTGATGGGTTTCTTTTTTTTTTTTAATACTGTAAAAAAAAAAGAGAGGATGGCCAACCCTTTTGCAAAGCCATCGGTATGGGGAAGGCCCGCCTGGTTTTTTCTCCACAGCGTGTCCATGACGTATCCCGAGCATCCTACGGCAGAAGATATGGAAAATATGGCGCGATTTCTCGAGAGTCTGGGGCCGATCTTGCCGTGCAAATTGTGTCGTTCCAAATACAGCGAATACCTGGAGACACATCCACCGGATCTCCGTAATCGCGATCGTCTTGTCCGTTGGATGATTGCATTGCATAATAATGTCAACACGCGTCTAAAGAAACGTCGCTGGACGATTGCAGAGGCGTTGCAGGAGATGAGGCGTCGAATTCTGGGATAATAAACGCTCGTGGATTCAGTGCTAGTTTGTAGTCGTCGAATCGATCAAGAAGACGATTGAGCTTTTTAAGAAACCAGTAATGATTGGTGGTGGTCGAGGTAAAATCCATGTTCAGAAAATTCATACCGGATATTTCTAGGACATTATGGGTTCGCCATTCGGTTTTAAACTCTTCACGATCATTCGGGTGAATGAATGGCAATTCATCCAATACCGCCTCGACGTCTCTTGAAAGGAGAGGATCCTGGAAATGAAACATGATAAAGAAATAAAATTCGTGATAGCTGCAACAAAATTCGACCACATCGTCCGTCACCGGTCTGGCGGCAAAGACGTCGATCCCTGTAAAGACATCGCATATCCCGAATTTGGTAGGTAGGGAATGATTCGTCATGTACCCCATTTCGTAAAGGTCCGTCAGATGCAAATCACAGATTTCCATATTATTATTTAAATTTGGAGTCTCCTGCATCTCAATGCTCATGTACGTGGATCCCATGCTTGCCATAGAATCCAAAATATGTTGAGCCGCATCCATGGTCATATTTTTAACGTATACAATGGGCAAATGTTTCCGTTCTCGGATAGAAAATAGATCAGGCATCAATTTGGCAGTCTCGTAAAAGTTTGCATGGAATGGATCACTGATATCAAGGTAAGCCCTGTATCGTTGATATTCCATCTCGATGTTGTTGTTGTTGGAGACATCAAATAGGACGTTTCCTATACCCATCACATAGAATACGACTGTCCTCACCTCCAATAGAATCGTGGTCATGGCGGGTATCTTCAGGATCATTCTTCGTGTCTGCAGAATGTCCATCAATCATATAATATTTAATCTATATCCGTCCATAAGAAGAATTTCAATTTTTTTTCCAAAATAATATTTTTACTAACTAATTCTAAAAGGAATGTCGACCTCTTTTTATTCGCAGCACTGCACTGGTACCATTGTTCTTTTTGTGATTGTCATCATCCTCTCTTATTTCTGTCTCATGAATATTACCGAGCGATTCAAGAAGGAGGATCCAAAGCTGGGTCATCTTCGTTCGTATGTGGCACAGATCCGCCCCGATATTGTTGAAAGGATTGACATTCTGGAGGATTCGAAATCATACACCATCAACAAGAAAAAGATTTACATGTGTCTGCGCGACGAGAATGGCGAGTATTACCACGACAATATGCTTCTTTTTGTCATCCTGCACGAGCTGGCCCATGTTCTCTGCGACGAGATTGGACATACCGCGAAATTCCAGCAAATCTTCCAACAACTCCTCGATGAAGCTTCCAATGCAGGCATCTACGACCCGGATATCGAGCCCGTGCACAATTACTGCGAGTATTGATTCCATTCCATAAATAGAATATAATTCCAAGGGAATGCTTGTAACAACATGGCGGTGGATTCGTGGAAATGTGAATAACACATTTCATCTCCCTCAATCTGAATCCATTACTGTGGAAAAATCTTACTGATTATGTTTATAAAATTTTTTTTTTCTTTTTATAAACACACACAATATAATGGATGTGGACGCTATGACTCATGATACATTGCATCCTCTTCCTCTTGTCTTTCCCACGATTCCCGCTGACACCTCTTCGTTCACCAATCTCCTTCTCATCTCCTCCTCTCTTTCCTCTTCTTCCGTCTTTTTCGACGATTGCAACGCCTCCACCTTTCCCGTCATCTATCATCACGATTCCTCCAGGGATGATCTCACCTCTCTTCTTTCTCACTGGTCTTCCCTCGACCGCATCGCCTTTGTCTTTCACGATCCCTCTTATTCGCCTGAGCTTCCTTTTCTCAACGGTCAACCTTTCTTCTCCTCCTCCGATCTTACCTCTCAAGCTCAAGACGATCTCTCGGATAACGTCGTCTTCCTCCTCGATCTTCTTCAGTCTCTCTCTGTCAAGCACGTCGATTTTCTCGCCTGCAACAGTCTCCTTTCTCCCTCGTGGCGTTCCTATTATGACTTTCTTGCCTCTCGCTCTGGTGCTGTGATTGGCGCCTCGGACAACGAGACGGGCAATCAGAAGTACGGGGGTGATTGGATCCTTGAGAACACAAGAGAGGATATAGTGGGCGTCTACTTCACAGGAGCGATCGTGACGGATTTCAAGGGGACGCTGGCAACAACAATTAGTACATCGAGAACAATTGATGCGGCATACCTTCAGACAACGACCAATTGGCCGATCACAATCCAGGGAGGCACGTCGGGATCTCCCGTCGTGGTGACGATAACGGAGGATGCGACGATACCGGCATCGGTAGCAAACAATGGATATTTCAATATCAATAGCGACTACATAACCATCGATGGAGGAGGAAAGACATTGACGATCGCATATACGAGTGGGTATTCTGGATTAGTGCAGAATGGACTTTCTGGAACGAGCGGAAAGAACAATGTGACAATACGGAATATCAATGTCGCAACTGCATCCTCATCGGTTACATTAGCAACGTCTGGAGGATGGATAGGAAGAAATAATTTTGGAAGAGGAGCGACCTCGAATACAATCACGAATTGCTCTTCATCTGGAACGATCAGCAGTAATTCTGGTGGAATTGTTGGTTCAAATGCTGGATATACAAATGGTCAGGTCACAATCTCCAATTGCTACTCCTCTGGTACGATCTCCGGATCCAATTCTGGTGGAATTATTGGATTAACTGCCGGAGCCACAAATGGTCAGGTCACAATCTCCAATTGCTACTCCTCTGGTACGATCTCCGGATCCAATTCTGGTGGTATTGCTGGGTATCAGTTCGGTATTAATACCAATCTACTCTGCAAGATCGAGAATTGCTAGCATCGGTACTATGGTCGGTTCTCAATGTGGTGGTATCTGTGGTAGTTCGGTCGGTTATTCTAATAATGACACTTACACACCTATCATCCAGATCACCAATTGCTTTTCTTGGGGGTCTTTCTCTTCTGATTCCGGTGGTATCTGTGGTGGTGGTACCAGTACTTATACTAAAACTCCTACAGTCACCATCTCGAATTGTTACATTCTCCAGTCCGGTCGCCTCGTCTCTCCCTTTCTCCCCATTTCTTCTTCGATCACTCTTTCCAACACCTACATCGCCTCAGGTACTTGGAGTGATTCCACTGCAAACTCCAACGGTATCGTGACTACAGGGGGTGTCTGGACAAGTCTAGGTTCGAATACTCCCTACGTCCTAGTTTCTTCTAGTCCTTCGTATCCATCATTTCCCGTGAATAAAATCATCTCTTCCTCGATGACGTTGTCAACAACGGATTTACAGAGACTGAGTAATTGGCCAATCCAAATCAATGGAGGAACATCAGCGAGTAATCCGGTGGTGGTGACAATAACGGGAGACGCGACACTGACGGCGATCGAATGTTTTTTTATTATGAACGGGAACTACACGACGATACAAGGGGGAGACAAGACAATGACGATAACAGTGACAAATTATACGGGGCTGGTGAGAACAATCGGATATAGTGATACGACAGTGAGCAATATGAAAGTGAATGGGACAGGAGCGACCCAATCGACTGGAGGAGGATGGATAGGACAACAATATTATGGAACCGGAGCGACAAATAATAAGATAGAGAATTGTACGATAACAGCAGCCAGTATACTATCATCAGCAGGAGGAATTGTTGGATATTATGCGGGATATAATTCAGGACAGGTAACAATAACGAATTGCACAGCAACAGTAACCACAAGCATATCTGGAGGAGGAATTGTTGGATTTTATGCGGGACAGAATTCAGGGCAGGTAACAATCACCAATTGTACGACAACAGCAACCACCATATCCGGAGGAGGAATTGTTGGATACCTTGCGGGATCCACTTCAGGGATGGTCACAGTAACGAATTGTACGACAACAGCAGTCAGTATATCCGGATCAGCAGGAGGAATTGTTGGACCCAATGCGGGAAACACTTCAGGGATGGTCACAATCAGCAATTGCTCTTCCTCTGGAACTATCAGCGGTAATTTTGCTGGTGGAATTGTTGGAGCCAGTGCTGGAATTACGAATGGTCAAGTCACAATCTCCAATTGCTACTCCTCTGGATCGATCTCCGGTAGTTATGCCGGTGGTATTGCTGGGGATTGGTTCGGTCAAAATACCAATCAACTCTGTAAGATCCAGAATTGTTACAGCTCTGGTTCAAGTATCGGTGGTACAAATTCCGGTGGTATCTGTGGCGCTGAGATCGGTTATAATAGTGGGACAACTTCTTACCTTCCTAAAATCCAGATCATCAATTGTTATGTTTTGGGTACGATCTCTAATACCTGTGGTGGTATCTGCGGTGGCGATGAAAGTGGTACTACATACAGAAACACTCCCACCGTCACCATCTCTAATTGTTATCTTAAAAATTCCGGAGATCTGATCGCGCCCTCTCTCACGATCAAGAATAGCATTACCACAACCGACAATGCTCAATCGACTGGCACATGGAGTGATCAAACAGCATCCGGTGCTCTTCTCGGTGATCCTATCACATTTCCCGGTATAGGAACCATATGGATAAGCACGCTCGCCGACACACCATTCATAATTAGAAATGTACCTCCTGGTGCGCCCACACTTAATACGGCCACGGGTGGTAACCAGAGCATCACCATCGGTTTATCGGTAGACGATGGTAATTCCCCCATTACCAATTACTATTATTCGACCGATAATGGTCAAACTTTCACATTATTTAATCCAGCTCAAACCAGCACCACTTCTGTCGTTATCTCTGGTCTTGACAATGGAACATCGTATCAAGTGGCCTTGAAAGCCGTCAATGCAAACGGTACAGGGAACGTATCCAATATATTGACCGCCACACCAT